AACTCTTTTGATATCATGAATAACCTGATCAAATAGTGTCGGAGTATCTAAGACTTCGCCCATAACATCACCATCACGTTTACGGATGATTAATCCTCTTTCGATATTAACGCCACTGTTTCGAAGCTCGGTAATAACTTCATCCTTTGTGAATCGTTGGTTCTGTGAACTATCAACAGATATCCTAAAGTTTAATGCAAATGTTGGTTTTTTCATAATTTTATTGAAATTTGTTCATAACTTCTTCGTAATGATTCAGACATTCGCTAATAAACTCAGCGTGTCCGAGTGCTTCCAATCTATTACGTGTGTTGACATTAGTGTCATCGCCTACGACATATGGAATGATAGCTACCTTATATTTTGCGCCTAATCTCGTGCTTATAATATTCCAAGCTTCTTTACTACGAGAATGCACTACAATTGTTTCAAATTTTGCTTCTGGCATAATTATTTATTTTCTATATTATACGTAAAGTAGTTGAAAAGGTTACGATTCCTTCTCAGTATATTTTATAGTATACTGCTTTTTCTCAAAGTCATGTTCCCAATTAGTGATCTTAACTGATTGTTCCCACTGTTTGGTATTATAATGTGATACCAAATATTCGGCTTCGGGTAGTATAATTACTATCATAACTTAATTATTACTTGGGTCTGTAATATCATGTTTAACTTCTCTAACATTTACGCCATCTGGAATGTTTTGAGAAATTTCTATATAGTATTCAAGAATTTCTGGTGTTGCTGGATAATATTCAAGCAAGCCAGCATTTTGCATTTCGACTAAGCCAAATGATTCGTCAGTACCTAACTCCAATTTTAAGTCTTCGATATCCGCTGAATCTGGTTCATCATAATACCCTACAAAATGTAGAATTGGAACGCCTTCTTCGTTAGCTAATAAGGGATTAATCACTATAACCCCATGTGTAAAATTTTCCATAACTTAATACGTGTTATTTTCCATTGCTCTGATTATGTTACAAATTTCAGCGTCAGCTGTGTGTAACTTACTGATGTTGTAGTCCATTGCCACCTGATATTTATATGTTCGTGTAAATAATCTTCCAGTGCCATTACATTTTTTACAGGTGTCATAAGTATAATCGCCTAAACCGTCCATTGATTTCGCAGTTCCTTTACCGTCGCAACGGTTACAAATTTCTATTTCCATAGTTTTTAATTAAAATTACCAGTGTCGTGCTATAAATTCCCAAAATTTAGGATAGGATATGCATAATATAAAGGCTTCCGCTGTAATAGAAATCATTAAAGCAATCCACAAACATGTGAAATATGTTAGTCTAATGCTATAATTCTTTCTACTTCTCCAAATATTTTTTATAGAGCTAACAGTCCACCAACCACATAAAAAGACCATCAAAGGGATTATATAATATCTCATGGTTGTAAATATTTAGCAAGTATTATGCTTATAGATAAGGTATGTATCACTATTACAATGAATTACACAAGAATTATTCGCCATTGACAGTTTGCAGACGTTTCGCCTTTGAAGCACCATGCGCTCATTATAGGCAGAAATATGATAGAAATGATGGGTATATAAAACCACCACTTACTTTGTTTAAATGTTTCCCCACATGATTTTCAATAAGTTTTAACCATTTTTCAACAATTTCATCCTGAATATCGGCATCTATTTCATCGAACTCATTGCCGATTCCACGTCTATTCGATATATCATTGATAATATCAAAAACAATCGCAAGATTGCCTGTTGATGGTTTTATACCCATCACGTGATCATAGTAGTCGTTTGAATATTTTGAATCTGTATTCATAACTATTTTTGTTTTAAACGTGTTTCCATTTCCACAAGTCTTTTAGCATTTTTTACGCCTTCTGTATTTAGCTTTGCGATTTCCTTTTCGTGCTTACGAGTCTCAAAATAAAGCCAATGTGCGTGTTGTTTTAACTGACGAACTTCACTTCTGAGAGTATCTTTTGAGGCATTTGCTCTTACTATCATAATTATTTGAATATAACAGGTTGAACCATAGCGTTTTTCAGGATGTAAAATGAATTTCCATTGATCTTCAAGCCACCATCATCAACAAAGCATTCAGCCATGCCTGTAGAACTATCGTTTGAATAAAAAGCAGCCATAACGATATCACCCTTTTCGGTTTTGCACCAATAAGGAATACACATTTCGAACTCAACGTCTTTAATACTTACCCAATTTTTGTCACTAATCTTTAACTGTATCATGTTTTATATTTTCTATGTTATACGTAAATAAAATGAAAAGGTTACAAATTCTTTTTAAATCCGCTTAAGACAGTTGAACCCATTAAACGTTTATCAAACTCTTCTTTTGTAATCAGTTCCTCAAACCATGAGAATTGGTAATTCTCTCTGTCCCAACCATCAGGGTCATATACAATAATAGTGGTTTCCTTAATCCACTCTGAGGATGTTTTCTTAATCATGTGTAATATTTTTGTAATATTTTATTAACTGAATTGTAATATAATTTGCTGACTTTTAATTCTTTATCGAATATTTATATTAAAAGAATTATGAGAATTTTAATCGTATTAATGTTTTTAATTACAATGAATAGTTGCGTTGTTAATAAGCAAAAGCCATTCGTCTATCACGACACATTTTCGTTGAAAGACGATATTAATAACTCAATCATCGATGGGTTTTACGACAACGACACCATTGGTATCTCCAAGAATATCCGTTTACTTAGGTAATGAAAACTTCTTATTATACCATTTAATGAAAGCAACAACTGCACTATAAGCAGCATTTATTTTTGTACCATCGCCCTTGCTGAAATATCCATTACATGAGCCTATATCTTTCTTATCAAAAAATGTTGCTCCTGTTGTGGATATATCGAATGTATAGCCTAATGATTCAATCTTATCAACGGCAACCATTAGCCAATTCCATTCAGTGTTAAATTTATAGCAATGATCTGGCTGTTCTTCATCATACAAATACATTAATTGTGTATCATGATCAAACCCATCAGGGCACACAATATCTAAATCACAATCATTTGGTTCGAAATAACTGTTGGTACTAACCCATGTAAGTATTAATCCCACGAAGGTGGCAATCAGTTTATTATTCTCAATTATCTTATCCTCATAAAAATGTGTCATAGCTTTTAATTAAAACTTGTAATTATCGGGATTGTTAAGGTAATCAACAGCCTCTAAACAAGAGTCATATACGTCTTGTTTTAGATCGCCTGTGCAATGATAAAACTGTTCATCCATTTTAAATTTGGTATTGTCAACAAACGAACAACCATGACCAATAGTCATACATCGCCATGTTTCATTTGCTCTATGATTAATAGCTTCATACACCGTCATTAACCAATCCCACGACTTATGGTATTCCAAATCATCAGTGGATAAGCCATTCGAATATTTTACAACTTCGCATTCCAAATGGAATCTTTCGCAGTATGCAGTCCATGTCTTTACAGGTATCATACCCATAAACAAGGCAAATATTTTATTATTTGCGACGATCTCTTCGGATGTTGGAATATGTTTCTTCATGACTTATTTTCTACGTTATACGTAAATCGAATGAAAAGGTTACAGTTTTAAATAAGTTTTAACGCTTCTTTCAAGCCAAACTCTAACGCCTCTTCATAAGTATCGAATCTATAGTTCTTTACAGGGCTTTCACCTCTGATCGAATATGTGTAATATCCTATTTCGAGATAGCCTGTGAACCTAACAGAGTATGCAAACACATCAATGTCTTTGATTTCTCTAAGCCATTTTTGGAGTAATGATTGAGTTGATCTTATTATACATTCATGTTCAAGATATTCAGATTTTTTTATATTCCACAAATCTTCAAACATACCTGCTTCTTTACCATTTTCATGAAACCATAAAGGGTATTGACTAACTTCTGTAAATCCTTTTTCTTTGGCTAATTTAGCTGTTTCAAAGCTGATGTAAACGTCTTTCATGGTATAAGTTTTAATGCTTCCTGTAAGCCAGCCTCTAAAGCTTCTTCATATGTTTGAAATTGCTTAGAAAGATTGCTGATAAGTATTTTATTGGTGATACCCATTAAATAAAAATAGTATGGATATATATCTTCACCCTGAATCTCTGTTAGCACAATTTGAACATGCGTGTCGTACTTCTCTCTAAGCCATTTTTGGAGTAATGATTGAGTTGGAGCATAGATAAATTTGGTAAGTTCTCTCCCTACACCGCAATCATAATTTTGAAGGCTAAAGACCGAAGGGAATAATTCTTTATTCAGCAAATAACATGCAGAGTCTATATAACGATCTAATGTGAATCCTTTTTCTTTGGCTAAATTAGCTGTTTCAAAATTAATTAAGACTTCTTTCATGATGTTTAATTTATGAATTGATATTTTTGTAGCACACCTTTAATGTAATTTGATACGCTTACTCTGTCAACGATCTTTGAGTAATCAATATCGTTTAAGTTGGCAAATGTTTCATGTATAACTCTCGCTGCCAGATTGTAAGCAAGTCCAGCACTATCTTCATCGGCATAATAACCAAGATGAATGTTACTCTTTACATGCTCTGCTTTTATGTTTGCACGATATTTCTTCAAACCTTTTACACTGGTGCAATAAGAAACGCCTAAAAATTTACACGCACTTGTTTTCTTTGATGTGCGATTACTCATGTTCTGCGACCTCGTAGCTGCTCTTAATTCAGACTTACGATTATCCAATGTTTGGGTGTGAATGTGATCAATATGAATGCTCGAATCATGTAATACATTCATAACGAATCTATGTAAATAGTAATTTTTACGAACCTTTACACCATCAATAACAACAGTCTTTCTGGTTATCACATAAGGATTATTAGAACCTTTAGTGTATTTGATTTCCCACCCATTTGGAGCGAAAGCCATGACACGTTCATAATCTTCCTTATCAATGATAATGGAATACTTTTTGCCTTTATATATTTTTGAGTCTATTATAATCATAAGCTAATCTGTCCACGTAATAGTGAGTTAATAAAATCAAAAGATGTTACAAATGTTGTCACATCATTACCATTAAGTTTCAGATTATAGAACATACTGTTCATTCCAAGTACTTCACAAAAATCTTTAATCTTGTCTGCTGCACAGCGACTTACATCGAACGTAATATCAACGGTACATGTTTTTTCGCCGTTAATTTCCCTGATAATAAATTCTGGACTAAATTTAATGACAACCTCTGAATTTTTCATATAATTTTATTTTCTCTGTTATACGTATGTAAAACAAAAAGGTTACAAGAAAGACCATAAATCTTTCTTGTAACCTTTTTAATTAAAAACGAATATCTTATACAGGCGTATTGAAATAAACTCCCTTTAGTGATAGTATGCTGTTGTTCAGTATAACATGATTATTGGCATCCCATGTGTTAATCACATAATCGTACCCTTTGTTTCTATAATCGTCTAAAACAGACTCCATTTCCTTATAATCCTTAGCTGCTCCATAGTCAGAAGAACCAAGCTTTTTAAATTTAGAACCTGCTTTTAATTTAAAAGCAGAGATTCCGCTATCCTTTGTTAATATCTTCTGCAAGGTATTTTTAGGGTCTGGTGATGTGCTGTAATTAAAAGCAGTGTCTTTCTTAACTGCGAGAAAGAAATATTTGGATTCCGCATTAACCGTATGGCTAACTGTGTCGATATCTGAAACGTTATGAAGCCATGAGATATCTTTAGCTCCATGATATAGACAGCCATTAGGAATCTTATTTAATATTGTATCTTCCAGATCAAACAAACCCATTGAGGATATTGTCATGTCTCTGCGCTCAACACTCTCATTCATAGCCTTTGGCTCATTGAAGATAACATCCCAACTACTTAAAGGTTTCCACTCTTTTTCATTTACTAACACCTCTAACCTGTCAATAGGAATTTCCTTAAACGTCACATACTCATAGCCTGAGTTACGTGCGATCTTATCGGATAAAGTAAAGTCAGATGTTAATGGAGTACGCAAGATGATTTGTCCACGCTGACCACCTTTGACTTTGGCATAATATCTGGCATAATCTATTTTGCCAGTGAAAGATATTGAAGAATACTTATCGCCTGTGTCATATATTTTCATGTAACCAGTACGCTGAATGTTTACAGCTGCACCCTTTGTAGTTCCATGATAAATATATCCTTTGGATAGTCCGTCAATTTCCTCGTTAATGATTTTAATTATGTCCATGTAATCAATTTAATATAAATACTGAATATAGCCAATTACGATCTATAAAATCTCCAATAGCTATATAACATTTGGAGCTATCAAAAACGTAGTCAGTGCCTATCAGGAAATAATCTGAATTAACAGGTCTGAAACACATTGAAAAGCTTCCATCTGACATATGTTTAACGACATAAAACATTTCCTTATATTCTCTGGATGCTCCCATTTTTACGCTATACTTTACTCTGTAACAAGCCTCTGGCTTAGAGTTTAACCGCTTCACATAGTCACTATATAAAGCATTGTTGTTCCTTGCAATGGTCATTGCCTTATCGACATATTCTCTTAAGCTCTGAACAGATGCATCGGTCTTAAAGAAACGAAATTCCAAAGCATCGATTGAATCTAATGATCGATCAGTTTTATTCTTTAACATATTAAAATCATCTAACGCATTTAAAACATATGCACTGTCTGGACGAATATACACAATATCACACTCGTACTCGGTTGCATCGAGATATTCGCTAATCCTACGTTCATCGTTTTTTACATAACATGATACAAATAAGATTGAGAGTAAAATAATAATTATATTTTTCATTATGTTAAAGTTTTTTTACTTGAAGTATATGATCGGTAGTTTTCGATCTACTGAATAGATTGTGTTCAAGACCTTTAATGCCTTTATATGATGGGTCAGTAAAGTAAATGTATTTTGAATCAGTTGAGAAAACCTCAACAGTATGCGTATCGCCCATGATGAAGACTACCACCTTATCCTTAGCTTTAATTTCGTTGCTCATGGTTTATATTTTATAGATGTTGTTACAGATTCTCACTAAATTCTTATACGTTAAAAAGCTCGGCTCATGCTTGCCATTCTCATACTCAACAAGTCTATATTTAGGAATTGCCATTTTTTTTGCTAATTCCTTTTGGGTCATACCAGCTTTTAACCTGCGTTCGATAATTATTTCAGCAATTGTCATGATATATTTTCTATGTTATACGTATATGAATGAAAAAGGTTACAGAAAATAACAAGTATCTTCCATAACCTTAACAGTTCTTCTCAACACCTCTAAGTAAGTGTAATATGAATTGAAATGAGAACTCTGGAATCGTCACCAGATACGCCGATTTCTCAACGATGTGTAAACTTAAGTCATTTCAATTAAAACCTGATAACAAACAGCGTCCCTTAGTGGACTATAGCTTAGGATAGTACGCCATTCCTTGTGGGTGTTAACTCACCGATTACACTATTGTTTATTATCAGCAGAAGAATATTTTTACTCTCTATCTCTTAGACATTCCTCAACAACATTTGAAACAGCCATCGCCATTCTTGCTTTGAATACAGAATCTTGTTTCAACTCATTGCTAACCTTGTCGAATAATCCATCATTGTTGGATATGATCGTTCTGGCTACCTTATGAGAAAATGCTGACACAATGGATTGCTTAAACTCGTCAGTTGATATTACTTGCTTGAAGCTATCAGATATGATTACCCTTAATGTACTTGAATTTTCATCAACTACGGACTTAACCAACTTAACCAATGGACTGTCATAGCCTGTCATTACCTTCGAAATACTTTCGCCAATAGCTCGTTGAGCAGTTTTTAAAATATCCTGTTCCAAGGAAACTGGTAGAAATGTTCTATCTGTTTTAGCCTTAATAGCCTCAACCTGAGTCTTAATATCCTGACGGAATAAAGTATTTTCAGTCCTTAAATCCTGAACAATTTTCATCATTGTTTCAAGTGTCTTTTCTTCTTTTGCTGTCATATTAAATAAGTTTTAATGCTTCTTCAATTGTAAATATAAATGCTTTATAATATTCATCATGGCATGTATGCTCAGCACTATACGATAAAGCGTTAACGCTATTACAGTTAATTACTTTAAATAGGCTGAATTTATGGTATTTCTCAGCTGGATTATACGTGCATTTCATTTCACACATATCATATGCGATAATTAACCCATGTTTAATCCTAAACCAATCAACAACCTGCTGATATACAGGTGCTGGAATATCCCTTAAATTATGAGGATGCCCATAATAAATAACATTTGTATCATCGGCAAACCATGTAGCAACACAAGATTCATTAAAGCCCTTTGCCATAAGCCTCGTGGTTAATTCAGATGAAATAAAAAGGTATTTTAAATCTACACTCATAATTTATTTTCTATGTTATACGTAAATCAAATGAAAAGGTTACAGGCTGTGCTTATTATTTACAAAGAAAACATATATATGATCTCTTATTATTGAATCGCTAAAACCCCAATACTTGCCATTCTGCTTAATTTCTAATGGCAACTTATTGTAATACCGCTCAACCTGATCATCGTCGTTAAGTCCTATGATATCAGCTTGGAAAGAGCATCATGTATAGCATCTTTATCGCACTTTTTTAAATCTACAAATTTCATCGTTTTTAATTTAAATCCGTGCTAAAGCAGTCAATAAGCCAGTCTCTAAAGCACTTTCATATGTGCTAAACCCAGTGTATGTTAATCTATCATCGCCGATGATAACAACATATGTATTTACACCGTCCATTTTATGAGAAAGCACAGACAGTTCAATATGATGCACTTCCCTAAACCATTTCTGTAACATGGATTGAGTAATATATGCCACTCTGTCCTTATATAAAACATTTGTCATTAAAAATGCTCTGGGACAGAACCCTTTTAGCTGTAGCTTTAAAGCCAACTCGTATGATATTAATTTGTCTTCCATTGTTTTTAATTTAAATTTGTTTCAAAGCATCTTCGATAGCAGTATTCAAAGCAGCATAATAGTCAGGAGATTTGTAATCCCAATTATATGCTCTCATGGCTTGATCAACCATATCCTGATCGTCATATTCTCTAACCTTTGAATTAATAATGCAATAAGAATAATAATATTCAGTTGTATTGTCAGTTAAATCAATCTCAATATGAATCTCATGTATATTCCTAAGCCAGTCGGTAACCTGTTGGTACAACGGAGCTAAAAACTCATGGTCTTCAAGTTTCTTTGTGGGAAAACTTCTGCCCATTATAACAGGAGAATATGTTAAATTAACTCCGCTGTAATAAGCTAAGCATTTTAAATCAAATCCCTTTTCCTTAAGCTTCTTAGCCAACGCATAGCTGATAAATAATACTTCCATCGTTTTTAATTTAAATCAGCTCTAAAGCTTCGTTAATAATAGCATTCAACCCAACATAATAATCCTCATACAAATGATATTTATTTGGGTTTTTAATCCATTTCTCGCCCATCCTGTCTATAGCATTGGTTATCAAACCCTCATACGAATTATCCCTATTGGCTATAGCCACATCATAGTATAACGTCTCAGTGAAAAGGGGATTGTAATATGGTGCTATAACGATATGTTGGTCATATTTTAATCTGAACCAATCAATCACCTGTGCATAGGTTGGAGCTTTAACTGCCGTCAATTCCATAGATTCCATAACAGTTTCATCTTGGAAATATCCTTGAAGGTCATAAACCCTAAAAGTCTTTTCATCAAAATACTTATTCAATTTCAAAGCCAACGCATATGGTACAAATAATTCTTCCATGATCTATATTTTCTATGTTATACGTAATTAAAAACAAAAGGTTACAAAAAAATGATATTTAATCAATCCACCTATGATAGGTGTCCCAAGGAGTATGATCATATGGTGTCCATGCCGTTAAGTGCCACAACCCAATAAATATCTCATAATTAATAACTTAGTTTTAATAACCTACGAACGTCATCTTGATTAAAAACATAGCCATTGAAAGCATATCGGGTATCAGCATCCTTACGAATACTCATGGCAATATTAGGTTCTAATGGCTCACCGAAGTAAGTAACATGGTGACCATCCTCATTCCAATAGATATGTGTCATACCTATTCTGTCTTTAGCACAGCCATAAGGCAAATTAGGTTTGAACTCACTGATCTTCTCATAAACCAATGTGAAGCCAATCTCTTTCAAAAACTCAGGTGTGAAAATCTTTTCCATATTATTTTCTATTTTCCATTTGCACTGAAACATCAACAGCTCTACGACTGTTAATAACCATAGCAATAGCTATTACAATCAAAATGATTAATGCTATTGATTTTAAATTCTCTTTCATGTTATATTTTCTATGTTATACGTAAACAAACAAAAAAGGTTACGGATTTATTAGTGTAATTACATTGATATTAATACATGGCATATCATTCCCTGCTGATCTCCATTCACAATAGCCATCTTCAAGATCAATTGAAGTAACCTTACCAAAATGAGTGATGACTTTAAAACCATCAGCCAATATAGATGTAAAAACGCCTATCTCAAATGTAGCCAATGGTAATTTACCATCTGCAATCAATTCACTCAAATATAAACGATCTTCTGGTGTGTTATGTAATTTCCTATTCATGACTATTTTTATTACTTATACGTAAACAAAACAAAAAGGTTACAGAATAATCCATAACCTTTTAGTATAATTTGCACAGATAATCGAATAATAATCGATTATAGTGTTATAAACTACTGAAAATTAATTTAAACACATATTTATTTAACGGCTTCGAAGGTTAAATAATAGTCTGTGCCTTGTTCAAAGAATTTCGAAGCAGGTACATCATTATCAATTACAATCGAAATGTTTCCGCAGGGAGTTGCTTTCGCATAATCAGCGTTTTCGCCGTTGCTGCCATATACAGCATGAAAATGTGCCGTTGTTGAATTTCCGTATGCATTAGCTATAACGGAACTACATGTAAATTTAGCTTTAACTGTTGTCATAATATTAATAGATTTTACAAAGCCCATCCAGAGCTATAATAATGCAAAAGTACATATATTTATTAAATACGGCAAGTGATTTAATAAATAATATCATACCAATATTTATCATGGCAGCAGTAAACATCTGACATGTTAATTGGATTAACTTCACCACCTATGATATGTCTCATATTGCTAACAGGAATACATGGCAACCCTTTTGTTCTTCTTTGCTCCGATAAATAAAACTTGGGTATGAATACCTCAACATCGGTGTCTCTCCACGTAAATGAATCCGACTTAGCTTCTTCATTCTTACCCTGAAAATTAATCGAAAAGAAAAATATAACTATCTTACCATTTGGTTTAATAACAAGTGAATGCAGCTTATGTTTAGCATCCCAATCCTTATCACCAAACTTGAAAATATCACCCTTCTTTAATTCAGATAGTCTCATAACTTATAGTGTAAATTCATTCAAAACCCTTAACATTTCATTTTTATATTCATTATAATAACCAATACAAACAGCTGCAACAGCACAAGAAATTGCCGTATAATGCATTTCAGCCATTAAATCGTTAAAAGCAAACGATGCATAACTAAATGAAGCGTAGGCAGAGTCATAATTTCCCTCGGTTGTATCATTAAATCTATATTTATATAAATTAAGACTTTTACTATAATCAGAATCAATATATATCTTTAAATCTTCAAGAGCTAATCTTGGATTTTTATTGTCAGTATTGCCAGACTCATATATAGGCAGAATAATCGTCATGATCTTATACACTAATTCAAATGACTCACGTTTAGTTAAGCTTGTTTCGTTAAATAAAAACCATGTCTTATCCTTTATCGAAATATCAGAATTCATTATGTCATTCATGGATATAATCTTTGGTCTGCCTGTGCAAAATGCACAAGCCTGCTTCAAACTGTAGCAACCTCTTCTCAACAACAAATCATTATGGGTAAATTCTTTAATCATGATCTCTATTTTCTATGTTATACGTAAACAAATAAAAAAGGTTACAACTTAAAGTCATAACCTTTTCAGATATTATATGGGTTTTAATTAAAAAACCTCGCAAAAGTCCAGAATGAGTTTGCGAATCCTATTTTTGATCTCGTTAGATACTTCGCTTATAGCAAGTTCAGTGAATATTTTAGTGTTGCCACCACCATTATGTGAATTGTCAAAATTAACATATGACTCAATTCTATCCACAATCAATGTAGTTTCAAGTCTTATAATTTCAGCAACAGGATTATACAAAAGAACCTTAAAATCATTTAGTTTTCGTACTTCGCTCAACACAAGAAAAACATCATCTTCTGAAAGAAAATCATTTAAATGTAACTGAACAGCATGATATTGATAAACAACGGCATCTTTCGTACCTTCGTAAACAGTTGGGTCAATATAAATAGCATTTAATAAATTCCTCTGGGCTTCATTAAACTTTGAAAACGTCTTCGTATTAACGTCATAATACTTTGTCATAATTAATTATTTTAATGCAAAGATAAATATAATTATCGAATACCACAAGGAATTATTCATAGCTTACCTGAATTTATATGCGCCTTCTCGATCATTCAAAATCTTAGCCTCTAATCTACTTTGAACTGAATTAAGACGTGATGTTAACTCATTTAGCTTTCGTATGAGAATACACATATTTGCTGGCGTACAGTCAACATCATAATTATATCTCGTTGACTTTCCCTTATCAGGGAAATCGCCACTATCCAAATCTTTTATGTCTGCCATAATATATTTACTTTTTAATTAAAACCTATTCCATATCTTTATCAAAATATCTGAACTCCTTTTGATATAAAGTATTCATTTTCTCCATATACTCCGTTGTAGTAATATAACCATTGAACAACTCATTCACATATTGGTTTTTTAATTTAAAATACCCTGTGCGTGAATCCACATTATCAATGGTTACATCTAATTCATAAGGATTGAAAACCTTCGGCTTAACTATTAATCCCATAGTCTCAGGGTTATCCTTCAACCAATTAAAAACATTGATAGTGTCATTACCACCTTCACACCAACATGTAGTGCATGTATACTGATCATCATCATAGAGACCATGACAATCGGGACAGTCAACCCTTAACATCATTATGTCTGATAAAATCTCTTCTTTTGTGTTCATGATAGAATTTTATTTAGCATGTGCTTTGTTAACCCTTTCAATCACTTTATCAAGTGTTATTTGGGTAATAGGGTCTAAACATATATTTGGCTCAATTGGCAAATTAAACTCATGTTTCAAAGTACCTAAACTTTCATTGATTTTTACTAATGCCGACGATATCATATAATCATGCTGAACACCTTTTAGCTTAGCATATTGTTGAAAATATGCAATACTATCTGCAATGGTTTGTAAATTATTACCTAATGTGGTAATAACAGACTTTAATTCCGCTTTTTCAAATGTAATATAATTCTTCATATGCGTTTTATTTATTAGGTGTTTTTATAATCTTAGCCATTATAGGCATCATATCCGAATTACCATCATTATACATACACAAAGCCTTATTATAAGCTCTACGAATATCAGCCTTATCACCTGTTTTAATGATCTTACCTTCAATCAATAAAAGATAATCATCAACCTCTTTTAAATTAACAGTGCCATCAATATTGACAACAACCCTTAAGCCAGTACCTTCTTCGTATATTCTTTGAGTAATAGGATAATCATCACTAACTACAAAAGGTCTACCCAAATTGGTAATCCACCTCTCATACTGAATCTTCATGGATATAATATTATTATCCTTGACATAAGAACGAATAAATGTCTCAACAAAATCATCTGAGAGTATAGGATAACCAAGAGACTTATCGGATGAAGCAATAACCTTATTCCACCATTCCTGAATAGATTCAACATTGGAAACAGTAGCCTGTATCAACTTATGATCGTTATTAGCAACATCACCCATAGCATGTAAACACCAATCACCAACATTAATCTTATCCTCAACAGTTACATAAAGATTATACGCCTTTTCATTATTCTTAGGCTGAAATAAAGCAATAGCCAATCCTAAAGGATAGGATGTAATATCACCAACAACAGCATCAATACCAGAGTTGATCAAATAAACCTTACAATCTTTATACATGATATATATTTTAATTAATTAAAATCCAAGACCAGTTTTAATCTCAGCCAATAATATCTCAATAGCTTTTAATCTTCTATCACATTCATCAACTGCTTTCAGGTTTTTAATATCGCCATTGGCAGTATAGAGAATACGATATAAATTAAGCAATTCAAAATTCATACTGTATGATTCCCACATAGTTCCAGTGCTTAGATTAGATAAAGCATCATACATGTTGGAGTGCAAATCAGCATAAGCAGACTTCATTTGTTCTTTCGTTAAAGAATCACTTAGAACCGATGGTAAATGTGGATTGAACATAGAGTAAATTGTTTCTTCGTTATACGTTATAAAATAAAAAAGGTTACAACTTTAAGCCATAACCTTTTCAAATATTAATGAATAATATTAGTATGATTTTAAATTAAGCTTGTTAAAAGCCCTCATGTCGTAGTTGTAAACATAATCGATCAAATCCCTGTATTCAGATACCTTTGTACAGTTTCTCAAAGATGTCGATTTAACAGCTAACCTATTAAGCATTCTATCATGAGAATAATCAGGGTTTTTCATCACACCAAGCATAGCCCTAACAAATTGAGGTTTCATATAGCCATCGGTATAATAAGGTTTTATTGTTAATATCTTATTCGCATTAGCAATAGACTTAGCATAGTCAGGTATTACTAAATTACCTTCGATAAAATCATTTGTAGTGTATGAGCCATCTTTATTCGTTTTCGAAATCAATGTGGAATCAGTACTGTTTTTGGTATGTGAAAGCTTATCAGTTAACAACATTTCACATACAACATCACCAAACATAGGAAATAATTCCTTAAATTCCTTATACATATTGTAGCTCTCAATATCTTGATCACAAAATGTTTTCAAATAATCTTTCTTATTCCAGTTCTTATTATCATTATTCAAGGCTTGAACTTGCTTCAAACCATAGCCAACCATGATAATATAATAGATTGGAAGAACGATACCCTTTTCAGCCTTCAAAGCTATAGCAGCAGCTAATCTATGCTGTCCATCAATAATCTCAAAGAATTCATTGACGGTGATAATCGTTTTCATGTATTGCCGCTCAAAGGATTCTTTAAGCTTTTTCACATGCAATTTGTTAACTTCACGATTACCAACCAAAGTTTTAAACTTGCTGTAATCCGTAGTTTCAAAAATTTTACTCTGTTTATCCATACCCAATATTTAAATGTTATTTTTATTCCTTATACGTGGAAAAATATAAAAGGTTACAACTTTAAGCGAATATTTTAATATCCTGTACTAAATGTAATACCAGCCTTAAACCTTTCAAATGTCCCTGCCCCAGCATATAGTTTAATATTATCAGTTAATGATATACTACCGATAACACCCAAATTAATTGCTCCATCACTCTTTCCATTGTAATAAGTGTCCCACCCAATTGGGTCTTGATATATCCTGTTACTGAAACCATATCCAATAGTGGGTATAATATGTATTTTTTTAATAGGAATAATATATCCTATATTAACAACACCTGCCGATATCTTGTTAGTAGGATATGTGTAATCAGAACTAAAATCTAATTGCTCACCCTTACCATGAGCCAAATTGCTGGCTACATCAAAATACACTCTACCGACTGATAAAGATATACCTAAGCCGATATTTGATGAACCTTCCGTCTCAACATTAAATGACGATGCACCTACGCCTATTGAGAAAATACCAACCTGTGCCTGTGATATCATCATAGAGAATAATAATACCATAAATAATAAAAGCTTTTTCATAGATTAAAATATTAAATTGTTTCTTCGTTATACGTAAAACAACCTGAAAGGTTACAAAAAACATAACCTATTTTTGATCATTTTTACGTCATTTATATGGGTAATTTTGATCAGAAAATGATCAAATAAAAAAAGCTATTTTATTTGTACCATAACTACCCTATTTTAATTAAAATGGTTAGAATCTGATCATTTTTATTTGAAAAAGGTTTTGCTGAGTATCAAGGAGTTAGACGCTGAATAATAGGGGTTTTAATTAGACGCTTGTCTAAATGTCTAATTGGGTAGGGTTTTTGATTAAAAACTAAGCATTTTGTGTACCGACACGAAGAGCGACGACCCATGTGCTTTTTTTCAGAAACCATTTTTATAAATAATTATAATTATGGACATTGTAATATGATAAATAGCCTCTCAGACCCCTATAGAGAATTCGATTATCATAGTTTTTCAATATGTTAAGAACTTAAATAACAGGTCATTAATGAATATCTATGATTTTGCAACCAGAACGGAGAAGATATTTGGGCTACTAATGACCTGTTTGGCTAACGGCTGTTTTAGGTAAAACGCTGTATAAGAATAACATAATAATCATAGTGATCTGTTTGACCCCTATGATTATTTTTGCATATTAGTATTTACCAGTAAGAAGATTTACGATATCTTCGAGGGTAACTTCGTCGCTACCTTTACGATTTTTGATTTTCATATAGGTATCGAGTTGTGATGCAAGCTTTTGATTAGGCATTGCGTCGATCACTTCTTTGGTAACAGCTTGTGGCTTATTAAAACGATTTGAATTAGCTTTAATAGCATCGGCTACACCTTGGATTTGTTTTTTGGTAGCTGTTCTGTCGGCTTTAGCGTCGATAATTTTCTCACCAGTTGAAGTGAGAGGAGCTACAGGGTGATTCAGTTTACCTGTAACGTTAAGCTGTTTAACAAAATCTGCCCAAGGGTCGTTAGTAGGAAGTTTATTCCAAGCCTTTACAGGTTCTGTTTTTGCGGAAGCGTTTTTATTTAAAAGACCCAGAATGTTTTCGATATCACCAAGAAGGTCTTCGATTTGGAATTCAATAATATCTTCTTGGCTACCTGTTTGAACAGGCATAGCAAAAAGGGTAGCGTATTCAGGGACGTCGATATCTTTAGCTGTATAGGCTTTCTTAGCAAGTTCTTCGCCTTGTAATTTCTGTACGGTTCTCTTACGACTGTTTTCCATTATATTGTTAAGGAAATCTGATTGGGTAGAAAGGAATTCAGAATGATCGTTTAGCTTTTCTCCGAAAATCTGGTCGAGTATTTCATCGAATTCATTTGGCACAGGAATTTCTTCTTCTACCTTTTGTAGGTAAAGTTTCTCGCCATTGAATTTGTAAGAACGTTTTGTTGATGGGTCAAGCTCGACAGCCTTGATTAGGTTCTTGCCAGCTTCTTCTACGAAGCCATTACGGAATTCGAGTTTGCCTGCTTTACGATATAGCTTAGCGATCTTCTTATTGATATCCAATAGTCTGATAACATCTGCATGTTTGCTGTTGGCTAATTCGTCATTGTTGTATTTATTCGTCATATATTAATTTTCTTAGTTATACGTAATTATTTATAAAAGGTTACAAAAAAAGCTATTTATTTTTGACCTGCATTATATCCAGCATGTTCAACATCACCCAAGAGTCTTTGTTGACCCCAGAAGCATATCTCTGGTAGTTCGCCACCGTCACCGTCTACTACGTGAGGGATAGGAATTGACCCAGATGTTTTATCGATAACAGACATACAATCGCTTATAGCGTCTGACAGTCTTTTAATGTCGGCTATATGATCATGTTCCATAGCTGTCATTTCCTCACGCAGGTGTAGTTCGAGTTCAGCACATACGAGTGTAGCGAATGTAAGGTTTATATCTCCATCGACTTGGTTTCGTTTCAATTTCTCTTCGTAATCTAAAGCTGTTAATTTCTTCATAACTAATTGTTTTCTTAGTTATACGTATAAGAAATAAAAAGGTTACAAGTCGATGGATATATTTTTACATCATTGGTGAATACCTCAGATAGTTCAATCCCTTATCAGTAATATTCCACATTGAGTTATTATATGATGCGAATCCTTTACTTGCTAATTTAGTAATTACGTTAGTATTATGAACGAGCCGTGTACCTTGCTTAAGTGCTTGTAAGCCACTTCTTTGTTCATAGTTTAATACTGGTTTAATTATGATATGATCTACTATTGGTATTTTTTTAACTGTATAACCTATGGGTTTAACCTCTTTAGTTGTTTCAGCTTTATAGTTAATCTTTAATGGTTTTGCTTTTACTACCTTAGCTGGCTTAGCCTTAGTAACTTTAAAGCCTATTGCTTTTGCTTTAACTGGTTTTATTTTAACGGTCTTATATTTTACTGATACTACTGGTATTGTATCAGCAGTCTTCAAGGATGTAATTTTTGCTGGTTGTTTAGGCTCAGACTTAAAAGCTTCTATTAAATTAAAATGTCTTGATTTGCATTGAAATCTTGATAAATCTATTAAATGATCCATATGATAGATATTAATATTCTGGAACTATTTCCGATACAAAGATAATATCATGTACAAGCCTAATAGTTACATTATTCCGATAAAAGTTTACAATATTCCCACATTTTATTTGGTGGATTCATTTATAATAACTACTTTTGTGGTGTCGATAAGGTTCTCGTACAATGGTACAGATGGTCGTACAATGGTTTTTAATTAAAATAGTATTTAGATTAAACTGTACATTGATGATAACGAAATTGGTAGCATTTGATTTTGACGGAACACTTATGAATTCCCCATCACCAGAGGAAGGTATGGTATTATATAAGGAAAGGACTGGCAAAGATTTTCCTGATAAGGGTTGGTGGAGTTCACCAGCCAGCTTGGACATTGATGTGTTTGATATTAAACCGTACAATGATATAGCTAACATATTAGCCAAAGAAGGTGCTAATCCTAATACAATGGTTATTATATTAACCAGTAGGATTGAAGCATTGAGACCTGATCTTATAAAGGTTTTAAATAAGAATGGCATTGAGGTTGATGGTATCTTTATGAATGATCATAATGTTGACAAGGGTGAAAGGATTTATGATTTCCTTAGATGGGAGAGGAACATAAAAGCTATTGATGTATATGATGATAGGGGTAAAGACATTGAGGCATACTTTTTAATTAAGAAGCATATGCCAGAGGACATTGTGTTTAACATATACAGAGCCGACAAAGGTAGTGTTAATTTATTAGAAAACCAAATCAATATTAAGAAGATCATCAACGAAGAGATCGATAAGCTCGTATGGGTTAATTGATTTTTAATTAGAAACAACCTCCATATATAATTCCGTTTAATATAAAAAGAAAACCCTGAAAGCTTAATTGCTTTCAGGGTTTTTAATTAAAAGGAGGTGTGCCTTTCAATCTTATTTCTTAGCTGCATCCTTTAAGCCCAAAACCTCATGAAGGGTTTTACCTTTGGGTTTTGGTTTAACTGTCTCAACCCTATAGCCTCTGTTCCGTACATTGCTTAACGTCTTACTCATGGTAAGGATGGTCTCGTCCATTTCATCTGTTTGTCTCCCAATAACAAACCCTTGGGTAATCTGAGAGGCAGACCCTGATACAACGGCTTGTATTGCAAAGTCATTATCTTGTACTGCTTGTAAGCCAGCCATAAGGTCTTGTAATTCTTCCTTGGTGATATTATATACTTCTTCTGTTGCCATGCTAATTTATTTTACTGGTTCAATTGTTTCGATGTACATTGGTTCGATACCTCTGTAGAGATAATCAGGATTCACATTATAGTTTTTAATTAAAAGCTCACAGCAGCTTGCTCTTAAGATCGATTGGTTATTCAATACCTTGGTGAGAGTCGGCGGTGTGCACCCAATGCTTTTTGCTATGTCTGTAGTGTAGTTACCTTTAGCTACAAGATCATAAAAGATTTTTCTCAGAACCTTGATATCGTAAAAATGAGTCATATGGTTTTTAATTAAGAGTAGATGGCGATTGGAATTCAGCGAAGTTGGTATTCAGAAAGACGTCACCAGTTTTGAAGTATATAGCCCTGATGTGGGCAACCGTCTTACTAAGCATATCAGCAGGTGTATCTTTGATTGGTGCAACAAGCTTCATTTTCATATAGCTCGAACCATTTGGCTGTCCCCAGAGAATATTATCCAGTTGAAGCTTAGCAATCTTTTTAGCTTCTTTTTCTTTAGCCATCTTATTTAAAAGCTCTTCGACAAAGATAGCCAGATCAATTTTGATTCTCAATTCTCTTTGTCCGTCTCTCGCTGGGTAGACGTAATCAGGTAGGCTGGCAATATGTACATTCAGCTGTTTGATATTCTCACGGACAATGTCAGCTTTAGGATTCTTATAGATATTGTCACGGCTGTCCAGTTCTCCGCCGTCGCCGCTGTCCCTCACATGCATGCAGTTAACGCCGTTAATCCATAGGTCTGCATTAAAGCCTTGACCCTCCATGCCTTCATGGAATTTAATGTTTTTCAATTCAACTTTTGGTGCTGTCATAAATATCTTATTTAGAATGTTTCTATGTTATACGTACAATGATAAAAAAGGTTACAATGATTAGTCGTTATCGTATGGTAACAATGTTTTAAGGTTAAAGTTCTTATCGTAACGTTTAAGAATCTTTTCAGACTCGTTAACAAAGAATACAACCTCGTCGCCAGTGAATATACCAAAAGGTCTGCTACCTGTACGATAAAAGAATACCTTGCGTGATTTCTGTTTAACTCTGTCTGGGATTCCAGATAAACGTTTCTTGAAGTTATTAGCTTCAAGCTCGTTAATTAAAAGGGACAATGTGTCAACCTCTTCTGGCTGGTAGTTGATCTGAATACCAATGCCGTATTCATTCGATTTTGATCTGTAAGAAATTTCCATATGGTTTTTAATTAAAAGTTAATACATCCAAGTTTCATTTATGATAATAGGATATGTAATACTGTCTTCGTCTTTGGCTGCAACAATATTGATTTCCAATTCACGACCATATAGCATAGAGTCGATATCAATCTCTGGCAGTGTGATAGCTGCATCGAAATGTTCTGATAAGCCTTTAAACAAAGCTACCTTAAGTTCATCAGTGTTATATGCTAATATGGTGCAGACATGATTATCAATTCCTACCGAGCCTTCATTTTTGTTTACTGTGAAATACATATCTAAAATTTTTATTGTTATACGTACAATGATATAAAAGGTTACAATGGATTGTACAATCTCTTTTTAATTAAGATGTACAAACCATTTTTAATTAAAAGTACATTATCTCAAGTGCTTTTTGGTTCGTTCAATGTTAACGTCTAACGTTTCAATTAAATCCATGATGTAAACATCATTGCTAACCTTTTTAATGACATCCTTTTTGTTGGTATAATAGATATCGAATAGGTCTAAGCCATTAAGTACAATGTGTACCCAACCTTTAAACACCATACCAGTTACTGTGAATCTGAATGCTTTATTCGGAACAGTTATCATTGGATTGGTAAAACCCCATGAACCAGCCCTCATAAGTCCGCTACGTGCGATAACTGTTACAATCTCAGGAATGTTAAACTCCCGACATACAGCTGTCTTTAAATCCAGTACATTGCCAACAACGTTTGTATTCTCTTTCATGATATATGTTTATATGTTATACGTAAATGAATTGAAAAGGTTACATGCATTCTTTAATAGCATCATCGACAAGTTTATCAATTTCTTCATCACTGATAAACTTTTTGCCAGCTGCTTTCTGTCGTTTTAATTCTCTTTCAATACCCTCAGATATTTTATTGTACATTACCATATGCATTGCAGGTTCCTTATCTGTACGTACAAACTTATCAATTTTATACTTTGCCATATTGTTTTTAATTAAGATTCGCTGAATGTGTTTTCAAGTGTATCGCCTATGTTATCAATTTCACAATAATAAATATGATCACTGGTTGTAGGTATATCACTGAATTTGGTTTTCTTTGGGTACATTTCATGCGACACAAAGTACTTAACAACCTGTTTCTGTGTTAGATATCGCTCAAGCCATGTGATATCCCCGAAGCCATAATTGGAAACGATCCTATATCTGTACATTGCTTTTTAATTAATAACCGTTTTATTAAAGTCTTCGATAAGTTCATCAATGGCTGAATAACATATCGCCACTTCATTTGAGGCACTTTCACCCTGTTCAATTTCATCCAAGCATAGTTGAAATTGTTCCTGAATATCCGTAGCGATTAACGGATAAGATAACGATTTTAATATAACGTATTGTCTAAGGTCTTTCATTTGTATTTTTATTTAAGAATGATTAATGGTACATTGCAAAAAAATGTTAACCTTAAGCATTAAGCTTAAGGTTAACATTTTGATTATGTTTACTTTGGTACATTGGTAAACTCTTTCGAAAGACCCTCAACGTTCACAACGAACACTGAATTAAGCACTTTCTTTTCGGCTTCTTTGTTTTGTATTCTTTTCCATTTAAGACCTACAATGATACCCTTTGCGTCTGCAATACGGTAATCATTTAAATCGCCGTTCACAACGTTATAACCTTTGTACATTGCAGGCAGGTATTTTTCATCCTTTACATTGAAGATCATAGCAACGTTAAAACCTTTGTCCATTAACTTCGCACACATAGCCCAATTGCGACCTGTATAAGAATATGTTAAAGAGTAATTCGGTGCGATATTGTCAAACTTTGATACGATTTTTGTGTAATCGTAAAACAATGTCGTATCAAAAATTTGGAAGATGTTTTTTCCGTTTAACATAGTATTTGCCCAATCAATATCCGACGTTCCGTTCAAACGTGCAGAAAACACAAAACCTTGTTTGTCGGCTTTCTTTTTCGCCGCTGTCATTTCAGCAACAAGCCAGTTCATAAAGTACTCATTATGTTCAAAGAACAGTTCAGTTTTTTTGATTCGAGCTTTGCCGATCACATTTTTGCCTGAAATAATATCCATTGCAGCACGTCCTGATGTAGCTAAGCAACCCAAACGGCACTCATAAGTAGATTCTGGACAAACATCATAGCCAGATGTGTGTGCAGGTGAAAGATAGATACAGTAAGTCATTACATTGACTTTCATGTTTTTGGTCAATTTCGAAGAAATATTGATACCACCTAAATAAGATAAACCTGTTTCTTTTTTCGCTTTTCCGATTGTCGTAAATTCCATAATACTAAAGTTTTAAAGTGTTTGTTTCTAAGTTATACGTAAATGGTTTGCAAAGGTTACAGATCATTCCTTATTAAGAATGGTTCTAAACCCAGACTATAAGGCACTGTGGAGTCCACTCTCTCGACGCCGTCTCTGTTGTCAACCATTTAGTTATACGTAAATGAAAATAAAAGGTTACAACTATTTTGAAATCTTTTCGTATGTTTTTTCAATGGCTAATCGCACTGATCTTGTTTGCTTTGACTTCTTATTCTTAATTAAAAGGTATTCAGCGTGAAATGTTTCCCATTTGTTAAAACCATTTTTAATTAAAACCTTAATGCTGTCACTATATTCTAAATTAAAACCCAGAACAGATATTGGATAGAACAGATCATTAAACTTTTTAATTAAAACCATACCACCTTGCGGTTCACCCATGAATATAATGGGCAAATGAGGCTCATGGATGTGAGCACGTTCCATAGCTAATGCAGACGTTATATCAGCGTGATTATAGCATAAATGAGCTATCGGTGGTTCGCCTACACCCATCATCATAAAAGGGTTTATTTGCATTCCAATTTTGTCTTTCTTTTCCATATTGTGTTATACGTAAAAGCCCCAAGAAGGTTACAACTTCTCAGGGCTAAACAAACAAACTTAAAACTAAACAAACAAACTTATATTATTCTTCAACTAATTCAATTAGAACTTTCTTTTTATGTGTAAATTCTGTCTGAGCTAAAGGATCAAGTATGATTACTTTTTCATCTTCATCAAACATCTGATCAACAAATGAGCTGTCAATGGCAAATATGCCGCCGTTTGGGTGTTTATAAACGGATAAGGAAACTTCACCCTTTGTGTCAGGGTCTTTAACAGTGATCTCTCTTACAAACTTTGCTTTATTCATGATAGATATTTTAAAATATGGTTTTTTTAATTTCATCAGTAACCTTTGGGTCTGCAATATACTGTTCATACAGTTCAGTTAACGATATCCAACGGTCAGTAATCGTAGGCCATAGATAAACCAATGCCTTTTTTCTTTTGCCTGTTAAGGCAGTTCTGTGCGAAATTCGCAAAATCAATTGATCTTTCTTTTTCAGTCATGATAGATATTGTTTCTATGTTATACGTAAATCAATTTAAAAGGTTACAATAATTCTTTAATGTATTTCTCATGTTCAGACTCAGGTAATGATTGGATAAGAGTCATTGTATCAACCTCATGCAATAACTCATTCAATACAGTAACATCGTTACTTTCAATATCGGATTTTAACTGCTGAATAACAGCATCAATTAATTCTTGTCTTTGCATAGCGTTTTTAATTAAGATTGACTAACTAAACTTACCATGCCATTATCGTCAGCATGAAATCTCTCTTTCGCAAATTCAATTGCATCAGGGCGATACTTGAATGATTCAATGTTAGTCCATTCGTCGCCGTTGGTTGGTGGGATATCAACATAAAATGTTGGTGTGCGATCATCGTCATCATCAACTACGATCATAATTTCAGCCCTGAATGTTTCACCCATTGGGGTTATATCAACAGCCGCAATGGTTCTGTTTGGAAAGTCGCTGACAGCATTTTCATATTCCCGATAAACACGAGCAGTCATATTAAATATGATTATTTCTTCTTTGGATAATACTGGTACGAAAAAAATCTTTTGCATGATAGTTACTGTTTCTATGTTATACGTAAATGAAATTAAAAGGTTACATTAAAAATGTCTTTCGTCTTGAAAATAAACTGTATCATCAGTGACAATGAAATAAATCTCGCCTGCATTCTCATATGCAGAACCCTTAACGCAACAGTGAGTATAAGCATAAGGACAAACAACAGCATTTTCACCTAACGCAATGAACGTATCAGTCAGATTATGATTAGCTAACAAAAACTCATTCTGTGCAATTGCATAATTATGATAAGCAGCTTGCTTAATTTTTTCATTCTCTTTGCTACGTTCAATTTTATCATAGATAGCATATAAAGCATTTACATTATCAGGATAAGTAACAGCACCGCCATTGAATCTGCCAATATATTTTGAGGTATAATACCCACGCTGTTCAATATCATGCTTTGTTGGTTCTTCAATATTATGTTCCTTATCATAGCTTATGAATGCACCATGACAAAAGGATGATATTATTGAAGTTAATTCGTAAAAGAAAACTTTTTTCTTATCGGGGAACAACCTGTCAAGAAACGCAAGGGTTTCAACTGTGTCAGAATCAGGTATGTGAGGCACAAGTTCTTTGTCCTTACTAAAGATATTAACTTGCGTTGTTGCTAATTCTTTTGCAACCCAATCATGCCAAGCATTCTCATTTAAAAACTTAATGGCTTTTTCATCCTTTAGAACAGGAATGTTATAGCTTAGGTCGCCGTTCTTTTTCTTTAACTTGAAAGGAACACAACAGCCTGACCAAGTGTCGATACTGATATAATACTGTTCAGTTTCTTTTACGATATGTAAAGCTGTTAATTCAGTACCGCAATACATTTTCACCTTTCGGGTATGCAGTAAATTGAACTGTGGTAAATTCTTCGGAAATACTCTCTTTGGTCTGCCCATGATGTTTGTTTGTTTCTATGTTATACGTAAATGAAAGTAAAAGGTTACAATCCGAAATGAGCAACGATCATCAATCTTAACAGGTCGTCGTTATCAGTGTAAAAGGAATTGTTCTGAGGTATGTAGAACTGTTCTACCTTAACCGAGCCATTTTTATAGTACTTGCTTTTTTCAATACAATCATGATCATCCATCATGAGTTCAACATAAGCATCTGTTTCTTTGTTTTTTACTTTGACTCCATAGGTTTTAATGAAGTTGTCAACCAATGCGATAATATTATTCTCCATAGCGTTTTTAATTAAAAATCAGTTACTTTAAAATTTTCATCAGGGTTTGGAACTTCAATTGAATCCTTTGCAAAGATAACTGTCCACTCTGCTTTGTTCCTTACAATTCCATCAATCAATTCCATACGTGGCGTTACAAGCATTGGTAGCGCATATGTAACAGGAATCCATTTATACTTATCAACTTCAAGCTGTTGGGTATGTGATGTTGAAAAGAAGTGCTGTTGATTATCCATATCTGAATTATGGAATGCTACTATTGTGAATCGTTTCGTTTTCATTTCCTTTGTTTCTATGTTATACGTAAATGAAAATAAAAGGTTACAAAGCTTTAAACTCTATGATCTTTTTTGTCACGTGTTCAATGAGTTCTTCTGTTGTTTTAAATTTCCATTCCATGTCGCCTAAGTATTCAAGTAGCTTACCCTCGATAAGCATATCATCATAAACCTGGCTTAAGCTAATGGTATTCAACCATTTATGAAATGCGATAACATTATCATTGCTACTCCAATCCAACATGTCAGCATTCATGTTTTTAATTAAAACGTATATCTCTTCGGGAACAACGACTGAAACGAATATTTCATTCGAGCCACCGTAGTATCGTTCAGTAAAGTATGAACCTATTGAGCCACTTTTAAACTCATATACTGTACAGTTATATTTAAATGTTCCACTTTCTTCGCATTTGTCTTTCATCTGTTTTTAATTAAGAGTTATTTATTCAGTACCATTGATACATAAACAGCATATCCATTATGAGAAGACGTAAAATATCCTTTATACAGTGCCGTTTCAAGAGTATTGCCATGTTCTGCTATGAAGCTTTCTGCATTACCTTTACGCATCCATATCTCAACGCCTCTACAACCTTTGCCTAAGCCTATAACGGAACAGTTTTCAATTCCTTTTCTTCGTAACCAGTCCTCAACATTCTGTTTTAATGTATATAAATTCATTTCCTTGTTTCTATGTTATACGTAAATGAATTGAAAAGGTTACAAACTAATGATACCCATACTGCATAGCTTATCAAACAATTCGAATCTAATCGTATAGCCATAATAATACTGACCTAATAATAATTCGATGCATCTGTCATCAAAGTTATCTTTGTCAATGGGTTTTAAAAAAGTGTGATAATCCTTTTCGGTTGCATTTGCTTCCAATTCCCTACGAGCTTTAACTGAATAAGTCTTATGAAGTTTCTCTCTGAATGCCGATGTATAGACAATACCTTTGTAGCCGTATTTGTTTTTTAAATAAGAATAACCTATTGTATAAGAGTCATTCGCCTCAACAATCGTATCAAAGGATGAACAACATTTCTTGCAGATCATATGCGAACCTAAGTCATCAATTTTAACAACGCCATTGATATTGTTGTGACCGCAATTTAAACACTGTTTAGTATTCATATCGTTTGTTTCTTTGTTATACGTAAACACAAAAAAAAGGTTACAAATTAATGTAACCTTTTAAACAAACAAACAAACTTGAAATTCAAATGATTTATTTTTAATCGGTAAATAAACCCATACAGGTTATTTATCGGGTTTATTACCCATACAGGTAATATAATATTGTAAATGATCTTAAGTGAGCGTCAACGTACCTGAATAAACCCAAAACAAATTACGTTAACATGCTATGAACTAATCACTTGGAGTTTTTTATTTGCTCCCTCAAGATCATCGCTTTCGTTTAACTTATTACTCTAACCGCATCCGAAACTACTCACTCTTTTCAAAAACGTCACGATTAAAGAAAAGGAATTTGAAGTACTTGTTATATATTTCCTCCAATGTTTTTCATGTACGCTTCCTTTTAATGCGTCCACTGCTAATTGCAAACCTGTGCGGATGTTTGCTTTCGCTTTTCTTATATAGATGTTCAGCCTTATTCCGCTTTACCTACCTGAGATTGATAAGCCCTATCTGAATATTTTTATTAATTCTTTTTCATGATGAAAGTTTTAATTGTTTATGCTTTGTTTCTATGTTATACGTAAATACTTTAAAAAGGTTACAAAGATTGTTATTTTTATTTCCAACCGATATATTTTATGCTTAAAATTTTATAATCAAGTCGGTTGCAGTACTTATGTGCATCATTCAGACTCTTATACCAATTTTCTGTTTCGATAAGATTGAAGCCAACCCAATACTTCATATCATAATACCTATGTTTCTTTTCCTTTTTCATCGCTTCTTATTTAAAAAGTCCTCAATGTTAACACCCTCACTCCTTTGGTCGTCTCTTGTAACCGTTATGTTATACATTGGTTCAGGAAATGCAACCATAAAGATTTCGAGTGCTGTTTTTAATTCATCATCAGTTGTGATGCTTCTGGGTGCTGTAGCGAAGAAATGCCTGTAATTAACCTCATTTCTGTAATTGCTTTTTGTGTCTTTGGCAACGTTGATTTCGTAGAACATTGGATAAGTATTTGTTTCTAAGTTATACGTAAATGAATCCAAAAGGTTACAAGATCATTGCCAACCCTGTTTATTTATTTTAGGTTTGCCGTTTGCGTCTAATCCCCATATCTCAAACCATTCCCCCCAACATCCACGTCTTTGGCGAAATACATGAACCTCATTGTCCCAACTCTTTTTAATTAAAACCGCCATTTCCTTTACAACCTTTTTATAGGTCTGAATACATTTTCCATCGCTTTTAAATTGATGGGTATTATAACTAACGTATGGTTGATTCATGGTTTCGAAGATTTATATGATCAATTGAAATGATGTAAGGTTTCCCGACTGTTGTGTAATAATAATTTTTTGAGTGCACAACATTAACAAATACATCGGTTTTTGTTTTCTTCATTTCCTTTATTAAAGCATTGTAACTTTCGTCGCCCACGTTCCAACGATCACCCATAACAAGCTCCCTTATCATAATAACATTAGGCGAAACTGCTTTTTTCTTTGCCCATGAAAATTTAAAATTTCCGAAAGGTTGAAGATCAAGTTTTGTTTCCGTGTGAATAAATCCTGTTACTTTCATAGTGTTTGTTTCTATGTTATACGTAAATGGAAAATAAAGGTTACAATTAATAATCAGAAACTCGTTCCTTTGTACCAATATAATAAGCCTCAACACGTTTGCCTCTCTTACCATAATGAACATTGAAGAATGCTAATAGCTCAACTTCAAACACATCTAAATCAAAATCTTCAACCTGTGATTGAATTTCAAGCATATCCCACCAATAATAGAATAATGTTTTTGGCTTATTATAGTGAGAGAAAGGACTGAAGCCATACTCAAGCATTTTATTCTCATTCGAATAATCTTTAATGGTGATAATATCACTTTTAGTTTTTATCAAACCGCCATACATTTTCTCAATTAGCTTTCTCATGATTTTTAATTAAAAAGATTAACCCATTAATGAAACTTTGAAACGATCATTATCTGATTCGGCAAACCTGTATTTCACATTATAAGGAATGTGAACAACGCCCTCTGTAAACCATGTATAAGCCAATTTAAGCAACTCTGCACGTTTCATAACATCCACACCACATTTAACCATGTACTTATAACCTTGAGTGTTTCTGTCAAAGTAAATAGCATTACGCTTATTAATTCCTTTGCCGTATTCAGCGATATTGCAAGTCTCTTTAAAGTCTTTCTGTGTCATAGCGTTTGTTTCTATGTTATACGTAAACCATAAAAAAAGGTTACAAAATTAATTGCAACCTTTTTAATTAAAATCGTATTGGGTTATTTTACATAGTCATTCCAATCAATTGATTCAGCGTCACGCCATTTGTCCGCAAAGTAAACTTGAAATGTTTCATTGGGTTCATCCTCATGTAGCCAACGTGAAAGTAACGGCTCTGAAGCATAATAATATTTATCGCCAACTGGAACGCCTTCTTCACGTTTTAAAATGTCGGGTCGTACAACAACTTGTTTACATTTTTGGAACGGTGGAAAATCAACAACGGGTGTTAAGATAGCATCGTAAGATTTTTTTGCATCCCAAGCCTCATGATTCTGCTGACACAAACGAACCTCTTTAAACTCATTGCCTTTGTCGTCCTTTAAGCCGTCATAAATATCAACATAAAAAGGATAGTGATCTGTTTCGTCGCCCTCTTCATCGCACGGTGCTAAGATCATTGAATCATTATCATCACAGTCAGCCATTGCTGAACGTAGTTCGCCAACCGTACAAATTGTTTCACCACACCTAACTCTGTACAATGGGTTGTTAATTAAAACCTGTGACCATGAAAGGCAAATGGCAATGCCAAGGTCTTCATTATCAATGAATCCGTTTTCGAGTGCAACCTCAACATCATCATCAGGTACATTGTCTAAGTGTTCTATAATCTTTGCTTTGAAAAAGTCTTCGGCTTCTGCAACAATGTCATTTACCTTTGTTTCATCGTTGCCCAAATGAAAAATGATAGTGTCTTTCGTGTCTTTTGTGATCTTAAATCCTACGTGAACGTCGTCCTGAATGGCTTTCAATTCAATCACTTCGCTCCAATATAAATCTGTAAGATTCTCAAGAATCGTTGTATCACTTTCTTTAAATAAAGCGTGAATAGTTGCAACGCCCATGAACGGAGCAATACCGATAACCTCAAGAAGAAGTTGCCACATGGCTGACTCTGACGTTCTTACGAAATAAAAACCCTGAACAGTTGGTAGATTACTTTGTGGAATTTTCATAGTAAATGTTTTTGTTTCTATGTTATACGTAAATGAATCAAAAAGGTTACAAACTAATGTAACCTTTTTTATTTAAACTGATTCAATACAGTCAATCAATTCATATTTATAATCTGTTGGATTAAAACCTGATACTCTTGTTGTTGAGTCAAAGACGCCTGTTTCTTCCATTGTGCCTGCATAGAACACTCTTCCAACCTTTTTGAAGTATTGAAAACGATAGCCTCTTCCAAACCCGATAGGGTTTTCAAGTTTAATGATCTTAACGCAACCTGAGAGTTCTTTCCTTTTAATTAAAAGCGACTCAACTCTTTTACGCCATTCACGTGCATAGTTATTATCTTCGTCGTCACTTAATGGAGTTAACAGATCGAAAATACGTTGAGGACATTTTGCTTCACAAGGCCCAGCAAACTCAGTCATATCTTTGTAACAGAAATTGAAATACTCATTAGACCACCTGATTAAGTAAACGGCACAAAACACTTCGCCTGTTTCAATTTTCTGTATAGCTGCATACAAAGTTGTACGCTGAACCAATGCTGAATCCAATACTTTGTAACCATCTGTTGATTCCCACCGATTCTTAAACCAATTCTTAACTGGTTCTTTTAATCTAAACTGTGTCCATCCCATAGCGTTTGTTGTTTGTTTCTATGTTATACGTAAATCAGATTAAAAGGTTACACATTAAAATCAGTATGAAAGGTATTATTGCCTATTATTTTAGCTTGAACAGCTAACGGTGTGCTACCTGTTTGATTGTATATTGTTGGATAGGCTGCATTCATAATCCATTGAGGTTCAACATCAATACCAATCTTTTCCTTAACATATTGTTTTGCGACTATGGCATTTTGAGCAGCAACGGTAATCACAAAATGTGATTTTCCACCGAATATGTTTTTATCAATAACAACCTCTGAGGTAAAAATCTTATTAGGGTACATCATATCGTTTTTAATTTAAAATCTTAACAGTCAGCGATTCGGTCATAGCATGATATAACACCATCATCAGTGTGTTGATACAAGCAAGGCATTTCGCCAGCTTCAAGGCATTGGTCTAATATATCAGACGCTTGGTCGATAGTGTCAGCATGGACTGTGAACATGTAACGATTAACCTGTGTAATGTCACGTTCTAATTGAAATGATGGTTTTTCAATTTTAAATGGATCAATTTTATTAGTCAAATAATCGTATTCAGATTCTAATTCAGAGTCTGAATAACTCTGATAGCCTGTGAATCCTTTTTCTAAACGATTACATAAAGCTTCAATTCCTTTGCCTGTGCCGCTATTCCTTTGAAGATTAACCACGATAACTTGTAAAATCATACTGATCGCTAATTCCCTTGAAACTTTTCTCATATCTTTAAAGTGTTTGTTTCTATGTTATACGCAAATGCCCCAAAAAGGTTACAACTTTTCGGGGCAAATACATAAACAAACTTAAAACTAAAACAAACTCAAGACTATATTTTTAATTAAAAAGTGTGTGACACTGCAACCTGTGTTAACGGTTCAAACACTTTAATATTTGTTGTGAATGCATCACTATCCAATGGTGCGAGAATTGCACTTTCAGCTTGTCTAACAATCGCATCCAATATGTTTTGCTGAACTTCAAGAATTTCCTCGTCAGCTGTTACCTTTGAACTGAACCTCAATGTTACTTCGAATGTTATTTCTCTCATGGCTTTTGTTTCTATGTTATACGTAAATGAATCAAAAAGGTTACACTTTTTTGATATGATCCCAGAACTTTGCCAGATTATTAACATAATCATTAATAGCATCCCATTCTTTTTTTGTTACTCGTTCCCTGTTTTCCAAACAGTAAGTGTCTTCCTTCTGCCATACTTTGGTACGCCTTTCCACGCTAACATCGCCAGTTTTTGTTACCTGATGTTTAACGCCTTCCTGATTCATAAAGACTACCAAAGTTTCAACGTCCATATAGATATCAGAGCCTTCCATTCTCATATTGAAAACTCGATAGAAATAACGTTGGTCACTGCCGAACCGACCACAATAATATCCACCATTGGTATTATGATCTTCGATGAACTTCAACTTCTTTTTGTTAACCTTTTCATACTTCATGTCGTCTTCGAGCTTATCTGCTGTTTGAATAGCCAGAATCTCTCTACATGTTTTATCAGGAAATAATTGAACAAGATATTCTATTGATCTCATGGTATTTGTTTCTATGTTATACGTAAATTAAATAAAAAGGTTACAAAGAATCGCACAATGTGTTTTTAATTAAGATTAGTTTCTTCTGTACATTGCATTTTTAATTAAAACCAGTACATTGCAAAAAAGCATCGAAAGGGTTCATGATACCTTCCGATGCCTAACAAATAATTAATAAAACTTAAAACTAAAAGGAATGAAAAAAATATTTTAATTGTTGTTGTAACCTACTTTACCTCTCCAATTTTTGTACCAATCAACAGCACCCTCATAAACCTGTTCCTGATTCGACGGTGAATGTTCGTCGATAAAACTTTCTGCCAATGTTGTCAGGTTAACTGAATTACATTTCCTGTTAACATACAGCGAAGGATTGTGAGCCATTTCATTTTCGAAGAATCTGCTTTGAACTTTTGTAACTGCCATCTTAAATGTTTTTAGTGTTTGTTTCTATGTTATACGTAAATCAATTCAAAAGGTTACAAATTATTAAGAGAACTTTTCATTAACCTCAACACCTATTTCAACCAAGCCATGAATTTTCTTCATAGAGTTGATATACATATCAGGATGAATGGAGCTATTTTTCAGGTCTTTACGAACCTGTTCTTCGTTGTCAATCACTGCTTTCGTGACTGTTATGATTCGTTCTCTTAACATAACTAAATCCATGTCGTCTAATTCTTTGATCAACTTTGTAAGGATAATTCTGTTTGTTTTTTGCTTTGCCATGATATAAGATTGTTTGTTTCTATGTTATACGTAAATCAATTTAAAAGGTTACAACACTTTCACAGCATCTGTGATGAAGTAGCTATATAATTGTGTGATACTGGTTTTAATTTAAAGTGATTAATATGAAAGGTTGCTTGAAAAAACATAACCATCAGATAATAAATCCTTTTGGAATTTATTAAATAGCTTCTTGTTTGAAAATGTCTTTATATCGAAGAAATTGCTTCCGTCTTTATGCTTTTTGATTCCATCGTGATAGTTCACCACGTATTTAACCTTACCAACATTAAAGTGAATATGAAATATTTTCATGATCTTTAATTTAAATGTTTATTGTTGGGACATAATTGCCATTTACAAGCAAAACAGCATCTTCATCTTCTTCTTCAAGATCAACGCTAAAGATATCGTTGCTTTCATCTTCCTGAACATAAAACTGCCATTCAGAACCTTTGTCACGCATCATTTCGGTTGCTAACTTTGCAGCCTCTAAAGGGTTTGCTGCATCAATACTGATCTCCCAAGCGATTTTAAATTCCATGATAAGTATTTTTGTATTTGTTTCTATGTTATACGTAAACCAAAATAAAAGGTTACAAAGAAAACGAACTTTGTACAATACATCTTGTTTTAAAATCAACGGGTTTACCTGTTAACCTATGGTTTTTAAATAAGAGTGACCAAGCACGTGGGGTCTCAAACGTTGTTAATCCGCATAAGCTGACCAATCCGCATGAATCAATATAGTAACCAATCTCATTATCATTTGAATCAAAAAAATGAGTAGAGAAAACCTCCAATCGAGTATAGCTGACATAAATTGACACATCAACAAATATGTGCCTCAAATGTGTAGCACCTAATGTAACGGCTTTCTTTTCTAATTCGGATTGATTATAATTGATCATAGCGTTTGTTTCTATGTTATACGTAAATGGAAAATAAAGGTTACAAGAAAAATGCCTTAATTCGGACTTAGTGCATAAAGACTTAGTTCACCCTTAAGGCATTTTTAATTAATACTTCTTATAAAAATCGTAACCGAATAGTGGCTTCTTTTCGTCGTTAATGTTACCCCTCACACCTTTTGCAGCAACCGCCCATGATGCAGATTTATAAATGTCACCTGTGGCAATCTCAACAAAGCAATGAACTGATTTACTGGTTCCTGGGTGTGAATGTCGAATAACTTTATAATTCTTTTTACCCTCTGTGTATGTAAAGGTTGGAACCCATTCAGGTTTGTAACCTGATTCTAACCAATCTTTGGTAATAGCTTCTGTGATTTCAGCAACGTAGTCTTCGATATTTTTCATAGCTTCAAAGTGTTTGTTTCTATGTTATACGTAAATGAAAAATAAAGGTTACAATTACGTATAACATATTCAAGAAAGTTATTAATTGAAACCATTTAACAATTCTTCAATTAATATATAACCAACACCAGTAAAAGGTAAATCACCATCTTGGCTATAATTATATTGAAATCTTATTTCAGGTTTGCTTTTTGAATTTACCCTGAAGTTTTGAAATGAACTGAATCCAACTATTGATTTTTTTAATATATCAGTTACTACATTAAATTTTGATTGTTCATCTGCTGAAAAAGTAGATTTATCAATACCCTCATATCCTTTGTTTTGAAGTGATAATTTAGTATAGTCTGTATAAATGTTCGTCAAAACATCAAATTCTTCAACTGAAATTAAATTGATTTTCATGTCTGTAAGTGTTTGTTTCTATGTTATACGTAAACCAAAATAAAAGGTTACAACGAACTCACTTTATTATTACAGTCCTGAATAATTTCTTTAATGTCGTCGATAGTGCTTTCACTTGCTTCGCCATAATCATAAATGCCTTTCTTTGTGTTATCCATGCGATAAACGATAGTCGATAAGCATTTCTTATACAGATTGATTTCTGTTCGCATTCGCTGTACATTCCTCTTAATTTCCTTTGCTAAGGATATAGCTAATTGCTCTTTTTCTGTCATGGTTTTTAATTAAAAATGATTAGCGTGTGACTTGGATTATAGTTGTAACGCATTTTAATTTAGGAAAAACCGTTAGAAAATCAATCGCTTCGCCCTGTGTGAATCTGAATGCATCCGCTTCATACTTCATACAGATATTAAAATCTTCACGACTACTATATGGCTCAATAAAACCGCCATCATTATGTTTGATTGCCCATTTTCTTGGTAATGAATCAATCGCTACTATTCTGCTGTTTGCCATTGTTTTTAATTTAAATTAGTGGAGTAAGTTTATCATAAAAGCGATTCAGTTTCACAACAACTTCATCAAGATTCATTGTTTTGAATGATCGCATTTTTAAGCCTCTGGGTGATATATAATTCTCAACCTCATAAGATGTGCGAGTGTTGTGAATATGTACGTTAAAATACCTTGAATTTTCCTTAATACCGCCTGCCCATGTTTCACGTGCATCCAATGAAAAGGTAATCATAATGCTTGCCCTGTCAACACCACCTAAAGTTGAAATGTTTGTCCTAAAGAAAGGAAAACGTGCTTTCAATTCTGTTTCAACCTTATCCCTTAATCCTGTAACTTCTTCGAGTGTGATCATCTTGTTTGTTTCTTAGTTATACGTAAACCAAAAAATAAGGTTACAAGATATTGCCCTTATTTTTTCGTGAATACGTTTTAACAGATTTATGAATCTTCTTCTTTGATACCCAGCCAGTTGAGTCCTCAAGCTCTGCCAACCTTGAACCCTTGCGATTAGCTTTCACATAGTCGTCGGCTTTGCCTGTTTTCTTTACTGCCATTGTTTTTAATTAAAAATGATTAATGTTGTGTTAGTATTGTTAAGCCAATTTTATCACATGTCACATAGCCACGTGTTAACATGCTCCATGTAAGATCAGGTCGATCAAAAAATTTTAAAGCCATGTAAGCCTTAATTGATTCCTTTTTTGTGGCTCTCATTGTTTCAAGCACATACAAACCACTTTGAGTTATAACGCAATAAGCAAATTTCTTCTCCATTGTTTTTAATTAAAAATGATTAACGTCTGGAAGTCTTTAGCTTCTGATTGAATTTCTGACTTACGTTATGTTCAACAACCTGTTTCTTTGGCTTCGATTGCCTTTTCAGTTCTTTTGTTAAACGAATGTCGTCGTCTTCTGTGTATCTGCCTAAATTCTTAATGAAGTAAATTTCATTGTCAAAAGGATTCATAGTAATAGATTTTCTAAGTTATACGTAAATGGTTTTTAAAGGTTACAAAGATCAATCAATATTTTCAGCCGTAGCCAAAACATGAATAACTTTGTTTTCAATGTCGTTTAAATTAAAACCCATGATCGAAATACAGTTTTCAATAGTTGAAAATATACTGACGATTTTAACTCGAATCCCTTGTGAGCCATAGTCCATCATTTTGAAATGTACTTCGTATTTTGTTCCGCCTAAAATTAAATAAACCTTCTTCATGTCGTTTGTTTCTATGTTATACGTAAAAACCCCGAAAAGGTTACAACTTCTCAGGGTTTTATTTAAAAACAAACACACAAAATATTTTTAGTTTACATATACATCTTTTAGATATATTTGTATTTTCATTCTCGCTCTGTTTAAATAACCCTTAACCGAACCGATTGGGATACTCAACATTTCAGCAATTTCTTTGTATTGCTTATCCTGTTTAATATAAAGATCAGCAACTTCTTTTTCCATATCTTTCAAGATATCAAATGCTTTGTCGATTTTGGAACGTAACTCAACATTTTCAATTGATTCACTGTCCTCACTTGCAATGACTTGCATAAATTCTTTGCCACTTTCATCACAAAAATCAGATATACAGACCTCACGTTTTTTCTGATACGTATTTAAGAAGCGATAATGATCGACGATTTTGTTTTTGGTTATGTTTAACAACCAAGTCAAAAACTTAGCTTTTTCAGGGTCAAAGATATCCATAAATTCAGCTACCTTTACAAATACATCGTTTGCAATTTCTTCCGAAACTTCCCGATTGTTATTCGTTCTGATCATAATAAAGCTAAATACCCTTTTATAGTATGTCGCATAAGCCACTTTAAAATCTGTATACTTCTCCATAAGAACCTATTTAAATTGTTTACGGTACAAAGGTAAGCATTATATTTGAAATATAAAAACGATGTTACAAAATAAATGAATTATTTTCAAATTATTTTAGCCTCACGGTTTTTAATTAAAACCTTTAGTAGAGAATTTAATTGGATGTCTTACATCCTTGCGACGTTTACGCCTGTATTCTTTTCCTGTCATTATAGACGATGCTATTAACACTGAATTGTTGTACTCGATTAATGTATCAACTTTCTGTTTTGTTCGCTCTAATTGGTTCATATTAATATAATTTAATGGTTTTAATTAAAAAGTTCTCATGTGTAATCATACTGACATTTGCAGGATTTTAAATAACATATTTTTTCGTGCTAAATGGTATTTTATGGAATTTCGTTTCTGTATAACTTTTATATTATACCCAAAGGATTCCAATTCCTTAAACAATGGTGTATACTCTTCGATTGTTGATTGCTTTGTATCAGAAATAACGCCATTGTAATCAGCTCCGCCATGTTGACCAACATGCGTGTATGACATTACATTGCCTCTTGTATCCTCAATTTCGTATGGGAATACTGCAATTACTTCGCCACTCTTGTAAGTCCTGAAAACCATTGCTGTTTGATGTAAATCCTTTTCCATTGCTGTTTGTTTCTATGTTATACGTAAATGAAAAATAAAGGTTACAAAAAAAGGACAATGCTATTTGAACATTGTCCTTTTTAATTAAAAGCGTTTAAACATTCTTTATGGCTTTGATAATTTTGGCGTCGCTGATCTGTTTCCAATTTAAAATCTGTCCTGTTTCCATGTCGATACTCATTTCAACATAGTCGCCATAAGCGTCACCGATTCCAATTCCTTCGGGTACATAGCTGTCAGATTCAGCTGTTAATCCATTGCCGTTGTCAAATTTGACACTACACATGTCTGAACACTTCGCACAAAAACTTAATACTCTCATGATGTTTTTAATTTAAAGTTACATTATCTTTGATGTATGACAGCACTTTGTCTGCATAATAACAAGTCGTTAGCTGATTCAATGTATTATCCATCGAATGCAAACCAGTCTGATCACCAAACCCTTCAAAATGCTTTGGGAATGTGTATTCTCTTACAACTTCCTTTGTATCCCAATCTAATGCTTTGATAACAATATCTGTTTTGCTGATAGTCACCAGAATGATTCCACCTATGCAACATTCACCGATCTTGAAAGTCTTTGTCTTCATCTTGTTTGTTTCTATGTTATACGTAAATGGAAAATAAAGGTTACAAAAAAAACGAACATTGTGTATGTTCGTTTGAGTGTAATAAAAGGTTACTGTTTTTAATTAAAAACTATCTGCGGTGCTTCTGTTGTAAAGTCTTATGCTTCGCTTGTTTGCATTTCCATTGGCTGCCATTTCTGATCTGAGCGGCTTTCTTCTGTACCTTTTTTGAGTGTACGTATGATCGTGATGACTTGTGTACATTGCCCGAAGATGCACAACTGAACATTGTTAAAGTGAACATTAACAATACTAAAACTAAAAGCGATTTTAAATTTTTCATGATAAATGTATTTGTTTCTATGTTATACGTAATTGGATTTAAAAGGTTACAGTGATATCGAACATTGTGCTATTTTAATATAACACCCTCTTCGACCTCTTGAAGACTGTAATGAACCTGATCAACTCTCAGGGTATGATCGAACAATATCATTGCCTCTTCTTCTGTACATTGGCACACTGTTTTTAATTTAAAAGCGTCGGGTTTGGTAAACCAGAAACATTCTAAATTATAATTGGGTTGATTATATTCATTGGCAATGCTAAATAAACACCAGATAAATTTCTTTTCCATGATAGTGTACATTGGTTTTGCTTATGTTACTTAATTCCGCACATTGCTTTAAGCTCGGTTTTGATACGTTTAGCAACTTCGCCACGCCATGTTGATGCGTTGCTAAGGAAATATAGTACAATGCTCTTTGCGCTGTCCTGATAATAATCCTGATCAATTGTTGATAGCGTTCCCATTGCTTCAAGATAAGGGACTGCACCAAAGTAAACCTTTGACCAATTCGATTTAATTTCCTTTGCGATTGTGTGCAATGGGCGTGATGCGATTTTGTTCAGTGTCTGTGCCATAATAAGATTGTTTCTATGTTATACGTAAATCAAAAATAAAGGTTACAAAAAAAAACGAACATTGTGTACATTGGTTTTAATTAAAAACGAACATTGTGCTACTTCTTTTTTCGCTTCTTAATAAAGTATGTAATTCGCTCAGCTGTTATACAGATCAAAACAAAACCTATTAAGAAAACTATCATACCAATTTGAGTAATTTCGCCACCTCGGAATAATTCCATATTGAACATTGTGCTATTTATTAGTTATACGTGAATGATTGTAAAAGGTTACAACAATACCGAACTATTTACGAACATTGTTGCATCCTGTTTTTAATTAAAAATGATGCTCGGTTTTATCGGCTTTACGATGCTGTACATTATGTTGAGCAGTACAGGAACTGAATGCAATGAACATAAGCAAAGCCAAAATCTCATATACAAAAATCTTATCGGAAGACGCTTTTAAATTAAAAATGATTTTTAACATAACCTAAATATTGATAGTGAATACTGTTTTTAATTAAAAATGATACATTGTAACATTATGTAAAGCCAATTGGCTTGGATTAACTCCAAGCCAATTCGTAATCGCTCTTTAACATAATTCGTAACTTCTCCTTTGCCCGAAGATAGATCACCTTTACATTGCCTACGCTTATGTTCAGCTTTTCAGCGACTTCGGCTTGCGATAAGTCATCCAGAATAATATGTTCAACAACTTGCCGTTCCTTATCACGGAGTTTATCTATTGAACATAAAATCGAATTCATTGTTTCCGTTCTGAATATGGTATCTTTGTCACGTGGTGCAACAACTTCAAATTCACACATACCATCGGAATTAACATAATTTTGAATGTGATTGGTTTTCTGATTGTCATGGTGACGCTCAGAACGAACATAATCAATTACAACGTTCTTCGCTATATTATATACCCATGTGGAAACAGCGGATTTCTCTTTATCATAATCTTTTAGGTGTTGGGAAACCTTGATAAACACGTCGTTCGTAAGTTCCTCTGTTATAGGCACTTGCAAGCTCATTGCCTTTTTAATGTAGTGAAAAATACCACGATAGTACTGTTTGTAAATCGCATCAAATGAAGTAGTTGACTGTTCCATAACATAATAATTTAAAGTTTGTAACCCATTAAATAACTTCACAAAGGTAATACATTAATAAAGGTAATCCTAATTTTTTCACACTTATTTTTAATTTATTTTCATGATCCTGGTTTTCAGTCACTTAGAAAATGACTTTTAATTAAAATCATTTATTTTTAATTAAAAACAACAAACATGACAAAAGTCATAGTTTTCGCCTTCGTATGGCATTACCTTTGTACCCATCGAAGCAATATTGTTTCGATTAACGTTAAAAACAAACATAATATGGAAACTTTAAACAATTCAATCGCAATGGCTTCAAAAACAGGTAGTTACACAACAAATGATCTTTCAAACCTACTTTTTAATGTTGAAAAAGTTCCTTTCACAGATTATGACACTAATAGTGACTACGCATATAGTGTTAACGGCTATCCTAACGGAAATAAGACACTTTTAAACCAGTGTTCAAATGTTTATACACTTGTACCAAACAATGAAATTTTTGCGCCTGCACGTGAAATATTGGTGAACAAAGGTATCAACTTTTCCGAAACATACGACGTGATTAACAATGCACGTTTTTATGGTCAATACGTTCTCGACGGTGCTGATTATCACGTGGGTGGTTTATTGTCAGGTGATGTTATTAAACCAATTTTGAAAATTAACCATAGTTATAACGGTCTTACAAAGTACGCCATTACTTTTGGTTATTATCGCCTAATTTGCACCAACGGCCTTGTTATTCCAGTTGCTGAAAAAAGCGACTTCAATATTATGATCACTGGAAAACATACGAAATTGATTCATGAATCTATTAATCAATTGAATGAAAAAATACAGTTTTTCTGCGAAAATACAAACATCATTTGCAAAGGTTTTGATCAACTTGCTCAAAGAGAGTCACTTGACTTCGGTTCCCGTGTGATTGAAGTTTTAAACTTCGCTAAAATCGCCATTATTGATAACTCGAAATTCAATACTTTGAACTATGTTGAGAACATAATTATCAAAGAAGCTGCTCAACTTGACATAAAGGTAAATGATTGGTTAATCTATAACGGTATAAATCAATACATTAACGACGCCTCACTTAACATAAAAGCTCCAGAGGTGCGCTCAACTTCTGATAAATTAGTTTTTGACTATCTGGTGTCGCACCAATAAACCAAAAATAAGATCTTTAAAAATACCTTACTAACAAAGTAAGGTATTTTTTTTTGTCTTTGCCATTAGGGAAGCTGTTTTAAACCCTCCAGCTGCAAAGTTATACAAAGTATTAACCCAGCTTATTTAATGGCTTAAAACAGGCTTAAAATCGAATTTAATAGCAAAGGTATGATCTTAATTAATAACGTTTAATCTTAATTTAAAGTATTTTGATTTTAATTAAAAATAAATCAAAAACATGATAAAAATCATAGTTTGGGTTGCACCGTATGACTACTTTTGTATCATCAAAACGCTAATGTTTTGATTAACGTTAAAAACAAACATAATATGGAAACTTCAAAAAATTTGTTCATCATTTTTTCGTCTTTAGTTGGTTCTAAATTTGTAGGTCTAAATCATTACCTTTCCAAAGGTACAGGCGACTTATCAAATTACAGATTATGTTGCAATATCAGCGAAGAAAAAATGAAACAATCCGATCTTAGAAAATTGAAAAAAGTTAGCCACGAAGATTTAGTTAGGCTATCCAATGCTAAAGGTTTAGCAATATCCGTTTTTGAAACGGCTATCCAAAAATTGATAGCATCAGCAGAACAAAACCTATCCAAAGACCTTGAAAAGAGAACAGTAGCTTCACAGGCGCAAACTGACGCTTATATACATATCTGCAAAGGTATAAAGATAAATAAAGCTAATTTAGAAGTCTATATTTCAGGTATAGAAGTTAGCAAAACTGTTATAACTTCAGGCGGTTTAAAGAAAGCTACCAAACACGGCGATTTAGTTATAGCTCAAAATGCTATCAAATTCGATAAAAAGTTAGCCTCTCTAAAGTATAGGAATTTCACCCTATCTAATTTAGACACGCTAAAAGTTAGCGGTGAAACAATAGAGTTATAACTCTTAAAAGTTCTAACAAAAAAAGATAGCTTTTATAGCTATCTTTTTTATAGCTATAACTTCTATTAAACATAATACCGTATGCTCAACATATCATAATTATATGATAACCAAACGCTTAACATAAGTACTATGCGTTTTAAGCGTGTTTAAACGACCCTGTTTTGTGGTGGTGCAGTGTATCAACTGCATTCGAGATCGTTGAGCCTGAAGCCTCTCAAGTGTACCCAGAGGGGTATCCCTCCCCACCACCCCCCCCCCTCAGACCCCCCTCCCAGAGGGCTGGGGTGCAACAGCCAGAGTTCCGAAAGGCATAAAAAATTCTGGAAAATTTTTATGATTCTAAAACAACATTTTATAAAAACCCTGAAAATCAGGACGTTACCTCCTAATAATCAGGGTTTAAAAATTTTAAAAAAAAAATCCAGTGCCGATTATTTCTCCTTGAAGTAAGTGCATTTATTATTACAGCCACAGTAGAAGATATTGTTAAAACAGGTTACATGATCTCGGTTTTGTTTACAATGGATGTTCACGTATTCTTTTTTCACTGTTTCTATACCCAGCATTTTTGCATACTTTTCTGGTAGGTTATTGATATTGATTAAAGGGTTATTAATCTGTGTGAGTCTTTCGTCCACCTTTTCGATTTCCTTTTTGGTTTGGAGTTGTCTTTTGCTTTTGTACCATGCACGAATGCCGATTGGGTGAGTATGCAGCCAGAAGTCTTCGCCGTGTTTCTGGGTATTGAGATTGATTTTTGTTTCATGGTAGAATCCATAGAAGTTGGAGTCTTTGGCTTTTACTCCGATGACAGCATAGATGGTATTATCTTCTGATTCTAATCTTAATAGTTTTCCTTTATCTATTAAGCCGTTTCCCATGTATACGCTGATAAGTGGATTTGATTTGGTCATGATATTATAGATTTGATTTTAGAACTTCTTTTCTCATTTGTTCCATCAGGCTATCGCATATGATGGGGTCTTTTGTTAATCTGATAACTTCGGCTTCTAAGGCTTGACGTTTTAGGTTATTTCTTTCTATTTCTTCTATTTTCCATTGTTCGAAGCTAACCATGCTATGTCTGAACCATTTTAAGGCGTATTCGTTATTTGATTTCATGTTTTCCGCTATTAGGTGTTTAGTAATGCAACGGTTATCGACAACTTCGAGCTTATAGCATAAGTGCATATATTCTTCATCGTTACTTGTGAGCATTGAGATATATTTATCTGTGATACGCCTCACGTATTGTTGGTATTCTCTTATGCAGCTCATGATGTTATTTAAGTATGATCATTTTTCCGCATACTTCGAGAATAAGGATATTATCTTCGAAGTAAGATACTGCGCATTCTTCTAAGCGGACTTTAGTGTTTTCGTTTTCTAAGACGAAGTCTTGTTTATAACCGAAATTTTCTCGGTGATATGATCGTTGGCAATCATAATAGAGTTTGGTTAGGAAATGGTTTACATCGGCGGAGGAGTCGGGGCTTGCTAAGAGTAGCTTCACTTGATGTATTTCGTATCTCTCGAAATCATGTTTAAAGTCTAAGCTTGTGTCGGGAGTTAGTCTGACTTTATCTAAAAGTCCTTTACAATCGAATGTATAGTCTCTCACCGTTACGGTGTAGTTACCATTCTCGTTTATTACAAAATCGTTTAAATTCATATTAATTTATTTTATATGTTGAATATTCCTTTGTTGTATCGTCAGTAAGGTTATAGTTACCGAATAGCATTTTCCATCTAATTTTTTGAAAGTTGGAATTAGCGTGAAAGCTCCAGAATTTATTCACCCATTCTTTTTTCTCTGTAAGGTTTTGTGATTTAATAAAAGCTATGACGTCGTCCATTTTCTTTGGGTTTTCGTCTTTGAGTTTATTTTGAATCGTATTGAGGATAATATTTGTCATGCTATTCTCAGGGACTTTCAGGCTTACGCTTTGGTTGATCATATTGAGTTCGGCTTTGGTTGAGTTCAATGCTTTATTCATTATCTCATATAGGTTTTTACCATTATGATAGAATCCGTTATTGAACATACCTTTATACATACATCTGTTGTCATCTGGTAATAAGCATAGGCAACCATTTGCATGAGCATCCATTGCCGCCATGTTCCATGTTGCGTAGCCTTTGGTATTACAGACAGCGAAGTGAGAGTTTTTAATTAAAAACCCATAGTCTTTGAAGTCCAATCGTTTTTGTATAACAAAGTCTATGGCTTCGATTTCTTTTCGATTTGTGAGATTAGCGTCATCGGTTAGCCATAGAACGAAATCGTCTCTTTCTGTCCACAGTTTTTTACAAGCATTTAGAACATCTTTCCAGCCAGTTGTTTCGTTACAGCGATGATTGAATAAGATAATTTTCTTATCAGGTAATTCAACAGGATTTGTGCCGAAGATAGTAGGTTGAGGTTTAAAGTATCCAACTTTTATCTCTGCTGGGTTTTTTATATTCTTATCGATCTCTTTTGTGAACAACGACAGTGCGTAGGTGCTATGAAAGAAAGAAATATCAGAATTAAGTGCTCCGTCGTATTGTCGCCAGAAGAAACCGCTTAATTCTTTTGAGAACTTACATGATGCTTCGCAGTCTATCCAATGGTAGAATGAAAATATGATTGGCTTTTCTCTTTTCTGGTTTTCGAAGACTACCCTAAGATTAGCCGATACCTCTGGTTGATTATTAATGATAAGATCAATATCTACACTATAAGGTAAAGATTTCGTTATGATATTACGATTGAAGTGATATCGGTTTTGGTGAATAGATGTTGAGTAATCATAATCTATTAATTCGATAATTCGATTAGCTGGAAAGAATTCTCTCTTGGTATCTTTAGGTACTAAGATAACATATCTCCAATTTGAAGGTAGTTCTGATAATAATTGTTTTGTATATAGGAAGCCAGAGTCTTTCTCGTAGATAAATTTCTTTGAGATTTTATCTACGACTAATGGATTCATATAAATCAGTACTCTAAGACTTGGTATCATTCTTTTCGTTTATTAATTCAATTGTCTTTTTTATCATGGCGTTCATTGCCATACTTTGTGTTTCATGATAACCAACAAAGTATAGGTCATATTCGTCACCAGCCATTGCGCCATATTCTTTTAAGCGTGTGTCATATGTTGGCGATATGAAATAGCCATATTTCGCCATTAGCCAATCAGCTGCTTGTTGGATTATAGGTGCTGCTGTATTTGTGCCAAACTCGTCATTAGTACAAATCTTAATACTTTCCGTAGGCTTCTGAGATAACATATGGAGATACGGCTCTGTTGAGTAAAATGCGATACATGGTTCATTAAAACCCAAAAGCTTTAATGATTCGGCTATATCATAAGGAACGAATAAATCTTTCACTATTTCATCACTTTTCATTTTAAGGCAGTATTATTTTCAACAATTCGACACATTTTTCTTTATCACGGCTAAGCAACACTCGGTTGCCTTGATCATCCTTCACCCAGAAACCATAAACAAAGTCATACCCGTAATCACCTTTATCTTCTTCGATTGTCACAGGATTTTTATCAATGAGTTCATATGCCTTTAATGTGGCTTCCTCGAATATCCGCCATAAAATTCGTTTAGTGTTCGGCATATCGTCTTCAAAAAAATCTTTATTCACCATTTTTATCTAATTATTAGTTTTCCATCAATATCTATATACCATTGTGATTTACCACAAACATCTATTGCAAGTATATCTTCAACTTTATAAACATGTCCTTTGTTATTGGGATTAGGATCATGTACCACATTTAAATCTTTATCTATAATAACAGAATGTGTAATACTGCCACCAAAATAAATGCTATTAACTGTGGCAACCCAATATCCATTAACCCCTTTATCAACAGCAAGCACTTCTTTAGTTTGCTCAATATCTCTTTGAGGATTAAAACAGCACAAATCATAGCCTCGGTCAATATACATTTGCCCCATAACATTAAACCAATTACAATCAAGTTCAATAAAATTAGGTACTTCATCTAAAGTTAAATCAAATATACTGGCAATAGTAGCTTGCATACAATTACCATGACCCTTATCTATTATAGTTTGATAAATCTTTTTCATCTGCGTCTGATTCCCCTATTTATATACCATTTCCATAATTCTGGAAAGTAATCGAATATAAGCGAACTTATTCCACGCTTAAAATTGTTTGACCAATTACCATGATTACATGCTACACACTTCTCGTCGTAGTCGGGATGCATACTACATATCGAAATCCATGTCGCCTTATTTAAAAACTTTCCTCTGGTTCTCATTTCGATTCGTTTTGTGCGGCATTGCGCCAAATGTCTCTGGCTTTATCTGCTCTGTTTAAATGCCTTGGCAATTCTTCGTTAATTGTTTCAAATAAAGATTTAACTCCTTCCTCAAAAGGCTGCAAATATGCCTTGCCTAATTTATCATAGAAAGTATTTAAAAATTCCTTTGCGCCATAAACAGTGATTGCCTGTAATGCTCTGGCTTCCACTTCTGTTAGCGATAAGATTACGCCTACAGTTAAATTTGATGTTGATCTTACTTTTTCCATTATATTTTATATATAACATGTTTTCTAATCATGTTAGGGTTAATAATTTCGAGCACATTTACTCCACCTGTTGATGGTGCATATTTCCACTCTTGACCAAACCAGAATTCATCGGGTGTGTCTATATCAGCAAATACATAAGGTTCACCATACACTAATGGTATATCATCAACTACGAATGACCCATTGTCAACTGTTTTTATAATCATTATTTATTTTTTGGTTGTAATTCGATATAAATAAGCCTGTCGATTTCTGCTGCTATTAATGCTCCAGCTGTTATAAGTTTATCTTTATATTTCTTTTCTTTCATATGATCAACAGTTGCTGGATTCCAATGATCTGGACTTCTCTCATAGGACTTATCCAATAAGCCTAAAGCACCCCTTACCAAAGGCATTATATATGGAAAATTAGAGTCCGATACACTGTTGAATTTAACGTCGGCTTCAATGGTATTATGATGTTTTGTTACCATTTCATTTCTTTCTTTTGAAATTAACTCAACGCCTGATAAAGATTTACCTTCGTTTTCCATTTCTTCAATTATTGTTTTTAGTTTATTATGCTTCACTGATTTTAGTTTTAAGCGTTCCGTTCTACCAACAAGCTCCTTTATTGATCTGAATATGAGGCATGTGGGGATACTGTTATTGTTGCCATTATATTTTGTAACTACGATAAGTAATTGGTCATCATTATGATTATACATTTTTTCATAATGATCAACCCAATATGTCAGCACAGAACTGGAATAGGTGGTATCGTCCATAACATATTCATGCCAGCATGATATATTAAGCTCTGGGATATCAATAAATATATTGCCTTCTAATTTATTTACCTGTTTTAAAAACTTATGCATATATTACTTATTCATTTAACGGTACAAAAATAGTTAATAAATTTCGAATAATCAAGTTTTATTTGAAATTTCAATTATTTATTATAAAATATTACTAATGCTGAATATCAAAGAAATTATTAATGAAGAAATTGAGGCTCTGGATGGGCTTGCGTGGCTACAAGATTCAACAGCACATATTAGACATCGTAGTTTTCCATTTACAAAAGCTCTTGGTGCTATTATGAATGACAGTAGAAGAGTCACAACATTCCATGTTAGCAATGTTGATAGTATCGGGTATATTAAAGAATTTGTAGGTAAGGATGTAGCCATATCGACATTTAAATTCATGCAGGAATACAGGCTTAAATCAATGGACGGCATCCAAACCGATGGAGGTATTATATATCAAATGACTGGTGACCTAATAATTGATTCGACAAGTGATATCATGTCACGCCCAGATGATCAGGGTAGACGTTGGATTGATATTGAGGATTATGTACCCCGAAAAGTTAGGGAAATATTTAGACCCATAAAACAAGAATGGATACAGCATTTAAAAACTATTCCAAGATTTAGTGATCTTGAGGCTAAAAACGGAACATATGGCTTAAGTATAACCGAAGATGAAAAGAATGAATTTATTAATTTATATATAAGCGAAAGTGATAAATTTTTACAACAATATAAGACAGAATTAGCTGATGCTTTTATAGATGTTCAGAGCAGTGATAACTGGAATGAAATGCTTATTACCAATATTGAAGTTGTTGACGTTTTATGGACAATAATTAGGACTGGCTGGTATAGTGATTATGTTAGATTATCGGAATATGAATATAAATTGAATGATGATGAACAAAAAGAGCTTGATGGATATAATGAATACGTGAACAAAATGCGTACAGACCTTGAGAGTTTTATCACAGGTACAGCATATTTCACAACAACCACCGATGAAGCTATAAAATTTATCGAAGATAGAGGTGGATTTACAGATTCGAACAAATATATGACAAATGTTATAAACAATAACAATCACTCAGAATAAACCTGAGTGATTGTTATGATGTTTTAGAAGCTATAGGATTCCTCCTGTGGTGGAATATATTCACCAAACACCTGTTCTATTTTTACGAGTTTACCATCAACGCAGCCATATACATCCTTCCAAATCTCAACATTAAAACTATAGGGATTTGTATTATATGCTAATACACCTTTATAGACCAATTCGATTATATCCTCCGATACAAGTGTATCAATTAGATCAACGCTTGAGTATTTTGAGACAAACATATTGGTGCTTGTGTTATTCCAAGGATATGTGCTCGAAGTAGCAATACCTGTCATTGATCCCGAAAATGGATAGCCTGCTTTTATATCTGTTAAATTCTTTTCCATAATAATATTTTTTACAAAAGTAAACATTATTATTACAATATGCAAGTATTAATCGCCCAAAACCTGTTTTTCCTTGCCCCATTCAACCTTTTCCTTACCACACAGTAAATACATAGTAAAGCCTTCATTATCTTTATTAGGTTTTTCCTCGTAAGTGACTATCTTCCAACCTTCAACGATTAATGAGTCTAAGAATTTCTGAATATCCTCCTGATTATATCCTAAATCAAATGTTTTTGTTGATCTTTTATATCTGATAAAATTTGCCATATTATGTAATGCATTAGAGCATATGTGATAAATAGTCAGACTTTCATTTATGCTTTGGGTTTATAAAACTCGTCTGATTCTATTTCCATTTTTAACTCAATGTATCTTTTGTATTTCTCTTTTTTTCTTTTGTTTAAAGCTTTTGGGTTTACAACGTCCAAAAGCTTATCAGAACATTCCCATTCGCTTATAACCTGTATTACTTCTCTGTTAGGGGATTCTCCTCGTAATAGTATTAAATCATCATCTGATAATCTTTCTACTTTGCCACCCACATGAACAATACTTTCATAAGAATTATCTGATTCTCCAAATGCACCATGTCCTTCATTTAATAACCTACTGGTAACTATACCAATAGTTATTCCTTCTTCAACTGTTACTAATTCTATTTTCATATTTGAGATATAAAGTTTCGAACGAATTCGGCATCCTTTGCATACATATTATTCCACAGAACAATGTCTTTACAGTATGTAACATATTCATCGCCTGTATAAGCTGCTATAAATTTGTCTATGATATGCTCAATATGCCCAACATCAAGTAAGTCGTCATAGTTGCGCATAACTATCGTTATAGCCCACGCTTTAGCTTCCTTTGAGACTTCTTTATGTTTTAATTCAATATGCTTAAAACAGGCTTCCATGATGAATGCTGACAGCAGCATGTCATATGAATGTGATTGGATATAATTAGAAAAGCCGTTATACTTTGCGAGTAATTCGGCTTTTCCTTCTTCTGGTAAATTTGCTATTGTTTCTCTCATTTAAATAAGTAAAAGGGGAGTTAGATCGTAATACAAATAATGATAATAAATGAGTCTTGATTTTTTACGAATGAGTCTTGATAACTGTGAGAAATGAATCTTAACGAACTATATCATTATCGTTTTTTTGTCATGTAAATATGCCAAAGGCATATCGCTATCAAATATCTATAAAATCCTCTAACGTCCCTATATTGTTAAAAATTTTCGATTTCGGTTGTGTAATTGAATGTATCAATTTCTTCCTGAATCAAATCAACCTCTGTTTGATAAAATTGAATCCATTTGTCTTTTGTAAGCTCATTATAAGTTACAACATATTTAATGGCGACAGCTTCATATCCACGATTGACAGACCCTTCGGTTGTTGACATTGAACTCCAAAAATTAATCAAACCTTTGTATTCAGATAATTTATAAATAAGCTCCTGAATTTTAACATTGGCTTTATTAATCGATATTTTTAGAGTAATCAACTCTTTAACCTTACCGATCAACTGATCGTGCAGTTCTTGCACATCATAGCTGACGGTAGTTCCCTCGATAATCGAATTTTTACTCTGGATTTTCGATTTCAGCTGAGCAATTTCTCCAGCTAATTTCTTTTTATACTTCAATGCTTTCTGTAGTTTCATATTTTATATTTTTATTTTACAAAATTACTCATTAATTTTCAAAACTGCAACGAATTTTTCACGAATTTTTAAAATATCGCTGTTCATTATGAATTTATTATAATTATCTCCAAGGTTTTCTTTAAAAAGTCTCAAAGATTCACCAAGTTCCTTACCTTTTAGATCAGGAAACCATTCCATAACGATTTTTCCGTTAAACTTTTTAGAAAGTTGCAAATAAAATTCATCTTGTTTACGAATTTTATCTAATTCTATTTTCAAAAGTGCATCAGGAAAAGATTTATCGATGAAATCAATATAGTTTTCTTTATTTTTATCAAAAGTATACTTAGTTCCGATATTATTTTCATTCATGAACGTAAGAAATTCATTATATGATTTTCTTTTCTTATTTCTTTTACGATCTATGTGATTTAAATCCTCGAATTGAAAAATTCCTGTGTCGAAAAATTTAGATTTCATTACAAAATCATAAATCTCGTCGATAGAATTAAATCCGAGCAAGTATCTGTCGTAATCGTAATCACAAAACTCAAAAATTGCTCTTGGGTCTTTAGAGATTGGAATCTTATGAGTGCTTCTTCCATCAAAGTTTCTGAATTTGTAAAACAAACCGTCCCATCCGTATGAAAGATTAAACTTATGATAAGTTTTTCCCATAATATTTCCTAAAGGATCAAAAGAGAAATAAGTATTTGCGATTTCCCATCCACTTTCTTCAATTGGGATGAAATCAATTTGAAAATCTTCGAAGTCAAATGAGATTACACCGCCATTATTATGAATAGCATTTGGCTTAATAATATTTTCGACAAAACTCAACAAATTAATTCCTCCACCAGTGCCGAAAGTTCTTTCAGGAATTTTAATTAGCAAGTCCAAGTCTCCATGATCTTTCTTCTCGGCGAAACATCTAACAATAGCGGTTTCAAGCCCAGCTTCGGACATAACGATATCTTGCATCTTCTTGCCGATTCTCAAAAACTCGTCGGTGTCTTTCCTATCGGTAAAAACTCCGTATTTTTTTAATGCTTTTCCGCCCATGATAAATAAAAAAAGGAAACAACTTTAATGCTGTTTCCCTTTTATACGTAAAAATGTTTCAAATGTTACAATAAATCTCAACTAATTTTAAAAGAAATTATCGAGCCTTTAATAATCGATTCGGAGAATTCATAATCGTCAACATCATCGTTGCTTGTAATGTAATCCATGATCTCTTCTATGTCAGTCTCGCATGTGTCATTCAAATATTCCTCAACGCATACAACATCACCGAAAGTGATATCGTTATCATCAAGCTCTTCCTGACAGTCGTCTAATTCTTCTGCATCGTTATCGAAATCGTAAGTCCATACAATGGTGTCGCCCTTTAAAGTCAACTCACCTGTTAATTTTTCCTGTAATTGCTTATTGTCTTGAAGCTTTTTAAATAAATTTTTAATCTTTTTCATATTCAAATTTTTGTTATAAATAGTGACCTTACAGGCTAAAGACCTCTACCTTATCATCATTTATTCCAATATGAATCGGAGGATACTCTATCTTGTTATGCACGTTGGCATTACAAGCATTTATATAGTGAGTCCCATCGAATTCAATAACGCCATGTTTATCGTGAATATGACCAAATACACTTACAAGAGGCTTGATTCTATTGGTGACTTCGTAATATAATGTCGATGAACCAGTATAATCACAACCTACAAAATCTAAGATTCCTTTTGGAGGACAATGTGTAATTAAGATATCCGTATCATCAGGAACAGCTTCCCAATGATCTTTCAATCTAAACTCTTCTTTCATGAAAGCCCAATCAAAAAAGACAGGTGAGACAGGAGTACCATAAATGTTTAAGCCTAATACCTCAACGCCATCATCCTCAAGATAAATTAAATTACTTGGAATGAGCGATTTTGCTAATCCCTTGCTCGTATCAAACAGCCAGTCATGATTTCCAGCAATAAAGATACGATACTTGAAGTCACCAACTTTTGAAAACCATTTCAAAAAGGCTTTAACCTCATGTTCATGACCCATACTGGTGAAGTCACCGCTATGGATAAGAATATCGGCATTTGGTAATACCAATTTCTTATGTCCATTATGTGTGTCTGATATTAAGCAAGCTGTTGTCATTTGTAATCGTCATTATATTTATATTGAAACCTAAATCCTGGCAACATGTGCCTAAGTGCGTCAAAATAAGCGTCATACGGACTATCAAATGATTCGTCACAGTAATAATTATTATTATAAGATTGACCCACATCAAATCTATATGCGCCCTTAAATCTTAAATAAGTTTTTGGGTAGTCTACAAACTTCATCGAGCAGTAACTCGCATCGACATGAATTTTGTATTTAACGTATAGCCATTTGATAATGCTTTGGCATTCTTCGTCACGTTCTAATCCTTTCGGAGTATAACCCATAATCTCGTAAGACCTTACCAGTGTTTTTAGTTTCATAAATCCTCATTTTTTGTGTAACCAAATTGCTCACATCCCCAAAAGCCATGTCCATCCTCTATCTCAATATCTGATATTGACTTAGACTCAGTATTATCCGCCATAATTTATTTTCTTAACCAAGGTATATCATTAATAGAACTAATTCGCATATGACCAACGTCATGCCTTATATTCCAAGGAGTTGTAAGCAAATATGTAAACACTCCATGATTGTTAAGGTCAACAAAGTTATCGAAAGAATCATCGATAAATATCTCAACACCAGCTTCTTTAGCTAATTCAACCTTAGACTGTCTTGTTTCCAAAGTGTATACTTGCTTACTTGGAAAGTGATTAGCATCAAGCCATTGCTCCGTTACTTCTTTCTTTACTGGACGAGAAGTTATGTAACAATGAGGGTCGTATAATAAATCCTCTGCTTTTATCATCGTTTTCATATTCAAATAGAAAGCATCTAACGTGCCAGCTACTTTCATAGCATCAAAGCGATCACGAATATGTCGGTCTGTATACCATGTTGTTGGAAACTCTAAGCATTCTGGGTGAATATCATGCCATGCTCCCATAAAGTCAGCAAGTACACCATCAATATCCCATCCGATTTTAGGAATCTTTAGATAACTCTTATAACGATCATCGCCCTGTGGAAAATCGTGATATAATCCATTTAAAAAATGAGCATTACAAGCCAAATTTGATACATGTAATTTTCCACTTCCACCTTCGCCATCGTCATAATCTTCACCAAGTTCAATAGCAGCTAAATGCCTTTTCAAAGATGCTATTATTGATTTCCAAGACATACCCAATCTCCAATTATCAGGGCTATACTTGCTTGCGCCATATGTTAACACATCTACCATGTCTCTATGAGACTTTGCATGAACAAGGTCGTATCTCAATTTACCCTGATTAAATCTTAATCCCTTGCCTATTCCTGTCGTTAAATCATCATTATTTTCACTCATTTTTTATATATTTTGTTATAAATTTTCCTATTCTGCTTCTTTTACCCAAACAACACATTCTTATCTCAGCTTCTTTACATTTTAAATGATCTGCGCAAAACTTTACAGATTCGAATTCGTCGATAAATATACCATCAATATTATAAAGGTATACATGTTTTCGTCTCAACTTATTAGCGACATACATAATATCACTATCTGTCAGTATATCATTTTCGAATAATATTATATTTTTTTCGATATACACTAATTTTCTTTTTGATAAAACTACGGACAAGTTTCCTCTCGATCCTCCGTGAGCCTCAATATATTCTTTAGCACTATCATATTTTTTTATAAATTCGCCATTTAAACTATAGACATTGAACGGTTTGGAAATACCTCGCTCATCGGTATTTAATCCATTTCCTGTTAAGGATTTATTTATCTTTTTTAGTCTTTTTTCATTATTATGAGTCTCAGACATATTATATGCAAATCTATAATCCTCAACATTTGCGATATTATATCCCAATTTTCTGATATTGGATGAATATAACTTAATAAATTCAGCTTCATATCTTGAGCAGTCATTTGAATCGCATATAAATAAAACCTCGAATGAAAAATTGTCCTCACCATAAAAATTCCAAGCATTTTGCAAATGTTCGTTGTAATGAGTATTGTTTTTCAAATTTCTTAAATGCTTTCTTTTTCTTGATCCTATCGAACTCTTACTACTTCCGACATATAATTTATTGTTTTTTAAATTCCTTATACAATAAATTCCAGTTTTTGTGCCATTTCCATCGTAATTAATTAATTTCATAATATAAACTTTATTATAAATACGTGGGTAGTAACTAATAATTTTAATTTCATGCCAATTATTATAAGCATATTTATCCGAATATGCTTACGCCAAACTTCTTATTTAGTTCTTGATACGGTGCTACAATTGTTACACTCGTAGTTTTTATATCCTCATTGATTGAATATATTTCCAACTCAGAAGGATCAATCTGATAATCCTCAACGGTTTGTATTTTTTCAGATTTAGACTTTTCACGAATGTCTTCAACATATGTGAAAACTGCTCTAAGGTGTCCAGCCTTTAAATCGGGATGCGATGCAATTCGTAATGAGCCATATGGCTTCTCTGTTTCATTTTGTTTCAATATCCAACGAGCATCAACTCGTAGTTCTGTAACTACGCCGACCACCCTTTCCCAATAAGTATCATTTAAATCTATCATATAATTATTTTGTGCAAAAATACAAAAAAACTATATCGAATGCAAGTTAAAAATATGATTCAGGTAAAATAAATTCATGGATGTTAGATACATACTCAGCACTGCCATGAAACCATGAAGTGGTTTGAGCATCAGCTAATGGCGTTAATGGAAACGGACTACTACCAGTGAATGTAGATGAAAAGGAATTTACGCTAATGGCAAATCCGCCCTCTATACGATAGATTCTAAACAGATCGCCATGACGCTTATCTCTAAAGATATCGCCGTCATATGCCTCTCTACCATCGATGTAATCGAGTCCAGTGTATTCGTGTAATATGAATTTTGAGTCATCGAATATTACTCCATTGAGTTGATCATGTTGAATGATGCCCGATGTTTTATCACTTGATAAATTTATTTGCAAAACATCGCACATGATTTTATCATTCACGCAATATACTTTAAATTTTCGTTGATAAGAATCTAATATTGTAAGCATTTATATGTTTTTAATTAATAATGAAACCCATGCCAGCACCTAACGAATTGTTTGTTGCCTTTATGAAAAGTGTAAGACCGTCTTTAAATTGATAGCCAGCAAATAAACCTATATTAGGGTGCATTTCAACTCTACTATTGATTTGATCAATCGCCCCAACTACTGAACCTATGGGTTGATCAAATGTTGTGGTTGTTATTACTCCGTCAACAACGGTGATATTCACCTCTGTATTTGGCACAGTCTCAACGCAAATCCTTGAAATATCATTCCGATTGATCACAGTAACGCCAAGTGTCGGAATCAAATAAAAGCCTTTTAAAGCCTTCTGATTGAATGCCCAGCCAACGTCATAACTCTTTACAGAGTTTTCAATAGAAATCGAATAACTGGCGTAAGCGTTATGTATCATAAAGTTAGCATTGATCAATGCTTCGCCACTTATGAAGTCTTTGCCGAAGCCCATCGACAGTACGTTGATGGGCTTCTGGGCTTGACTTGTGATTCCTATTAACAAAAGAATTGCTAATAGTATTGTTTTCATTTATAGAGTAACTGTACCAGTGATCTCGGTATTGTTAATCAATGTGGTTGTGAAACAACCTTTACCTAATGCTTGAGGGTCTGCAAACATTGTGATCGTAAAGTTATATCCAGCTTGTAGCCAGTTATTAGCGAATGCGGACGTTATGCCAGTCGCTGTTGTACCAGTCGCAGTTGTAGCTGTAATAAGAACATTTGTCTTGATTGGTGTATTATCATTCTTCCTTGTGATGGAATATCTCACCTGCATACCATCAGAGCCTCGCCCAAAAAATTCATAAATCTCGAAATAAGTTTTAGTGCCTTCTGTAACGATATGTCCTGTAGGAAAGGTAGTTACACCTAACATATATACAGGTGCTACGCCAGCATGCCCACTACCATTAATACTAAATGTCTCGCTATAAGATGTTCCAGTTGCCATCAATGGAAATGCGTTAAAACCCCTAACATTAGTAGTTTGTGTAAAAATCCAAGATGATTCACCAAGAACGATATTAGAGTAGTCAACCTCTCTCACAGTTCCTGTAAATGTAAACACGAAATTAAAGTTGGTATTTTTAGCTACGTCTGATACATCAAGTCTTAATCTCGAATTAATCTCGTATGCCATCATTTGTGTTAATGGAATCTGAGTACCATTAAGAGTGAAACCATTAGCAGGGGTCTCATAAATACCATAAAACTTAACAACGTTGTCTTTCATCACTTTAGCAACCACACGAATTTGCATGTTAAGTGGTACGTCAATGAAACATGTTTGACATTCATTAGGATAGTTAGTTGTCCAAGAATAATCATTCGCTGTTTGAGCACCTGTACCATCTTTAAATAATTCTTTTCCAGCTGGAATCCAAGTGCTACCAGATTTTACCCAAAACTCATAGGTGATCTTATTCACCGATGCATCAGCTGATTTAGTTACAAGTTCAGAACCCTGAACCAATGTTACCTGTGGCAACAGCATTTTGCCAGTAGTCGGCGTTACGATGTCAGACTGTTTCTGACAAGACACAAGTGCTAAGAGTAATAGCACGAAAGAAAATAAAAAATTTTTCATATAAAATAATAATTAAAGTTTACACATAGATTAGGCTATGCCCTGTTTAAAATTCGATACAAAAGTAAAATCTTTTTATTTATCTTGCAAGTGTTTTTCTATAAAATTATTAAATTATTTTTTTACTGCAAATAACAATCTGCGTATTTGATCCTTCGTGAGTCTTAAAATGCTTATCGATCACGAAAAATTTGCTTAAGTAATTGTTAAACTCGGTCATATCCCATTCACGCACATGTGCTGAATTTGAGGGCATTCCAAGTTGTAATCCAGAATACATATGTAATTTATCTGGAGTTGAGAAAACTATTTTCTTAAAATCATATTTAAGCAATTCTTCGAGAAATCCATTTGGCTCTGGAATATGTTCGATCACATCCGAACATATGAAAACGTCATATTTACCATCAATTGACAGTTCATGCAGTCCGCCCCATTTCTTTTCAGGGTATTGTCTTCTTAAAAAAGAGACTGTTGGCTCAAGATCAATTCCAAATGTATCAAACTTATCGAAGTGCTTAATCAGTTTAAAACCGCTGCCAGTTCCAATATCAACAACTGATTTAAAATCATTTTCTTTCAGAGTAGCCTCAGCAGCATCATAAACATCGTCTTGGTATTCGTCTTTGAATGATGTGTCATCAAAGTATGCATTATTCAATCTATGTGAATAATTGTCAGGTAAGCAATAGTTATCCATTGTTTATCGTATTAAAAGTTTTCTTTAAAATAATTTTCAGCAAATATTTCGGAATTAACGTATTTCTGATAGTCCAATTGAGTTGGATATCCACTTACATACATTACAGACTGATCTTTGCCACCATCAGTTTCTTTTTCGGAATACGTTCTAATCTCAGAAGGTATTTGAGAGAAATAGCCATGTACTGCGTCTTTATTTATATCGTGATTTTTAAATTTAAAACCTTTAAGTATTAAACTCCTAAACCATGCGTCACCCAAGTCTAATAAATCGTAAGCACCGAATAAGGGTGTGTTACCTTTAGGGTAACAATTAGCCATCGCAACATTTCTATCGATAATACATGCAAACTCATTTAGTCTACATTCTGGTAAAGGCATTGGGTTTATTCTATCTACCAGTTGGTTGTGCTGCGTATATCTCGCTGGAACATATGACTTAGTAAGAGTTATAACCTCTTCATACGTTGGCTTGTATTGATCATGTCTATCGCCGTCACATAGGTTAGCCATAAAAGCTGGACAATTCCAACACTGACCGATTAACCCCACGCCAGCTTGACCATTAGCTTTTGCAAGCATATTACCGATTATGTCTTCGGTATACAATATATCATTATGCGTGATGAAAACATAATTCTTATCGGAATTCTCAATGCCATACTGATATCTAAACACATAACGCTCATTAGGATTTGCCATGTTATTATGGGTTACAGTTATGAATCTGTAAACGTCAGGCATATATCGAATAACATTATCGAATTCTTTATAAATAAATTCGATATTAGCACCATAAGGCTGCTGTCTTTCTTCGATAATATATATCTTATCAATATGTTCACCACTTACTTTCATTAATGATTTTAGTGTGCATAGCGTCTGCCAAGGCTTCCCATAAACATTTATAATTACGTCAACTCTCTCCATAGTATTATTTTATTATGTCATTCACATGTCGATTCCAACCAATGTGCTCGACATGCTTATCTTTTAGTATTGCGGATGATAATCCGAGTTCATTATATTTCATAGAAAGATCGACTTCATGACCAATAGACTCATATGGAGCTATGAGTTTATAATCACTTAATCGCCTTAATGCTGGGTTGAATGAGAAACCATGCCACATAATTAAATAATTATGATTTACAACATCGAATTTATCATTAAAATATGTTGAAGGGTGTCCATTAGTATCATTGTGTGCTCGAAGCCACACCATCATTATGTTGGAATTATTATCAAGTATGTCCATACTCTTCTCAATGAAACCATCTTGCGTGAATAGCCAATCGTCTTCGCAATGAAATATGTATTCAGTATCTATTTTTGAATACATATTATCAATTGATCTTATTTGACCCATTCGTGTTTCGTTTATTATCCATTCAATATTCAAGGCTGAATATTTCTCAATCAAATGATCATTCAATCCGATTATTGTTGAGTCTTCTGTGATATAATATTTTTCGATTGGGTATGTGTTATGTGCCATGAATGAATCCACAGTTCTTTCTAAGAGATCAGGTCTCCCACAAGATGTTAATGCAAACGACACTTTTCTCATATCCAATCATTTATGCGGATAGAGAGGGATTCGAACCCTCGGCACGACTTTCGCCGTACAACAACTTAGCAGGTTGTCCCGATAAACCAGACTCTGGCATCTATCCTTTTTACAAAAGTACTTATAATTATTAACAAATACAAGTCAATAATTATAGTTTTAATCCTAATTTTATTAATTCTTTTCTCTTCCAAACTTCCAACGGTTCAGTAAATTGACTCCATTTAATTCGATCTAACTCTGTCTCATACCCTTTAACCTCGATATATTTATTCTCGTTAATTAAATAAAAATCGGGAGTGTAAAAAGCATTTTTATTTTTTATGGTATTAAAATATTGAAACCTTTTAGTATTTCTAATCCATTTCATATTGTTTTCATCGAAATACTGTGAAACTTTTAACTCCCAAGTCCCATCCAATAAAACATCACCAGCGATATTACTATGATATCTTATTTTCTCGCATCTGCCTGCTTTAGGCATCCATCCAGACTTATAACGGTCTTTAATTTTTTCGGATATTTTTCTCTTTCGTGAATTTTCAATATCAATGGTTTTACCGATTCCAGTACATGCGCCTCTTTTTCCTACAATAGCTTTAATTATTTTTTGTTTGATTACCTGTGATTTCTCAGTACCATAAATTTCATCGAAAGTTTTACCCTTATTTATAGTATTAAAATTTCTACATTCGTCAGGTATTTTATGATTGAAAATATTTCCGTCGCCATGAATTCTCCACATGTGTGACCCAAAGCCATAAAATTTAATTTCCTTTCCACAAATTTCGCAATTAACGACTTTACCTATATTATCGTGTCTGATCAGTGTTTTATTAGCTTTTATCTGACAAGTATTAAATTTTTCATGATTAACATAATATCTATGACTTTTAAATATTTTTCCACATAAATCACAGGTAAACTCATGCTCAGCATTATGAGTTAACTGGTAATGATTAGCAATATCACTCGCCTTTTCAGTTACATAACTACAAATTTTACATTTATACTCCTTCATATAATAATTTACATATAAATACTAAGCAATATAAAATTATACTATCCTCTTTACCACTTGAGTACGCTTCCAGTTTTTATTTTTGCAAAGTTAATCATTTATTAATGGTCTGCAAATAAAGTTGCTGATTTTTAACAAAATATTCTCTCTTTCCTGTATAATCAGTTTTTTTATGTGCTTGGTGAATCACGAATGGACTGTCAATAATTCTAACTTCCATTCCTTTCTTTAATATCCTATGCATAAAATCATTATCCTCATAGGCTATGCCATTTGCATATTTCTCGTCAAACCCTTTAAGATCATCCAAATCCTTTTTTGAAATTGCTGAACAGAAATGTAATCCATTCGCATTATATTTTGAATGATTATACCAGCCATTTTCACAATCATCAATAGGGTTGCGATTGTTTATAGGTTCGATTATATTTAAAGACTCTTTTATGATTGTTGTATTATCGGCAATATTATCAATTAGTGCCAGTAATTTGGTATCAATTGAATAGCATCCGAAACTTAGGTATACATTCTCTTTTATGTTATTTAAAGCATAATCAATAACATCACCCATATGCATGCATTCAGCATTTTGAATTATAATTATATCTCCTATGGCTTGCTTAAATCCGATATTGTATGGTACTGATGAATTCATCCATGTTTTATCTTCGGGTTCAATTCGAATAATCTTTAAATTTAAAGTGCATTTTAAATCGTCAAGTTTATTATCATTATCACTACCATCATCGACAATAATTATTTCGATCTCGTCACGGTGCTTAGATAATTCGATTGTTTTTAATGTATTAATTAACAGATTTTTTCTGTTGTAATACGTCAGGACTATTGATAGGCTTGTGTTCATTTTTGGTCATATATTTATTAAATACAGGCTCTTCGAAAATAAAATGAGGCTTAATCCATAGAGTCCATCCATCATATTGGTCAAAATAATCATACGTCCTAAAATTTGATTCATGTAAGTGGGTTGTAATAATGCTTTTGGATGGGTTTAGTACTTTATAGCCTTTGTTAAAAAATTCATAAGCAATTTTATTATCGCATCCCATTTTACCTAACTCATAAGGAGCATCAATATCATCAATCCTACCTCTAAAAATCCAGCTATCCTGACTATAACTGAGATCATAAAATGTTAACTCTTTACCATTTAAATCCCAACGAGTTAAAGCATACAATTCTTTGTAAAGCATATGCTGAGCTAATTCAATTGTTGAGTCAAAATATATATCCGAATTTGCTATGATATTTATGTCATCATTTCCAGACACTTCATTCACAACTTTAAAGAAATCATTATATGTTAGTCTATCCTGATTATAAATTGGCATAACATTTAAAAATCGATTCTCTTTATTAATTCTTAGACATTCATTCATTTCATTCTGTCTTTGTTTATTTTCAGTATTATAAACACATACGAATAAATTTATCTTACTACGATTTCCGTCCCCATCCATCATGATTCATAACTATATTTTGTATATATGAGTATCCATTTATTTGATTGGATAAATTAGGTGTGATGCAATAAGCATTACAGGTTGGCATCATATCAGCATAATAAACATCAACAGGATGCTTTTCCTTTGAAATATCCATAAGGATTCGATCATACATCGTATTCTTTATCGCAAATGAATGTGTTGCAAATGTTCGTCTAACTTTGGCGATATTATCGGTTATCTGTACAACATCACCAAAATGCCAGCCGCCAAGATATAAGAAATCCCAATCGTCAGGCACTTCGTCAAAATACCAATTAAATTTAGATATAAAATCTGGCGGCACAATAAAGTCATCCTCAAATATGAAAATATTTTTATAGTTATTCTCTTTAGCATTTTTCACAAGCTGATAATTGGTACGCATGATACCTATCTCTCCAGCATACAAGTCATTAACGCCAGCTTTGGGTTCAATACCTGACACACGTTCGACTTCTATTTGATGCTGCTTAAATTGTCTACATGATTTATTCCATCGCTCTGTAGCTCTATCGAGATTAATACAATATACTTTCTCGAATGTATTATTTATTGTATTCATTTCTTTAGCCAATCTCCAGTTGACACATTTCCGCCATGAACATTCCAAATAACCTCACTATCATTAAGCACTGGCTTATGTTTTAAACCATCCTTATCCCATGCGTCACGCCACATCATGTCATCGAAGCCATAAATATTTGTCAATCCAATGATAGACTCCAAAGCTTTACGTGTGAACGCAAATGTCATAGGCATGTGATAGTGTGAGCCTTCTGGGTTTGCACCAAAATTATCCCATGAGCCTTTATAAAGATCACATCCGTTTAAATGATAGGTTATTCTGGTTGAAGTGATATCAATGTTTGGATTAGCTTCAAAGAAATTTACAATATTCTCGACGTAATTAGTTTTATAAATATCGTCGTTATCCATCTTTAGAAAATAATCATATTCCATAAAATTAGGAACTGATTTTATGGCAAACATGTTATTGGGGTGAGTATGATTATTAGGACTATGGTTTACAATCAATCTATTATCCAATTTCACAAGGTCTTCAAACATCGGCGTATAATCCATTGTTTTTGAATTAGCGTCTAATGTTATGTTAACCGAATGAACAAGATTTTTATAACTCTGAGCCATAACGCTTAGCATGCATTGTCTTGTCATTAATGGTCTTCTACCCCAAGCACTTGTAAATATTAATACCTTTTTAGTCATTTATTTTCAAATTAATCATATCAACAATATTATTTATGGTGTATTTATCAGACCAACTATTAGAAGCTTTTCCCTGATACCAAACTCCCTCATATTCTGATCTACAGAATGAAACATAGTCGATATCCTTATTTCCAATGTTTTCCTTTACATGAGTGAATGCATAAGAACCTGAAGCTCTGCCGACAATTATATCGCAAAATGTTGATAGAAAAGAAATTTCATTTAGATCGCCGCCATCTTTTTTTATGATATCCTCGCAGAAAACAATATTATCGGTTTTGGGTAGGAAAGATTTACTGGTACATATAAAAGTACAATTGAGATTCATGAATGCAAGTATGTTTACAATGTATTCAAATTTAAAATTCTCAGATTGTTTTGATAGCACATCACCGTTGCATATAAGTATCTTCTTCTTTACGTTGGTGAGTTTTTGCTGACTGTTGAAATTCAAAATATTTACGGTATGCTGTTGGTCAAGCATTGTATAATCAATCGTAGGAATATATGTATCAATCCTTCTTATTTGAATACCTAATGTTGCGTAAATGTCCTTATACATATTATGATATGATTTTAAGCAACAAAGAAGATCAACAACATATTTAAAGCCGCCCTGTCCTACCCATGTGTTAATATAAACGTTTTTCTCGTCGTAAGTAACCTGAGAATTTTCATCGGGCATATTCTCAAATGGAACTCGTTTAAAATCAACTAAGTCGAAATAAATATTATCATCGGGATAGTTATCAGAATAAAAGAAATTCTCATATCTACCTGATAACTTCTTTTGAATGTCTTTCATAAATTGTCGCGAATAATGCAAGTCGCCCTTATGATATGCATTATAAAATATTACGTTCTTTTTCATATTATATACTTTTGTGACCTTGAAGGGATTCGAACCCCCAACCTCTTCGTTCGTAGCGAAGTGCTCTATCCAGTTGAGCTACAGAGCCATATTTTTTAATAATAGCTAATTACGATTTTACCTTTTTTGAAATTATTTCGTAATTGATTTTCCAATTCAGCTAATAAATACTTACCTTTAGGAATTACAATACAGCTAATATAAAATCCTCTGAGCTTATTAGCTGTATTAATATTATTTATATCGTTATCATTCATAACAATAATAACGGATTTATTACTGTTACTATCCATCTTGAAATTATTTAACGCCGTGATTCCGTCAGAACGAACGTCAACTTCCTTAACATTCTCAATTTTTATTATATTCATGATCGTAATTATATTAATTTGTACCCCATGCTGGATTCAAACCAGCGACCTTAGCATTAGAAGTGCCACGCTCTATTCAACTGAGCTAATGAGGCATATTAATTATTTTAAAAGTACCCTAACTAATTTGCTTGCATATGTGTTGTCGATTTGAGAGGCATTAGGAGACTTTTTCAACTCAGCCATAACCTTACCCATGTCTTTCATTCCATTGAACCCATTGTCATTAATAGCAGCTACAACGAGTGCCTCGATCTCTGCTTCGCTTAATAAAGCTGGGAGATATTTAGCGATTACCTCAATTTCGTATTGGTTATTCATTAAGGTTGCTTCTTCTTTTAATGTGCGCAACACTTTCTTCGCCGTCTCATCTTCGATCACTTTACCCTTAAAATAAAAGTCGCTGGCAACCACCCTTAAAAATGTTAATAAATCTTTGTTCTTATCCAACATTGCTTGATGGATGTCTGAATTAATCTGCTCCTGAATTGTCATCACTTTTTAATTTAAATGTTTGAGCCTTTTATTGGGTTCGAACCAATGTGTTTCTGGAGAAATCCTGATTACTAATCAGGTGCTATCGACCAACTAAGCGAAAAAGGCAATTTAAGAGCCAGCGGAGGGGATCAAACCCACGACATTCGCATTACAAGTGCGCTATTCTATCAACTGAATTACGCTGGCGTATTTCCGTAAACCCATTATAGGTAGTTGGCACACGGATTATGTTACTCCAACATTTTAGTCTTTCTATTTAACGAAGTTTGGTAATCCAAATTTTGCTTGCCATTTAATATACCAACCCTCTTGAGGCTGAACATAATAGCTGTTACCGAAATTGTCAAATAATCTATGTCCGCCACTCGGACTAACGTTTAGATAAAGAGGCTGATTTATGATCAAATTCTCGCCATTAGGAAAAACATATTGTCTATATCTTTCTGAACTAATGTTTTTAAAATCAAGTCCAGATTCATTTATAAATTCGGAACTTGCTGGCTCATTAACTTCTTTCATACCTCGAATATAATTACTGAGCACTCGGTTGTTAATTCAATATCTGGATAGAATCTTCTCATTTTAGCCAACATATCATAATGCTCAAGATATCCATCATTCTCAACAAATTCATCTGGAATATCTTGAAGACTGCAATAAATAACCATTATAACATTAACAGTTTTCAATCTATGTTCTTCAAGTGATTCACATAAAAGATCACCAAGTTCGACGTCTCTACGACCCTGTCGAATCGTACATACTTTTCCTTTAAAGAGGTTGTCGAATATATCCTCTGCAAAAATTAATTTTTCTAATGCCATTATACAGTCTCCTTTTCAAACTTAGGGCATTCCCAAACAGGAGTAACAATGTTGAAGTCAACACAATTTTTGAAAACAGCGTTGGCGATTTCGCAATTATTTGCATGATCTTCGGGCTTGAAGAAATTACAACCTTGAAAGCATAAACAATGCTCACGATGCAATCCTTTTAAATCCATGTCTACATTTACCAATGTTCCATGATGTTCATATTTTACTATCATATCTAATATATTTTAGACTGCAAATTTAGTCATAATATATTAAATATGCAACTATAATTTTAGCAAATTATCGATATAACTTTGAGGTGATTCACCAGCTGGTAATGTGACAATATTCTTGAACCCATTCTCCTTTGTGATTATTGAATCAGCTTCGTCAATACTTCCACGATGTTTCTTTCCATAATCACCTGTAAGCTTCTTAGTTACAGGGTCTACATCGCCCCAATTCGTTCGATCATCGCCAATCGGCTCTACACAAAACGTTCTTTTCGTTTTGAAATCGGTAATATAATACCTTCCAGTGTCATCATTCATAATACATTATTTATTTGCGCTCAGTGCAGGGATCGAACCTACGATGAATTTCTTCGGCACGTTAACAGCGTGCTGCCTTTCCACTTGGCTAACTAAGCATATGAAATACCTGTGATGGGATTCGAACCCATGAGGATGGGAGTCTTTCCCATCCTAATCGTCTTCTCGACGACTTCTCGTCAGCCACTTGAGTACACTGATATCTTTGCGCTCCCGACAGGACTTGAACCTGTGACCAATTGATTAACAGTCAATTGCTCTACCAACTGAGCTACGGAAGCATTAATTATTGTGGTCATGGTGGGACTCGAACCCACAACCTCGATGATATAAGCATCTTGCGCTAACCAATTGCGCCACACGACCAAGTAAATATAGAAGCGGAAATTGGACTCGAACCAATACAAGCATTTAATGTCTCAAGGTTATGAGCCTCGTGTGTTACCAATTACACTATTCCGCAGTGTGTTTTAATGTGGCGATAACAGGAATCGAACCTGCATATCAACGACTTATGAGATCGTGACTGGAAACCAGTACCAATATCGCTATTTGCGTTTTTTCTTCTTTGGCGTAAGATGTGTATTCTTAAGTCTTAATTTATGAAATTTACCATCGCCCTCAAAGTTATTAATAGGGTCTTCTGTCTTTTCCTCAATTATTTCGTCTTTACTTTCCATGTTATTCTTCTATTTTTGTTAACCAAAATGTTGTTCTTACAACAGTATGTTCCTTATCATCAAAGCAGACCTTTTCACCATCCCAAATACCTCTTAATGTTATGATTATTTTTTTATTTTTATCATTTGGGTCGTTATCGGCATAGCTGTATTCAACAGTATCGCCAGCTTTAATTTTTGTTTCTTTATCTGTTTTCAATTTTCCGTATGAGTTATAATTACTTTCAATCATTATGTATAAATTATAAATTTAATGTTTCAATATCTAAATGCGGATAATGTATTTCCTGATGACAATTAGAGCAAACAAGTATGCATTTTTTTAGCTCATTCCTTATCTTATCAATATTGCGATTCGACAATGTTCTCACATCAATTGTAAATTCCTTCTCATTAGGGTCAAGATGATGAAATTCTAATGCTGATAGATTCTTTTTATATCCACATCCAATACAAGCACCGCCAAATTCCAAAATAAGTAATAGTTTTAACTTTATGCCTTTATATGATTGAAATGAAATACCTGTAATATCTTTAAATTCTCTTCTTTTTTTATTTTGATAAGTCGAATTTTTACATTTACTCGAACAAAATTTATACTGTTGACCAGATAAACTATTTCCACAGTGAATACAATTTTTATTATTAACCATTTATTTAATTTAGATGCGGAAACAGGATTCGAACCTGTGTGATTGGCTTATGAGACCATGCTGGAAGCCACCTCCAGTCCATTCCGCAATATATCGTATTATTTATTATCTCTATTCTTACCTAAGTGGTATCCATCACAAAAGATGCATTTATAAACCGAGAAATGTCTATCCATTTTTTTACCCATACTATCAGCTGCTTTTTGTGCAGTGGCTTTGGTGTTATACATAACTTTAGGACTTCCATCTTCTCGTTGGTGACTTCTTATGTCAAACATGCCACGAGCATTTCCAGTGATAAAGAAATTCCTAAATGCTCTTTGCACTGGTAACTGACCCCACAAAGCTTTCAATAAATTTTTCAGTTTCATCTTTAATAATTTTGAGCAGTAAGAGGGATTCGAACCCTCGACGTGATTTCTCTTTCCAGCTTGGAAGGCTGGCGCAATCGACCAACTATGCGATTACTGCAATTTAATTTGTGGAGCAGGTGAACGGGAACGATCCGTCTCTATTTCAGATTGGCAACCTGATGCACCACCACTTATGCGTCACCTGCAATAATAAAAACAAGGTAGATAGAAGTACTGTGTTTGTTTCATTTCCTGTGAAGTAACAGTACTAAACGCCATTGTTTTTCGTGGGGAGAGTCGGGATCGAACCGACGACCTGTGGGGCTTCACTCCACCGCTAACTACCACTGAGCTACCTCCCCAATTGAAGCAAAATTTTATTTCCGATGTGAGCCTCGTACTCACGACCACGAACCTTATTACAAAGATTCACAAAATCTCAGGAGACCTTTTATAATCGGGTAGTTCAATACATCCTTTCTAATTGTCCCAACAGAATTTTAATGACAGCATCTTAAGCAATTCGGAAACGATACTTAATAAATATTATTAGCAAATAAACAGAATAATTACTAACACTACTTATCAATATCAGACTGAATGATTCTGTCGATCAAACAGCTATGCGGAAGAAAAGGGAATCGAACCCATAAAGCTTTTACACCCAGCGGTTTTCAAGACCGTGTCCTCGTCCATTCGGACTCCTTCCATTTTTAGTTATACGAAGAAACTTTTAAAAGGTTACAAAATTAAATAACTTTTTTTATTTCTTTGTTGTTGGCTCTGTGGGATTCGAACCCACCACCGCTTCCGTATCAGGGAAGAACTCTACCAAATGAGCTAAGAGCCAATATAAATTTTGAGCAAGGCATTGGATTCGAACCAATGAGGGAAAATCTTCCAGATGGTTTGCAGCCACCTACCTTCGACCACTCGATCAGCCTTGCTTATTTTAATTCCAACATGTCAAAGAAACGATAGCCTTACTGCTATCAAACAAAAAAACCCGATCTATTTGCGGTAGATCGGGTTTCCTGTTTTAAGGTTTTATATTCTCACATTAAGAGAACCCAATCTATTTTTTGTATGCCTGTATTAATGCCTGTAAAAATTCTATTGAACATAGACATACCATTACAACTGCGAGATGATCTCGTTGTTATTCCCGATATGGTTACTGATGATGATATGTTCTTTTTCATTTTCGTTTTTATTAATGCTTTTAGACTTATAAATAGTGTGATTTTCATAAAAGTTTCAGAAGTGTTAAAATAAAATCTCGTCGCTTCATTTGTTGATCACGGCACAAAAGTAATACAATTTTCTCAACCGCCAAACATTTTTCTATAAAAAATACAAAAAATATTGATAATAATTTTAAGTAATTGATTATCAATGTTTATTATAGGGAATTAATTTCTCATATTATGCGTTTTCGATGTCAGCTATTGTTATTTTAAAGTTACCCTTCTCATCATCGAATGTCTCGCCGTTCTTATTAATGTATCCATATTTATTTAAAGAACTAAATTCAGCCATATCGTTGACATTAAATCCATAGACAGAATGAAATACATCTGTATTCAATTTGGTGTTAAAATATGCTGCTCTCTCTCCATTACCAAGATCGTAACTGTTTATATCGATTCCTTCCAAAGTTGGCTTACCTTCTCCATTATAAAATACATATCCTTTATCGGGCATTTTTGCCTGATATACGTCATCGGCATACTTATAAGCGTAATTAAATCTTAATGATTTAAATTTAGTATTCAACATGATGGCATTTTCGTCCGTACTATTCCAATTAGTTGCTTTAGTAAGATCAATATCAGGAATACCACCACTAAGAGTAGAGTATATCGCAACATCATTTTCTATTTCGCACTTATAAACCTCAGCGTCACCAAATAACGCATCGGCATTAAAATCAAGATATGAATTAACTTTTCGAGCATATTTGTATAATGACTTACCAATAATTGTATTCATATAAGCTGCTAATGTACGAGCACTAAAGCCATTAACATCATCCTCAGATAATCCAGACACGCTTGGGTGTCCATCCATATTGATAAAATTTGTATCGCCGTCGAATGTTGTCGCTCTTGCTAAATGTTCATTTCCCTCATCGAATGAATTTACCTCATAATACTTATTCTCATCTATCAGCTGATTGATATATATGGCACGTACATCTACGCTCATCATATTTAAATCATATCGTGACAAAATAACAAGGTCTTTTTCGCCCTTTTTGTTTATAAAATACTTATCACTTGAATTTGCTGAATACGCTACAGCTAATGTATTATTAGCAATGTTGAATCCATCGATACGAGCAAATCTGTGTTCGCCTAAAAGGTAGTTCATCTTCTTTGCCAAATTTATATTATTATCGAAATTGATAATAACATTTTCTTTTGGTATCTCATTACCATTAGCATCAAACGTAAGTAAGTCGCCATTAAAATTCGTAGCAAAAGCTTGTCCATTATTATCAAATCGTTCAACGCTATCTAAACTGTATGCATGTTTATGAACAGCATTGATATAATAATCTAAAAATGTTGACGAATAGTCTTGAAGTCTTGATTTGTCTAATTTATAAGCAGCTAAAGGCTCTACCATATTTGATGATGCCGCAAATAAGTCACCAGCATCACTTCTGGCTATAGCAAATGTTGAGCTGTTATGAACGATGTATATAATATTAAATTTATTATTAATCAGTGTATTATAATATGCTTTTGCTTTATCATCGTTATCATATATTTCACTATAATTTATATTTTTTAAGGATTTTTTACACATCCTATCATAATAATTCCATATACCATTAACACTTATAACATTAGGTATTTCGGCTTTTATATTTGATTTGATTTTTTTATATGAGTCTTCGAAACTAATGTCTATGGTATTAAATTTTTTCTCAATTTGCTTCCTATAGGCATCAAATTGTTCGCTACCATCGCCATTCTGAACATCCTTTGGGGCATCAAATTTTAATGGAACGTCACCTCTATCATCATGAGCAGACAATATCTGATAATTACCTATGATCTTTCTGAAATTATTATTAAAGAATACAGCCTGACATTTTTCGGCTTCGTGAATATACCCAAGGCAACCATCGTCAACAAATCCGTCTATCCCAAGCCATGCTGCGAGAATTGTAACAGAATGAGCCACACTACCTCTTTTTATTTGATCTGCAATAGCATATAAAAATAACCAGATTCCGCTTACCAAATTGCCCTGAACAGCTGTGTATGAACCATATCCCTTAAATGTTCCGTTAAACCATTGTAGACAATATTCCTGAATATTATCATTTGTGGGATAATAATCTCTAATTTTTTCAACATAGCCATTGATCTGACTCTTACTAAATGCTGATGAAAATAATACATTCTCATCACTCTCCAACGAGAACATGTGAATATATTTTGAGCTACTCATATAAGGAAAACAATTTGTAAAATCCTTAATATTATCAGCATTTTCTATTTTTGACTTATATGATATTAGAGGATAACAATATAAGCCTGTTGGAGTATTGTACTTATTATTAGTATTGATTGTTGATACGTTAACGGTTTCTCTAAAAGAGATGTACAGCTTCTTATAACCAATCGTATTAATAACTTTCATTATCTCGTCATACGAGTTCACAGTATAATCGTCAACAGCTCTTTTTTCATCCAATTCCTCACCCTCATTTAGATATTTAGATAAACCGAGTTTATTCTTAACAGTCTTGAATAATTCCTGTCGAACCTTTGAGAAATATGGCTTATTGCCTACAAAGTATTTTGTTGTTGAGCCAACGTCTGCGTAATCAAATGTTACGCCACCATCCTTATTTACCGTATATTTTACGTCACCAAATACATTTGATGATATCATTTTAAAAATCGCAATCGTTTCAATTTTATTAGGCTTTCTAAACTCAAATTTTCTTGTTAAAATATTTGAGATATCTTGACTAACCATACCCCAAACAGGAATATTTTTACCCATTATTTCGCCAAGTCCACGTAGAATTGATCTTGGATTGCCTGCAACACCTGTTAATTTATAGTAACCGCTATTTTGTGGTCTTAATGTAACATAGCCATCTTCTTCACCAAAAAATTGCCACCCATATGCTCTGCTATTGAATTTGTTAAAGTCCCACGCCGAGCCTGTTGCCTTTTCATAAGCTGCTTTGAAAACATTGAATACGTCTTGTTTTGCTGATGTGCTAAGATTTTGGTACTCAAAGCTTTCTTTTATCCCATTTATCATTGACTTGTGATTTTTTTAATAAATACTTCAATACTAATAAACTACTTATATAAACATAAAAAAACCCCATATTATGGGGTTTTTTATATAAAATAATGCTTTTTTAAATTTTCACTTCTTTCTCGGTAAGATCGAAAGTAAATTCTAATGCATTTCCGTCGTAATTAACAGATAGTTTATTGTCATCGAATGACTTGAATTCTGTAAACCATTTCTTCGACAAAATTAGCGAGAATTTAATCTGCGCAATGTATTGTAGAAGGGCACGTTTCACGGTAGTCACGCTCTTTGATTCTTCAATTAGGTATGCCTCAATATCTGCGAGTTTTTCCGCTTCCGTTTTATAACTCTCGTTAATCGAATCAACCATCGTTCTAATAGCCAGAATAGCTGGTTGCATTAAAGACTCATTAAGTTTCAATGCTACGTTCTTATCAATCTTTGCGACAACATCAAGTACTTTCGGTAATGATGAAAGTCCTTTAATCTTTGTAATCAAATTGACAGACATATAATTGTCACCAGTGAGACTTGCCATGCTTTTAGGAGCAAAGCCATTGTAATCAGTGATTCCAATAGTTTTAAGCCATTCAGCACATTCAGGGCTAACCATGTCGGCGAATGATTTACTTGTTTTTGGAAACAAGAGTCCTCTGTAATAGTCAACAACCTTCTTTGTACCTTGAAGTTTGGTTAATTCCCATTCAAGCCTTGATAACTCATTAGCTGAAATAGTTTTTACCATTCCTCTGTTTACTATTGGAAGCGATGCGAGATCAATTACAATGAACTGAGGCTCGTAATGAACAACAGAATTTTTTGGGTTGATCGGGTCAATGAAATCGTCCTCAAAATAATCATTGTAATACGATACGCCATTAGCAATTAACAATGTCTCAAGTTCCTTAGAATAAGAAACTGGCAAGTTTTTCACATTCAAGATACCATCTTTAATAACGGTATATGTATTGTATTTAAAGCTTGCTACGCTCTCAATTCCGAACTCATTTTTTGGGAGTGATACGTTACCATCATATTTCACTAAGATGGATAAATTAGCTCTTTCTTCGTTCCAAACAAGATTGGTTAAAGGACTTCCAGCGTTTGGGTCTGTTGTGGTGAATGTAAGATCGACTTTGTTTTTCTCAAGGTCTTTACTAATCTCAATCATTTCAGCAACATTCTTAGCATTAGCCAATTTTTCCTTTTCGCCCTCTGTAAGAGTACTACCAACCGCCACTCGTTTTGCACCGATTCTGTTATAAACAAAATCTTTATGTCCTGTGAATAGTAGGCAGTTATCAATTTTTCCAAGGTCTGAAATAAGATTCATGACACAATAAGCATTGTCATCAACAGCTTTTATCGATGATTTGCCATTTGGAAACCTAAATCTATTGTCAGTGATACATGCTTTCATAGATATCTTGAAGTTATTCAACTTCTGTTTACCGTAAGCAGCCATCAACTCTTTATAGTAATAAGAGTCACCAAGAATCATAAACAATTTTTCAGCTTCGTCGTACTGTAGATTATCCGACAATACGTAAATAGCAACATATAATGCAGTGTCAACGTCATCGCCAGTTAGAGCAACTGATGTGTTAGCAACATCTGAGAAGAAATAAATATTGTTAACAGATTCATTAACAGATACTTTTCCGTCAACGATATTATACAGAATAATTGAGCCATCTTGATCGCAGCTATAAACCAACCCATATAAAGCATTTTTCGAATCGATTGTTACGCTGATTTTCTTAGTTGTACCACCGCCTGTTGAAATTTTCTTATCGAAGATCGGTTCGAATTCATCAAAGTCTGATGTGTTAATTTTCTCGCCGCCTAAAATAGCAGCCATTTCCTGAATCCTTTTAGTGTCAGCATAATAACCGTACTCAACAAATGTCGATGATGAAATATCATCAGTAAGATCATTCAATGCATCCACAACACTACTCCAGCTACAGTCATTGTTATAACCGTCCGTTAGGAAGATTAGTGAGAATGCTGTGTTTGGTCGATTTTTCTTAACTCTCTCAACCAATTCCTTGGCAAGAATTAACGGCTTACGGAAAGCTGTCAAGCATACAGGCTGCAACCATTTATCAACAGCATCATTTAATTCTGATAATGTCTTTAATGATTTAACCTCGACCTCTTCCTTAAGAATCCCACTCTCTCTGTCACCCGAAAACCAGATAATTGAGATAGTATCGCCATCACGCATTACCGTTGACAGTTTATTCTTTAGTTGCTTCCTGATCAATGGTAGTTCATAACTCATTGAGCCTGATACGTCAACAACAAAAATATGATTTGTTGAATTCGTCTGAACAAATACTTGTTCTTTTTCCACTTTTTGGGCGTTTAAATAAAACCCATCCGAAATCTTTACAGTTCTTAACATAATTACAATTTATTTACTTTACTTATTTATTTTACAATTAATTTTTCCAGTTGTTTGGGCTTGAAGATATAATAGATATCGCCCTTTGTATTTTCCACACGTAAGCCATAGCCAACAGCTGTCATTACTAATTTCAAGCATTGCACGATGTCACCACTATGCACATGATTTCCAATAATCTTTGCTTGCTGTCCCTCAAAGGATTGTAGTTTTAATTGTTCTTTTTCGGTTATGTGTTTAAATGCCATATACTTTTTTTAATATGGGTCTACCGAATTAACGATAGACCCTTGTTAATATTCTCTGCAAATTTAATTATTTATTTTTAAATCAGCAAGGATTTTTTTAACTTTTTTTACGAACATTTACTATTTCCGCAATCTTTACAAGTGAGGCATCCTTCGACGTATTCAAGTCGGTCTCCGCCGCAAACATCACAAACACCTTTACCCTTTATACCATTTGGAATATATCTTTTGATGATACGGACAACGCCATTCTTCCATGTATTCAAATTGTCATCATTAAGATTTAATGACTCAACCAATTCTTTAACATAAATAAGTGGCATTCCATGACGTAAAATACCTGAAACAAGCTTAGCATAATTCCAGTATTCGGGAAGGAATTTATATGATAAGCCTTCAACAATATGAGCAACACCTACATTATCGGTGTATTCAACATCATACCGTGATGTCCCATCGGCTAATTTCATTTTTATAATCACACAGTCTTTAACATAAACAGGAATCGAAGCTAATCCGTTTTGAAGTTTACCTGTAAACAATTCGTAAGGTCTGCCATCGATTAAGCCTACAACACCAATCCATTTTTCGCTATTATTATTGAACCTAATAATATCACCCTTTAAACGTTTTGGACGCTTAGGTGCTTGTGTATCATGGAATGCTTTGATCTTATCATTTTCCTTTTTATCGGTTGCGCTAACCAAAACGCCATCACGACATCCATCACGATAAACTGTAATACCTTTGCAGCCTGTTTTCCATCCAGTTTCATATACTTTGGAGACAAGTTCTTCTGTTGCGTCAGCTTTAAGATTAACCGTTACAGAAATACTATGATCAACATGTTTTTGTAATCTACCCTGCATTTCAACTTTTTTCACCCAATCAACATCATTAGCTGTGGCGAGATAATAAGGACTTAATTTTGTAATCTCCTCAACCTCTGACGGTTTCATAAGCTTAACAGCTTCAACATCGTAGCCATTTATTTTTAACCATAGTTCAAATTTATGATGAAAGATTGGGTACTCTGTCCAGCAAATACCTTCTGAGTCTGTAAAGTCAATACGAACATTTTTTTCCTGTGGATTAATTTTTCTACGACGCATATAAACTGGCATAAAACAAGGTTCAATACCTGATGTTGTCTGTGTCATTAAACTCACTGTTCCTGTTGGTGCGATTGTTAATGCGGCAATATTCCTACGACCATATTTCAACATATCGGCATACAACTCTGGATCTTCTTCTTTAATTCTTACAATGAAAGGGTTATTTTCTTCAAGCTTAGCGTCATAAATAGGAAATGCACCACGTTCTTTAGCCATTTCAACAGATGCCCTATAAGCCTCTAATTTAAGCGTTTTTTGAACTTCTTCTGCGAAGTCATTAGCAAGATCAGTTCCATAACGTAAGCCTAAAGAAGCAAGCATATCACCCTCTGCTGTGATGCCTAAGCCAGTACGTCTACCTTTGATCGTCATTGCTTTTATCTGCTCCCAAAGATTCTTTTCATACATTTTGATAAACGCATCTTCTGGATCATTTTCGATCTTCAACAATATTGAATCAATCTTTTCAATTTCAAGATCAATAATATCATCCATATATCTCATACCTAAACGAACGTCAGACTTGAATAATTTCCAATCGAATGATGCATTTGGCATGAAAGGATTGATAACATAGCCAAATAGATTTAAAGCTAAAAGCCTGCAACTATCATAAGGACAGAGAGGTATCTCACCGCATGGATTAGTCGATACTGTTTTGAAACCAAAATCCTTATAGCAATCTGGAATAGATTCTTTTATAATGGTATCCCAGAACAGAATTCCAGGTTCTGCTGATTTCCAAGCATTATGAATGATCTTATCCCACAGTTTATTAGAGTTAATAGTCTTCGTAACAGTAGGATTTTCACTGTTAATTGGGTACTGCTGAACGAATTCGCCATTAGGTAGATAGCGACTTTTCATAAACTCGTCATCCAATTTAACAGATATATTAGCTCCAGATATTTCACCCTTTTCTAATTTGGCATCAATAAATGCCTCTGAATCTGGGTGTTTAATAGCTATTGAGAGCATTAAAGCACCACGTCTACCATCTTGTGCAACTTCTTTTGTTGAGTTGCTAAAACGTGTCATAAACGGAACAATGCCTGTTGATGTTAATGCACTGTTTTTCACTGGCGAACCTGTTGGTCTGATGTGCGATAAATCGTGTCCAACTCCACCACGTCGTTTCATTAGCTGAATTTGCTCCTGATCAATTTTCAAAATTCCGCCATATGAATCAGATACACCCTTATCTCCGATCACAAAGCAATTGCTTAATGATACGATTTGTAGATTATTTCCAATGCCACTCATAGGCCCTCCCTGTGGTACAATCCTAATAAAATTCTTTAATGAATCGTATATCGCTTCTTCCGATACAGGATTTGGGTAATTATTTTCAATCCTTGCGATCTCTCTGGCAATTCGGTGGTGCATCGCATCTGGAGATAACTCGTAAAAATTATTCTCATCTTTCAGGCAATACTTATTCATCCAAACTTCTGCCGCTAATGCATCGCCTTTAAAATACGATAGTGATGCTGCCTTTATAATCTCTGGCGAGATAGGTTTCAAATCATTTTCTTTTGTCATATACTTAATTTTTGCTTTTATAAATAGGATCGATTTATAAATTTTTCCATGTTTTTAGCACAAAAAAAATAGAACCGATACATTCTGCAAATATACCTGTTCTATTTTTATTAGGCAATGATTTTTTTAAATAAATTCAACTTTATTTTACAATTAAATTGATTTAGTTTTATAATAATCACCCTTAACACTCTTATACTCATCGTATATAGCTATTGTAGCTTTACGAGATTCCACATACTTCTTACGTAAAGCAATGATACTTGCTTCTTTCGCTGATACACGTACATAAGACGTAGGGATTAGATTGTTATACACTGTTTTTGATAGAAAATGAATAACCGAATTAATGTTTCTGATAGAAGGTTTAGACATACATCTGTTTAACATTCTTTTCAATCTTTTTCTGTCACATGTCCCCAAATCATTAACCAATGAAGATAACTTTGGATTGACGTATGCTTCCAATGAAGCCGATTTCTGCCAATCAGTTGTTTTGATCTTATTATTAATCACCTCAATTACGTTAACGATGCCATTTACTAAATCTTTAGTATCTTTTGATACAATTTTCAAACTATTTACTACTGTTTCCATGATATTTTTTATTTAAATTTTAACATTTTTAATTAATACGCATTAATCATTCTGAATAACCTCTGCGGTTGATTTGCAATTTGCGAATCGCAAATTCATGGTTTCCCATGACGTTATGGAGGGCGTATCTATATCTTTCTCATAACGTTAATTTTTTAATGCTAAATCCAAATGGTCAGTTAATTTTCTCAACTCAGGTGTGCCGTAATAACATATCGATGTCAGCTGATCGTTAATATCAGGTTCAGTGAATGCCACAATAGTAGCACCATTGGTCTTTAATTTGTCAAAAAGGGTTTTGAGGTGGTCTTCATTATCGACAGACAATGAAATGAGATATTTGGAATCTCGCATCCAATCATTGAAATGATCTGGATAAGTGTATGCAAACTCGGCCACAGAATGTGAGGTTTGGCATAACTGGTAACCTGCTTTCAGGTCTTTTCTGGTGATCGTTACTAACTTAATCTACTTCTTCATAATACTACGTTTTTATATTAAATACTTAACTCTGCAAAAATAAACTAAATAATTCAATTATGCAAGTCTTTTTTTTAAATTCTTTTATTGATTTATAAATATTCATTTCATAAGCAGAATATTAATTCATTGTAATGGATATTCACAAGCAGATCATTAAATTGTGTTGACGATAAATACGTCTTAAATAACGTAAAATCTTTTCTATTGCAGTCATTACAAAAATGTCCCCAAAGTCTCATTCCTTCATCTTCACCAAAAAGAAATATAAATGTCTTAGGTGTTGCGTTATACAAAAATTTTGTAACTGACGCATTAACAGCACCCCATTCTCTAAACACCTTAAATTTATCAGGACTTTCAGAATATAAATCTTCCGCAATTATTTTATTCATTTACTTATTTATAAATTTTGGTGGCTCGTGTGGGACTCGAACCCACGTCTCGGAGTTTAGAATTCCGCCATCTGACCGCTAATATAATGAGCCAATTTTCATTCTTATACGTTGAGAAAGTGAAAAGGTTACAAAAAATGGCGATTAAATTTCTTCAATCGCACTTTTGTTTCCAAGCTGATTATAAGTTACTCATATAGTGATATAAATGTACCGTCCTTTTCGTCTAAACCTCTTCGAATCCAACGCATCAAAGTAATTGCAGCATACTCAGTTTGCATATGAGTTGTCTTCCAATCACGATCAGTGGTATCCATTTCAAGTTGATACTTGTTATTCATTGTCTCGATGGTAAAATAAGCCTTACCATTACATACGTGCGACATAATTGCACGATTTCCTTTGATGATCTCTACTAATGTTTCCATAACTAATTAATTTTAAAGTAATTTCTATTAATAAAATATTTGTGGGCGTATGGTGTTTCGAATTTCAAAATTGATAGTATTTATAATAAAAGAATATGAATCCATTATACATTGATATTGAATACGACCAAGCTAAGGGCACTGACAAATTGCCATGCAAATGCTTAACATGTGAAAATACCTTTTTTGTTGAAAAGAAACTAATTAAGTACTATTTGAAAGGTAACACGACTAACAGTATTGATTTTTGCTCAAGAAAATGCATGGCACTATCACAGATTACAAAGATAAACGTAAAATGCAATAATTGTGGAATATCCTTTTTAAAGAAATTTTCATCAGTGAAAGATAATGTTAATAACTTCTGTTGTAAGTCATGTGCAGCCACTTATAATAATAAACATAAGACGACTGGCAATAGACGATCAAAACTTGAAGTATATCTTGAAATAGAACTTACAAAGCTTTATCCTTGTCTTGAAATTCATTTCAATCGTAAAGAAGCTATTAATTCAGAACTTGATATTTATATTCCGTCATTAAAACTTGCTTTCGAGCTAAATGGAATATTTCATTACGAGCCAATCTACGGTCAAGATAAACTGGTTAAAATTCAAAATAACGATGATCGTAAATTTCAAGCATGTATTGAACATGGAATCGAATTTTGTATCATCGATACATCAACCCAAAAATATTTCAAAGAACAGACATCGCAGAAATTCTTAAATATAATTACTGCGATCATTGTGGGTAAGGTAGGAATCAAACCTACATAGTCGATGACGAAGGTGTTACAAGCCTCTGATTTAATCAATTTACCATCTTACCCTTATTTATTTGTGAGAGCCAAAGGATTCGAACCTTTCTACTGCTATTCCAGTACGACAATTTTTTAAAGCAGGGCAGATTTACAGTCTGCTGCCGTTAGACTCCCAATATATGAATCCTCTAAACTCTTCTCACTCTAAGCGAATGAGTTGACAGAAACTTGGATTCGTGTTTCAGTTAGTGCCCTCGGTGGGGTACGATCCCACAGTCCTCGCCTTAAGAGGGCGTAGCTTTATCCATTTAAGCTACGAAGGCAATATTTTGTGCTCCTACTCGGAATCGAACCGAGGTCTTATAATTAAAAGTTACAAGCTCTACCATTGAGCTATAGAAGCGACTTATTATACTCTGTGCTCCCACCTGATACTGATTCAGGGGTCATTCGATTAAAGGTCGAAGGCTTTACCATTAAGCTATAGGAGCGAATTTTTTAACATAAAAAAACCCAGACTTAAATTAAGACTGGGTTTTTGAATATATTATATATAGTTCACTTACACACAGTCCTTCTTCATCTTATATTTTTTATAAGATTTAGTAGTCTTTCCGTATTTAAGTGTTGCATTCATCATTTCTATTTTTTAATTATTTTAACTGGCACAAAAGTAATTCAAATAAATCACATGTGCAAGTATAAATAGTAAATAATTTGAAAAAAATAAGTATTTATTATAAAAATATTGACAATATGAATATTAATAAGATTATCAACGATGAAATCAGGCTAATAAGCGAAAATTACGTATACGCTAATGGTCAGTTCACATTCAAATCCGTTATTGAGCAATCTCATTTTTTCAACTATGACAACATATCATCTGAATATGAATCAGACATTAATGACAGCAATATCGTTATTAATTGGGGTATTGGGTTTAATCCTGATGAACAAGGTATCGGGTATATGAAAATAGTTATCATAGGATTGGAAGGAACATTTAGTCTTGAACTCAGAGACAAGAACACAGATGAATTAATATCGAATACCGAAAAGAACATAGACGAATATAAATGGAGATTCATAATTGGTGAAGCCAATCTAACAAACGGTGGTACTTTATACGCTACTGATCTTCAATTCGATTTTAAAAATAATACATGCACAGTAAGTTTTAATTAAAAATATCAACATGAAAAAAAATAGTAAACAAAGGTTATTTGAGGTAATGGGAAGAATTGATCAACATTTCGGAAGCGTGAATGAAATCGATGACGAAAGCAATGTTATTGAGAGATATGCTGAGAAACTTAACGGAGAACATCTATCACAAAATTCTGTTGAAGATGCTATGGACAATGCTAACAAGTATTTAGAGGGTTATGGCGTTGAAACAATAACTGATGAAAACGAATCTGTTGATAATTATTGGAGAGACGCTATCGGCTTGTATATAAATATGGGCGATACATATGAGAAAACAATTGTTTACGATACAAAGGAGAGACAATTTTTAGTAACCTCATGGGGCGATTTCGTAGATAAGAGAGAAAATTTCTTTAACACTGATTCAGAAATGGATGAAGCTAACCTCAGCGATGGTACAGAGGACGATACTATTGGTAATAGCTCACACGATGGCATCAATGCTGTCGATAGTGCTAAGATTAATGAGATCGGTGCTGAAATGGGTTCAAAAGCATTTAAAACCGATAGACCTGATTCAAGAACAAGAAAAATAAGACAAGATGTTCTCGATAATATGTTTGGTAAATTCATGAATAAACCTGAATTACCCTTGTTGGTTGTTGATAGATCGAATGGCGAAAGTCAACCAACCAAATTCAAATTCGTTAAGGTTGAAATGAGAGGTGTTGGCAATGGTGATATTTTCGCTTTTTCATTCTTTTCACAAGATAGAAATTTAGCTTTAACATTCATGTACAGTCCCAATGACGATGAATATTTGAAAAATATCGAAAAATATGAGTTTAATCCTCAAATGGTGAATCTTTTAATTTATAATGCTAAATTAGCTAAGAAACTTTACGAGAAAATAAGAGGTAATGTTGACACTGTGGATTCAGCGTTAACCAAGAACGATTTTAAAATGTTCGCAAAATACTAAAAAAGGGAGGCACTTAGCTTCCCTTTTTTATTGCTTTATTATTCTTTCTCTGTTCAATCGCATTAGCGGTCTTACCGCAGCAATTATCAGGTTCTTTTTTCTTTTCTAAAGGAGTTTTTGTCGAATCCATGTTTTGCTATTTTTGATTGATCACTTAATTCAATGATACTATTTTCATTTGTGCCTAATACACCAGAGATAAACATCTGAATTTCCTGTAAAGCTGCGAAGGAATTGAAAACCTTATAAAATCTGTAGGGTTTCAATATAGGATTTATAATAAAGTTTGAGTCACGTCCGCCATATCTTCCGAATGACGTATTAATGGCGAATACAGGCGTATTATGTAAACGATGAAGACTCATAGGGTCGTAATTAGTAATGGCTTTATAAGCCTCTGTAACGTCTCCCTGTTGATGCCATGCAATGGTTTTAACAATACCCTTCACATCATTTAAATTATATGTGAAGATTGATTCAGGATTAACATCGTTGAATGATGTTTTATTTAATAGATGCCATAATACATGCATTTTGCCACAAAAAGCAATCACATATATCCCCTGAAATTCGATTGTGGTTTTCTTAAGATCGATATTGAAAGCTGTGATACCTTCAACAAGTTTAATCAAATCCTTTGGTAGGTTTTTGTAATCCTTAAACGAGTTTTCGATATCATTTTGATGCCTGTTATAAACGATTGTTTTATCAATACCTGTCGTTTGAACAACACCATCATAATAATCTTTCTTGCCGTTACTCAATATAAGCATAAGTCATATTTTTTTTATTTGAATGCAAAGATATGTATTTTTTTTTGCATTTACAAACATTATTTTTCAATAGTCTTTATTTTTAGAAATTTTATACGTATTTATATTAAAGATTAATTATGAACATACGAAATATAAATATTGAATGTATTACTGCTGATAATAAAAATAAGCCATATGTTTATGGAATTAGAAATATGATTACTAACAAATATTACATAGGATCGACAATAAATAAACTTGGCGTGTATATAAGAATTGCGAGACATATTTACAATTTAAGGACTAATTCGCACCATTCCGAAAAATTACAACGCTCATTTAATAAATACGAATGCGATTTTAGTAAATGGGAATTCATACTATTTGAAGAAATAACAAAAAATAATTCGCAGATTAGGGAACAATATTATATAGATAAATATGAATCATATAACAACGGATATAACTCGACGCCATTAGCAGGTATTGTTAATTCAGGAAAAATGAGGGATAGCCATAAAAAAGCAATATCAGATTCCAAGCAAAATTTAACCGATTTAAATATAATTAGTATTTTTGATAAATATAACAACGGATTAAATTATCGTGAAATTTCTAAATATTATAATCTGTCCTCGCCAACAATTAGTACGATTATAAATAATGACAAATACTATGCAGATGTTAAGATAAAATATTCTTTATGTAAAAAATGGTATAATTATATTTTTTACAATTTAACTGATAATAAATTTCACAGGGTAATTAATTTCACTGAATTTTGTAAATCACATAAATTAAACGCTAAAATGATGATGCCTCTATATTTAAGAACATTAAAAATGACGTTTCTTAATGGTTGGACTGCTTTCAATAAACAAAATTTTTCACTATCAGAGTTGAGAAATCGCATAGAAATAGATCATGGAAAAGAATATATACTTTATCGTGATAACTTACAATATACTTTTGCCAGTGTAAAACTATTTTGTAAAGATCATAAATTAGACGAAACATCGATTTATCATGTATTAAATGGCACTAAGTCATCATCAAAAGGATTTTCTTTATAAATATTATTTTTCTGTTTTTGGTTTTTCCACTCTTGAACGCCTAATAGCGGCAAACGCTGATCTGAAAATAACCGATACACATTCAGTGATAAGATATAATGACACCAAGAAAACAAAACTATAGCCGATCAATCTATCGACATTTTGTTGGTTTAGGAAACTAAAAAGTTCATTCATATAATTTAAATTTAGTATTGTATTCCAAGTCTGCAATTATGTGATCTAAATCCATTTTCTGGATAACGTAATTGCCGTCAATAACAGTGTAAAGATTTGAGGCATTCTGAAGCGTTTCAACAATTTCATCATTATATTCTTTTAATGCTTTTCCTATTGCTGATTCAGCGATCTCAATTATACCTTCGCAATTAACATCAGCACAGCATTCATTTATTATTTCCCTATGATCACGCATATTGTTTTTCTTAATTATACGAAAAAAAAGAATAAATGTTACAAAAATTTGCAACATTTATTCTTAAGGCACGCATGGTAGGACTCGAACCCACGAACATCAGGGTTGGAAGCTGTGCCATTAGCCGCTCTGGTACATGCGTGTGAAATAGATAATCTCCTGATTATCAGTGGAGTCGAAGGGCATCGAACCCTCACTCTCTTGAGTGCAAATCAAGTGCTTTAGCCAATTAAGCTACGACCCCATAAATGAATCTCCAACCCTGTACAAGATTCTTGGCATGCTCCCTGTCTGATTCCCATCTGCTTAGCACATGCGTTCCCATTGATTGCGTGAGGAATGTGAGACTCGAACTCACACGCTACTATTATTTCGCACTTGCTTCTTAGACAAGCGTGTCTACCAAATTCCACCAATTCCCCATTAAATATTGTAGATCGAGAGGGATTCGAACCCTCACTGAATAGTTTCTAAGGCTACTGACTCTACCGTTGGTCTACCGATCCATATAATTTGTGACCTCGATGGGCTTCGAACCCACACGCCCTTCTCAGAGCAGCAGATTTTAAGTCTGCTATGTACTGCCAATTTCATCACGAGGCCTTGTAATTGTACTTCTTGATGGATTCGAACCATCGGTCTTCTGTGTGTAAAACAGACGCTTTAAAACCAACTAAGCGAAAGAAGCATATGTGACTCAGGAGAGATTTGAACTCTCATGCCGTGTGGCGGTAGCTTTTGAAACTACTGTGTATACCGTTCCACCACTAAGCCATAAATTTGTACCGCCGACGAGGTTCGAACTCGCAATATCCACCTTGAAAGGGTGGTGACTTATTCCAATTTGTCAACAGCGGCATCTAAATGTTTCATATCGTTTATGAAACTCGCACTACCAACGGGATTCGAACCCGTGATCTCAAGCGTGACAGGCTTGCAGGGACGACCAACTCCCCTATGATAGTATAAAAAAGCAATTTAGGTTGGCATACCTTAAGGGTAAGTACTCTCATAATGCTAAAGCAGTCCCGACTGGATTTGAACCAGCAACCCCACGACCCTGCGTGGATTCACACCAATATAAACTACGGAACTATCAGAGTTATTTTAAAACGTTACTATTAAACTCTGCTGCGTTTACCTTCCGATAAACGTTTTGCGGTGCTGATGGGATTCGAACCCACGACCCTCTCGCAGACAACGAGTCATCCTACCACTGGACAACAGCACCAATTTTTAATTTCAATTCCAACATGTCAAAAAACGCATATAAACAAAAAACCTCCAACACGTATGCTGGAGGTTTTATTTAATATTATTATTAAACTCTACTTAACCAGCATTGCACAATGTATCCTCATCCGCCCATAATAGGAGGTTGACCTGTTCCACTGCCAATAATTCCATGTTCTTTTGATTCCCATTAGAATTGACTATGTAATGTGCCATGTTAAGTAAATTTCTCATCGTTTCTATTCTTTTTTTTGATTCCCTAAAGGAAGTAAATATTAATTTCGGTACAAAGGTAATGCTTTTTTTATTACCTGCAAATATAAATAGTAAATAATTCAAAAAAGTTTAAAATATTTTTATTTTTCTTTTTCCCAACCATTTAGAACGCTTCCTACAAACCCCTTAACAGCTTCTATTGAAGGTTTTTCATCCAGATAAGTGAACAGTCTTTGAACCTGATCTAAATGAGAGTTAAGTTTCTGTCTCAAAGACCCTATTTGAAAATGAGGGTCTTCTGTTGATAATTCCTCATCCATATGATCTGTATTGTCGGCTTCACGGTCATTTGCGCCATAATTGCTGCTACTGCCCTCGTGATCATCATAATCACCTTGTTCACTATAATTACTTGAATCATTCTCGTAATCAGAGTCATTTTCATCACCCCATTCATTGAGCTTGCGTTTACTTTCAAGTTTATTAATCATGCCAAAAAGCTTAGTTTCGTTTAAAACTTTCTTCTTACCATTTCTCTGAGCTTCGATGTTTTTAATTTCAAAAATAGTTGAGAGTCTTTTTTTAACGCTTTCATCATAACCGTTGCGGTCATTATTGTTATCATCTTGTTCAGCCTGATCATAAAGCAAATCTTCATACAATTCACCATAATGGTCATCACCATTTGAAAGAGTATTATAAATAGCTTTACCTTTCTCATCCAAGTCTTCTGCACGATAACTAAATGTGGTTTTTGGATTGAATCTATATTTAGTGCTTAGTAAGAAATTAACGAAGTACATATAAGGACTATCCTCATTATAGTCATGCTTATAACATGCCAATGCTTCAACAAAGCCATAATCCAAATCATCAGGCGATTCTGAACGCATATATGATAGATCAGAGTCATCAATTACTATGTCTCTAAATTCGTCAGCCATTCTATAATATATTTGCGTTGTTTTTTCCTGACCTATGCCATTTAGCCAATTCTGTATTTCTTTTCCAGCTGATTGTGGATTATTTACATGCTTACTATGATAGCCACCATCAGAGGCTGTTGACTCCTCATTGAAATTATTATCCACCCTGCCCATCATTTCGAAGAGCCTATTTTTGCTATACTTATCACTCATAATATCAAATTTATAATAAATACTAATATAAACAAAAAAGGAGTATCATTATGATGCTCCTTTTTTTACAAAATGCTTGTAGTTTTCAAACAATGATTTAATGTTTCGGCTACCAACTGTATTCATTGAATGTATCAACATATATGCTGGTAATTCAACATCGTTATCCATTGTGTAATCGATAAGCCATTTAGCGCAATGATATCCAGTCTTCTCATCATCGTCAGCATTATCATAGTTGATATTTGTTTGTTGTTCATAATGAATATCGGCAAGATCATGGTCGAAGCTAATCGTAGCTGGCATACCATTCTTCTCGATATAGCTCACAAACTCATTATAACTTCGAACGATTACCCATTCAAGTTTCAAATAATCGCTATTGCGCATGTAATAGAAAGCGTCCTCTGGCGATCTAAAATCATCAAGGAATAGGTTATAGTTTCCCATTGGTTTTGTTATTAAGTTTCTCAACAGTTACAATATATTGAATAATGCCTTCATTCTCTCCCATTATTGCAAACGATACTTCATTTTGTAGTACCCTTGGGTCTCCCTTGCATGGTAATACAATTATCTTCCCAATATCTAACGGTGTTAAATCTTTCTTAATCTGTAGCAATAATTTTTCTGAGTTCATAAAATTTTTTATGCAAAAGTAGTTATTTTTTAAATAACATGCAAGTGAAAATGTTGCCCTGCATGGACTCGAACCATGACTCCGACATTCAAAGTGTCGTATGCTAACCATTACATAACAGGGCAATATAGTTTAGTTGTTTCGGCAGGGATCGAACCTGCACTCAACTGATTCAGAGTCAGACGTGTTACCAATTACACCACGAAACAATTTATATTAATTGAAAGCGTCTTCCAATTTCATAAGCAGTTTTTGCATGTCTGCTCTGTAGAAGCCAGCACTATTAGTGCAACCGCATTCAACTATTTTGTATTCGCCATTAACAAGGCATGCATCCATGATAAAGGTGTCGTTTAATTCGAATATCTTTATCATTCTGTTTACAAAGTCATATGCCGATTGATCAACGTTTGCATTCACACAGAATCTTCCACCCAGAGAATACTGACTTGCTGTGGCGATTTCGCCCTTCACAATCCAGAATCTTATTTCGTTCTGAATGTTCTTAACAGAAGAAATCTGAATTTCTGTATCGGCGTTCAGTAAAGTGCTATGTCCATTGGCAAAGGAATTATCTCTGAATTCAATCCACTCGCCCATGTCGAATACTTTACCTGTAAACACTTTCGTATCTAATGTTGGTCTTGCAAAGAACCTTTCTGTTTGAAAGAAGTCATCACCGAATTTAATGATCTTTGAATCGTAATTAAGTAAGTTCTCCTTATAATACTTACTATATACGTTATAATCATGATTGTCACACAATTGAGAGCCTGGATTCCAGTCCAATTCTTTGGCAATTCTCGACATTTTCACAGCACCAAAAGGAAATACATCCTTTCTGGTTGTCTTGAATTCGAAGGTGTCTACGAATGGTAGCACATCAACGATTTCATAAGGCAACTCTAACCGATTCAAAGCGATAATCAAATTATCGTAATTTTCTTCTCTAAAAACATTCTTCTGTACAACGTAATACATGATCTTTAATTTAAAATTAGGGTGTTAGACGAGGTACGATCTCGCATGTACATGCTTCACAGGCATGCGCTTTATCCATTTAAGCTACAAACACCATTTAATAACTATCAACTAATTGATAATCAGTAGAGTAACTGGGACTCGAACCCAGAACCTCCGCATCCCAAATGCGGTAATCTGCCAATTGATATACTACTCTATATTACAAACTAATAATTTGTAGGGTAGGTGGGATTCAAACCCACGAACCGCAAGTTCCAAACTTGCGTTGTATAGTCTCTGCATAACTACCCTGTATATTCACTCTTTCAATTCTCTGAGACCACTATAATATGCATGATTGAAAAAGTAACTCAACGTTGACTTACTCGTATCATATTTAGCGCAAAGGTCTTTATATGTCATTCCAAATTTTCTATCATTTAATATTTCATTAACAGTGTCGTCATCAAAAGCCCTTACTTTTTTTGATGCTATTAAGGCTTTTGTTATCCGCACTATTTTTGAAATATCTTGCATATTATCTGAGTGTGTCCCAAGTAATATATTTTCAAATGAATTATCTGATGAATCGCCATTAAAATGCCTAACCTCAATATTATCTTCAAACATCTTGTCGCCATACTTTAAATATGCTACAAATTTGTGAACGAAGACAACCTCTCTATATCCATTGCATCTAATCGAAAAACGAAGATAACCATTTTTTGACTTTCCTAATATTAACTTTTTCTTCACTGAGAATATATCACCATTTTCATTGGCGTAATATCCTTTATTAACAGCGACAATCATAATATTATTAATTTTTTCCATATAAATCATTTAAAAATTTGTATAAGCGGTGAGGCTCGAACTCACGAGGTATTTTACTACGCCTGATCCCAAATCAGGACTGCTACCAACTACAGGTCTACGCCTATATAAAAAATCCCCTTTAATCTTTCAATTAAAGGGGATCATTATGTATGCTTATTTTTTACATAGTTCAGCCATTCGATTGAAAAGATTTCAATTGTTGTGGTTGATGTTGCGGTACTATGTTAAAAATTGTTCTCATTGTTTCTAATTATTTTTTTATTTCGGTACAAAAGTAATCATTATTTTGTAACCTGCAACTATAAATAGTAATTTTTTTAAAAAAAGTTTAATTATTCGTTATTTTAAACCAATTTAAGTTGATCAGCATAAAAATCGCCCTCATTAAGATCGGATTCTCTAAACCATTGGCAATACCAACTATCCTCATCCTCGTCATATATACCTAATGTCATTTTAGGACTTCCAGATTTTAATTCGACTACGTCGCCACATTTTAACTCGCTCATATTATTATATTTTAGACTGCAAATATATGCAATATAATATTAACATGCAAGTGTTTTAACAATATTTATTTCCCTCGTATTTATATTAAAATATTGATATGAATATTGATAAGAGAATTATTAAAGCCATAAATGAAGTGATATCAGAATTTGACTATCTTAATAACGATAAGCAAGTTGGAGAGGACGAAAGAGCGCAGTTACTTGGTAGCGAGGACTTCCAAAAACAGTTTATAATTGATTCTATCTCGAATAGGAGTAAGATTAAGGAGAATGTTATTGACTCGAATATTAAAGAAATGGAAGATAACGATAGTTGTAATTTTGACCTTGAATATATTAGCGATATTGTTTATGCATTTGACCCAGCTAAAGAGCCTATTACGTTTCAATTATACATGAGTGGTATCAATGTTCCATGTCAAATGGATACCAATACTGTTCGCAGTGGAGATTATGACGTTCCTGATGACGCAACATCACTTATAAGCCATGTTGAGTGGAGCGATATTGATGTTACTCTTTATACAAAAGGCGGAGAAGAAATTGCTTTTGTTGCTTTAAGTAAAGCATCGCCAAAGATTAAAGGAATTTTTGCAAAACAGTATCTATACGATATGGTTGCCGATAATATTGCTCAGTTTAAATAACTGAGCAATTAAACTTTCGGCGGAACACCTGCAACAGTTCTTTTATTATATTTTCGTGATAAAAAATCAACCATCTTTGCATTGATATCGAAATTAGGCTCAAGAGGTTTTGTTGGAGGCTCATTAGCTATAAGCTGTGATAATTCAGTCATAAAGCCTGTTTCAACAGTATCATCAACAATAGCCGATAAATCATCGTCAACATTTAGCTTATCAAGCCATGTATTTGTTTTTTTATCATCAGGTGCTTTAAACATTGCCGAATATACATCCATTGCTGATTTCGCTGCACTAAGTCCTGGTAATAAGCCTAATAGAAAGTCAACACCCACATTTGACAACTCAGCTCCAACTAATTCGCCCTTTTTTACGCCTGTTATAACATTGATGGCTTTATTTAAATCGCCATATGTTCTTAATTGGAAGTTATCGCCCAATTTATTTGAGATCGCTGCTTTTGCTTTATCGACTGTAGCTGCTGCGGCTTTATCAGCAGCACCAAACACAGCATTATTAGCTGATCTAAAAGCATTGCCGATAACGCCAGCCTCATTAATGAATTCGGGATTAACCCTTTCCATTATTTCGAATAATCGTTGTCTATTGTCTATCATTACCATTTTTTTAAAGGTTCGGGTAATGCGCATGATGATAAAGGACTTCTTGTTTTAAACGGCATATAGCACCCACATTTCGTGCATGTTTTTAAAACTGTAAAGAATTCACAATCAACACATATGATGATTCGTTTTTTTGCTATTTCCTCAACTGCTTCGTTTTCAAATACGAAGTTTTTCCATCCTGTATAAATCTCTTCAAGTACACTCATGATCAATATTTTCTATAAATACGGCGATTATTAATTAGCGATAGTCATAAATAGATTTCGTCAATATCTACCCTTATCATACGATCTGCTCATATATGTCTAAGACTGAGATATAGCCATTTGTATCAGGATAACCAGCAGTTCCTCCGACTCTTATAATAATGTTATTATTAATATCTGGAGATACTCCGCTAAAAGTAACAACACTACTAATATTATTTTGTGTTAATAATGGCTGTGATACTCCGTCAATAGTGTAAATAGTTCTATTACTGGTAAATCCTCTTGCCCCAAAACATTTAACAGTATATAAATTAGCTGGGTTTAAATTCAATAGCGTAAGCTCGCCGACAGTGCCAAAATTAGCAATGAATGAATCCTTATATGCTGTATACGGATATATAGCCAAAGGATTATCAGCACCACCGTTTGCCTCCCAATCACTGAAAGAGGTGGAAACTACCATTGAAAATGATGTCGCTGCGCCGCTTACGTCAACCAATGGCGATACTGTATTGCCTGTTGCCACAGGTGTTGCATTTGCAGCCGAATATAAATTATTCCAAACATTATCAGTTGTCTGAGGATTACCCATTGTGCCTGTTTGATATGATGCATTTGACGATCCTATGTCAACCAGTATTCGCTTTTGTCTATTTAGATTTATCGAATAACTCAATATACTACTAACAGCGTCAGAAGCATTTTTCAATTTAAAATACACTGTTTTTAAACCGTCTGGTTCTGTAAGCGTGTAGGTGATAGTTCCACCTGTGATATCAATCCATGACGAACCAATTAATGAAGGGTCTTCGCCTATCATATACTGAGTGGGAGAGCCTATTGATGCATACGATACTGTTACAAGTCTATTACTGGTCGTTATGCCGCTACTATTTAAATTAAAATTTGTTAATGTTAGAATGGATTGACTCAGTCTTCTATAACCTGAAAACGCACCTATATGCTTTGTAGGCACATTCCATTTCTCAAAGCCTCTTATATCATCGTTTGATCCAAAATTTACACCTGTATCAATTAAATTTGAATTTGATGATATCTGTAAATCATTATCATCTATATTGGCTAATTGATATGCTGAGCCGTCGTCAGTAATTCTAAAATTAGATTCAGCATTTGCAATCCAATTAGCTTCGGTTACTGTATCTTGTCCGCTAAATAAAGAACCTTCATATTTTAATAAATTATTCTTTACGTACACGCTACTAAATTGTACAACATTCTGAGCATTAAAAAATGTACCAGAGCATAAAATAGTGTTATTATAAACATTTATAGTTGTGCCTGAATTAGTACCGTTAGTTCCATATTGTTCAGGAACATTTATGGAACTAAGCAATAACAATCCGCTATACCCTGTGGCAACGCCTGTCATAGTATTATTATAAATATCAATACCAGTAAATGAACCAAATTGGATACCAACGCCTCCTGAGTTTGCCATTGTATTATGATGTATAGATCCGTCCATAGATAATGACATAAAGCTTGCCTGATCAGCTTCAGGATAAATTGAGGCATCTGTTATGTCATTATAGCATATTTCACAATTTGTTGTTCCATTATTTAATTGAATACTGTCCCAGCCTGTTCTTAAATAAGTGTTTCTATAAATTTTTGCCGAACGCATTTCATGTGCTCTATATGTCACAGTTCCACCAGTACTATTCAAGGCTGTATGTGTTTCAGGACTAAAATATCCAATATAATTGCCCTCTGAGCTGGTGTCATGGAAATAATTATGATGCAATGAAAAATTGTTAAACGAATAATTTTCCCTCCATGTTGTAGGATCATTTGGGTTGGGGTCTGTTTTTGCTAATAAGCCAGCAAAACTTGCTTTTGATATTTCAACACCGAATATTTGTATATCGCTACATAAATAACCTACACCAAAACCAGTTATAGCAATATCTGTTGACTCATATTTGGTTATATGTATCCCATATTTTAAATTATTATAGCCTCTGCCATCAAAAATAACATGTTGACAATTATACATCAAAAATCCATAATAGCTATTAAAATTAAACTCAATTTGTGTATTCGAATCGAATGTAATCACAATTGGGTTTAACGCAGTCCCCTGTAAATTATTCAATGATAATCTATACATCGAACCTTCGGGTGGTAACACTGGAAGTCTTATAATAATAGTCGAACCAGCAGAAATATTACTATCACCAAAATCTTGTTTAGTAACCAATTGAGTAACTGGAACTAATTCACATATTATAGCGTCCCCTATATTAGATAATGAGGGCGTAACAGTCAGCAACTTTCGAATAGTTTGTTTAACTATCGATCCATTTGTTGTGATCTCCAACACAATATCATAAGCTCCTAATGTTGAAAAAGTTGTGGTATTAATTTTATTTGTTAATATCTTTACCAGAGCATTACTATTACTGTCATACACTCTAAATAAATAACTCGGAGTTGATCCACTCACAGTGTTAAAATCAACAGCACTGATTGTAACAGATTCGCCGATTCTAATAATTTCCTTATCAACAACAATGTCTGAATATACCCTTGTTGGAGCATATATAGGGTACACAAATTTTGTATAAACATTATTGCCAACACGATTTACGGTTTGCAACGATTGCATAAGAGGTGCTGCAATTCTTGGGGTTAATGTTGTTCCTGTTACCCCTGATATAGATACGGGAGTAACACCGTCATTTAATGACCACACGCTATTATCAGCCTCAATTGATTCGCTTATTAAATTAACATCACTATTAATAACAGGAAAATAGTTGTCAATAATGAATTTTGACTGAGTCCTACGTTGGCTAACTAATATTTTATTATTATAAATTGTCATAGCGTATTTTTAAATTAAATTTATTTCAATATTATATGAAGCATCTGATAAATAAGTGCCATCAGGGTTTAAATTTGAAAATACAGATACAAACCCAGATAATCCTAATAACGAATTTACAATATGCTGATTAGAACTATCTATTATTTTCCATGAAAGCACAGCGGTTCTATTCTTGTTAAGTGTTTCAAACAAAAGCTCTTGTGTTGACAATACGTTTATAACGTCATTTATCGTATAAACAGTATCGGTATCAAGATCAGTGGCAATATAATCCGTCGATAAATCCGTCTCAGAAATAGCGTTATAATTATAACCAAATGCGCCAGAATTAACAGTTGAGCCAGTTAATTTATAATTATTATCAATAACATTAACATCGCCTGACAATTTTACGGCAAGTACGCTTCCATTGATTGTTAGCTTGTAATCATAACCCAATTTACTCACAAATAAATCGGAATTAATTGGTATAACCCTTGAATCTATTTCATAGCCTAATGCATTAAGATCACTTATCTTGTTCATGAATCTCAACACTGTTGTCGATGTTGTGTCTGTTGTTATAATGGGCGTATTTAAAGTGTTGTTGTCAGCAGATATGTCTAAATAGATATTATTATTTGACTCCAATGTAACAATATCACTAAAATTCAATATATTACCACCGCTTGTATTATTAGCGTATCGTGGATCTGGACAATTAATATAAATAATGTTGTTTGAAAATATTAATTTATTAATCGTACAATTATATCCTCTAATCAAAGATTCACCAGTTCCACTATAATTTACACCTCTCATTTCACAAGTGTTTGATACAAATCTCACTGTTTCAAAATAATTATTAAGGATTATAGTATATTTTACCCAAGGATATGGAGCTACTAACAAGTTGTTATAAAATGAATTGGAGCTTATATCAAGACTAACGCCTCTTGTTGTGTTGATCATTCTAATTGATTCACCATTGAGGCTGTGGAATTTATTTCTAATTATTGTCACATATCTGGCATCAATAATGAGTCCAGTGTCAAATGTATCGCCATTGAAGTCATTATCAGAAATATATACACGTTTACCGTTAGTATTTAATACTAATGTAGGCTGGCTAACAATACCGATAACTTGTGTACCTCTAAAAATATTTTTTATGACATTGAGATTATTAACAAATGAACATTTTATCAACACAGCAGCCGCATTTATGATATTATTTTCAAAAGTGCTAAAATTCGTAGTATTTTTAGCGATAAAACCATAACTGCCGTCCTTTGTAATTCCGTTGTAAGTCTCTCTACAATCAACATGGCAAGATTTTATAACAATATTATTGCAGGGTTTCAATGGAGTTCCTTGTGAAAAAACAGCTGCAAGTTCTTCAGGTGCTGCTTCAGTTAATTGCGAACCCACATTAATAAAATTTATATCATTAATTAGAATATTTTTACTATCTTTTATTCGTATTCCCCCAAGACTTGCGCAGTCCAGTGTTAGTCTATTTGTCCCGTCAATAATCAATACATAATCTGAATTTTTATTTAGAGCATTTACGTCTATTAAATATGATCCAGTATTTCTGGTATTTATAGTCATACCAACGCAAGTAATCATCACATCTTGAGTTAAATTACCATTATAATCGGCAATAACAGCGTTAATAGCGTCACCTAATAAGTTATACGTATCACTCACGTCGCTACGATGGAAGCCATTTGTCATGGTTATACTATCACTTGCACTATTACTAACGCCCTTAGAATTCCTTAATTTCAAATAAAGGACTACTGTTATATCTGAAATATAGTCCTTATTATAATTTATAACCCCTGTATAGTTAATCCACAATGCGCCAGCAAATGTTGAACTCTCTGAAAGCATATACTGATCAATAACACCAACTGAATTTGGTGTTATTGATAATAATGAAATTGATGAAAATAAATCGCCATTATTAATTAACATATAATTGAGCACAGGGATTGCTTCGGGAACTAATACAATATTAATAGTGCATTTAATGCTACTATTAATAGTTATTCCGCTAATTGTTGTTACGGTGGAAGCGTTGTCAGAATTATTAGCATCAGTGATCGTAACCATATCTGTAATATATCCTGTAGGAGGCAGTAATACAGCAGTGTAAACGCCAATGGGAAGCGTCGTCAGTGTAGATCCTGTTAAAGTTTCGACAATTTTTATCAACGTATCAGTATTATCATAAAATGCTACACGCATTCCATTAAAAAAATTACCATTATACGTCGTTTCTATCTCAAGTACACCAAGATTAGATCCTGTTAAATTATCCAGAAATGTCTTCAATAATACAGCATTATATGTTATATCATTTGCTGTTAATTTATCGGCTAATGGCAGTGCTTGAAGTGCCGCTACCATATCCAGACCAGTTAAAGGTTTATTATATAATTCGAGATTAATACCGTCTCTAAACCAGTATTCAGTACCATTAACATTCACAAGCATTCCGATAAATCGTAATCCTATAGGTATTTCTGACAATACTTGTACCGTATCAGTATATGGCGTGTTGGCAAGATTCCAATATCGTGAACTATCGGGTTTAGGTGCTAATATTTTAATATTATCATTTAATTCAATAGCCATTTTTTTATATTTTTAGATGTTGATAATGCTTTCATTATTAGTTTTAAATATAAATACTAATATTATTACAATATCTCGATATTTATAAGCATTATTACAATACGACTTAAGTCAAATAATAATCCTTTTTGATATCACATCAATTGCTTTGATTGATTTTAATGATAATCATACATTCTAATTTCCATCAGGAATTACTTATGGTGCTATAGTTGTCGTGGTTGTAGTGGCATTACCACTCCAATCATATATCTTATCGCCGTTAAAATATACTGAAATTATCTTATCAACGCCAAAGAATGCTCCAATAGGATTACCAATTGACGTAGTTGGAATATCGCCAATCATACCGCCGTCTGTAATGCTCCAATTATTAGGTGATGATCTTAATACTTCTCTCGATGCCAAAGCCGAGAATGTGAACTTAGAAGGTGCGACATCAAATACGACATTTGATTGTACAGATAATAATGCCCACGATTCAAGTAATTTATCATAATTAACAGAAGAGATTCCGCAACCTTGAAATACGCCTGTCATATCAGCAACGCTTGACACATCCCATGCACTTAAATCTTGATCAAAAGAGCTGCAATTATAAAAAGCATTTGACATATCAACCATTTGGCTAACATCCCATGCACCTATAGGCTGATTAAAGGATGTGCACCAACCAAATGTGCTATGAAGATTTAATAGACTCGTGAACATCCATCCGCTAATATTATTATTAAATGATGAGCATCCATAAAATGTTTGATACATGTCAGCAACATTTGAGACGTTCCATCCGCTAATATCACTATTAAATAAAGCGCATGCATAGAAAGCACCGTTCATGTTATATATGGTGCTAACATTCCATCCGCTAAGATTACCACTAAAATTAATACAGCCGTAGAACATATACAACATTGAATTAGTTTCAGCTAAATACAAATTATCCGTAGCTGAACACGTCATATTTGAGCAACCCCAGAAATAATATCCACCATTTCCGATATGTAAATCACCCCACTGTACAATATCTAATAGTTTAAGTTTATCGCCTATATTATTAAAACTCCAACCATTGATCAATCCGTCAATTTGAATGGTATAAACTCCACTTGAAGCATATGTGTGTATTCTTTCTGGCGACGTAGTGCCTGTTATAGTATCTGTATTGCCGTCACCCCAATCGACAATGAAATTATGTCCACCATTTGCGAGAGGAAGCATAATCTGATTATTTGCTGATGACCCAGCACTAATGTTTACAGTATTCCAAGTTGATATAAATGTTGTTATAGACATATTTTTTTTATTAAGAAGCTTATGTATTCTTTATTATATATACTGTACTCTCACCAATTGTCACCAATGCGTCAAAGTCTACTTGCGTTATAACATGAATTCCATTAAATGAATTATTAACAATAAAGCTTAAGGGTATCCATTCACCATCAGTTCTATGTAAAAACTCTTTATTGGCTGATGTGTTACGCCAAATCTGACCAATTGAGAAACCAGCAATCATATTATCATTGACAGATGGATCACGATTAAAAAATATTTTAGGCTGAATCTTCTTCTGTAACGCCATCAGGAGTATTAAATTTAATGTTACAGTGTTATTAGACTGTAAATAAATAATATCACCGTCTGGACTTCCACCATTAATAGTCATTAAGGCTGATGGTATTGTTAAACTAATAGTATTACCAGATATTCCAGCAAATATCTCATTATCTGTGACAGTTGAGCCTAAATTAGTACAAGAGCTAAGATCAAAGCTTGTTGCAGCTGTGCAACTATTAAAACAAAAATCACCAGCTGTTGTTAAGGCTGGTAAACTAAAGCTTGTTGCTACACAGTTATAAAAACAATTATACCCAGCTGTTGTTAAAGCAGGTAAACTAAAACTTGTTGCTGTGCAACCATTAAAACAGCCATCACCAGCTGTTGTTAAGGCTGGTAAGCTGAAGCTTGTTGCTGCTGTGCAACTCTGAAAACAGCTATATCCAGCAGTTGTTAAGGCTGGTAAGCTGAAGCTTGTTACTGCTGTACAACTATTAAAACAATCACCTCCAGCTGTTGTAATGCAATTAGACTTATCATCAACTGAAAGTATCGACGTGTTTGAATAAAAAATATTATTCCTTAAAGTAATATCCGATGAACCAGATAATTTTACTATATTGCCATCAACAGCAACAGATGTGAATGGCGTGCCGTAATTAGGCAAATCAAAGAATGCGTTCCATACAGATATATCTGATGACGATCCTACTATTAGTAAATCAGCATTACTTAACTCATCAAATGTTAACTCCAATGCTGGATAAATCTGAATCACGCCAACATAATTATGAGCTTGTAATTCAACAATATCCCCATCAGGATTACCGTTATTTATTATCATCAATGATGAGGGAATTGTTATAGTAATATTACGACTATTTATACCTGTAAATACATTATTATTGCCTGTGCTACTACCAATAGAGGTGCAAACAGGTATGTTAATATTACCCAAAGATGTACAACCATAAAAAGCATAATCGCCAATAGATGTAACAGATTTAATATCGGTATAGCCTAAATTTATACAGTTCATAAAACACTGATTACTGATAGATGCTACAGAAGGCATAATCACAGCATTCAAGTATTGACAATCCTGAAATGCTTGATTGTCAATACTGATAACAGCAGGTAAATTAATTTCAGTCAATATATCAGCATTAAAAAATGCGCCGCTACGTATAATTTTTACACTGTTAGCATAATCGTTTACTGATGATAATACAGTGCTATTCGCAAATAAATTAGGTGCTATATTTATGCTTGAGCCGCCACTTAATTTAACCGTATTGAATTCAGTAGTTACAGATGTAAAGGGATTGCCATTATCTGGCAATTGAAAAAATGCATTCCAAAGACTAACATCGGATGATGATCCGCCAATTAAAGTATCCGCATCTGCTAAGCTAAAAAATATTAATTCTAATGCTGGTGTTAAAGTTGTTGTGGTTGTTGCTTCCATAATATATTTTTATATTTTTATTAATTATTTTTCTGAATTTGTAAAATATTTTTATCATAGAATTCGTCGAACCATTCGATGAAAACAGAGTTACCATTACCTATAAATATTCTATGATTATAATTTGAGTATCTGATCATATCAGACACTTCAGTATTCGAGTTTAAGTTAATATTAGATACCCCATCGTCAAATACGCACTTTGATGCATAGCTACTAACAACAACGCCATTAACGCTATTGTTTACAGTATTTCCGTAAAAACCATTATTGAATATACTATTCTGTACGTTATTTTTAAAAGTATTGCTACTAACATTGTTGTCAATAAAATTATAATTAAAGTTAGTAGCAATATCACAGGAATCCATATTTTTCACTACATTATTATAAAATTTAGTTAAAGCATTATTAAAACTGAAACCACCAATAAATAGGTTGAACTGACAATTATCGCCCACATTAGAATCATTAAAAGCACCAAAACATGTGTTATTAGCAAAGCTATAACCATAAGCATTCATATAAATCTGAGGTTCAGTATTTAAAAAGAACACATTATTAGTAAGTATGCTTCCAACAGAATTCCATTTATCAGTATCATCTCTATAAGATGAAAAATGATTTGATAAGCATGATTTTTCATATGTTGCGGTATTGCCTAATGTTGGGTCTAAATCAAACGTCTTGACGTCTACATATGCCGATCCAGCTTGGAATTTACCATTACTATAATTCATCTCAGCTACAAAAAATTTATCAGTTAAAGTTAATACACCACCCCATTTAAGATTGTTAAATTGAGGGGTGAAGCCTAAATTACTTTCAGAGATAGAAATATATAAAATATTATTATACGTAACATATACACCCTTGTTATATACATTTGTAGCCTCCCAAGGCATTTCCATGATCTCCCATCTACGATATTTAACATTTCTAAAATCGTAACCCATATAATTATCATTATATGTATCATGTCTAAAATAAATTACGCCTTTAAATCCATCAACAATAGTTAAGCTATCAGCATTACTATTGTTAAAATCACTATAGTTTGAAAAAGCTGAGTCTAATTTCCATTTATCTGGATTCCAATCATAATAAATAATATCCTGTGGATATGTTTCTGATCGTGCCAACTTGTCTATTGAATTTGAATCATTAGCTGTCACAATTAAAGCTTCTGGATCACCTGTGTTAACAACGTTTATAGGGTAGCCGCTATAATTATAATAATCTGATGTATTGCCAATAGAAAATTGGCTGTACATATCATATGGCAGCGGTTCATATTTACTTATGCCATCCAAATAAGACGTATACACGCCAGATTCAATTCCCCTTAATATTACAATATTGATAAGGTCAACATTATCAATATAGCCAAAATCATAACTAATCATGGTTGACGTTGTGTCATCGCCTTCGGTATATGTAAATTCTTCTGAAAATAGTGAAACATACGTATCATTCAATTTATAGCGTACATCAAATAAGCCGAAAGCAACGCAATAATATGTTACAGGGTTTGCCCCAACAGCATTTGGCGTAACAACTATATTAGTAGGAGCTGGCACAGAATTATCATAGTCAAGTAATACGCTTAAATCAGCATAATCAAGCATATTATGAATTGTCTTATAATCGGTTATACGATATTGAGCACCTGTCACCAATCCGCCGTCGTCAATCATAGTAATCAACTCATTATATGTAACGTCTGTAACGCCTACACTACCTGTTCCTGATGATTTAACCTCTATATTAATACCATCTGGAAACCAATATTCGATTCCCATTACATTGACTGTAAGTCCTTCATGTAAGACAGATTGAGCAAGTTCACTTAAAACCTGTTGAACACTTTCGTAAGGTCTGTTAGCTCTATTAAAATATCTTGCACCATCTGGTTTGGCTGCGTTTATGCTTATATTATCACTTAATTGTATTGCCATTTTATGATCGTTTTAAAGTTATTGATGCTATTGGTGTGCGATAATTTGTAATGTATATCCAATAAGGGATGTTTGTCCATAGCCCTGTTGCTGATGTTAATAAAATACTTTCGCCTGTATCAAACAAGTTGCTTGATCCCCCAATGCTACCGCTATTAAGAGCAGTAATAAACCAGTTTGTATACTGAGTATTTCCTGTTTGAGGAATCGCTACCCAACTATAATCGGTGGCGGCAGAATTAATTGTAAACACTGTATCACCGTTACTAAGTACAATCCTCTTATTAGAATTAACAATATTCAATGCTGATGATAATGGTCTGCCAACCTGTGTAACAAATCCAGAAAATACTGGAAAAATAGACCTAAATGAAAATGAACTACTTAGAATTGTTTGATTGTTAGTATTTTCAGACTCAAGTCTATATGTTTTTGTAATCGGCGATGAATTATTTATTGTTAATGTACTAATCTTACTTGCAAGACCAAAAACATTGATTCCTGATTCAACAACAGAATTATCGCCAGTATCTCTAATTAAGCCTATATTAGGTTTAATATTCGAGTTGTTAGTTTTCGACCATGTAAATGTTTTTGATCCTGATAAATTAGTGCCAACCTCAACTAACCCAACTTGACCTGTAATAGCAAAACTTCCCAATGTCGGTGTTTGATATGGATAAAATAAACCATCAAACATTTGCTGTGTTGTCACGCCTGAAAATGTACTACCAGCAACCCATCCACCTAAAGCTGATGGTGTTGGAGTTAAATTGGTATATGTGGTTGTTGAAGTTCCACCACTTCCGACAACTATATCATCTATGCGTATTCCGAGATCAATATTAGCCTGATGTAACTCAGTAAAGCCAGAAGTAATTTGATTTTGTAAATCAACGTCAACAAGATGTAATTCTGTTATACCTGTAGCAATTGCTGCATTTTCAAGTAATACGTCCTCAACAGCTGCTGTTAAAGCATTCGCAGTGCTTTCTAATGTTACGATCTTGCCTGTATTTTCTGCGAAATTATCATTAATAGTTTTGGCGAATTCTCTGCCAGTTGTAACGCCGTCTTTTATAATTACTGCTTTCATTAATAATTTGTTTTATATAAATACTAAGTATATAACAATCAGACATAGCAATGCCATTATTATCGATATAATAAATTACTTGTCAAATTAACCAGTTATAGTCCAACCCTTTCCAGTTGCAATTGCTCTTTCACCTGCTGTTAATGCGGCAGCACCAGTACACTGAGTTATATTTATGGTTTTTCCAACAAGTGTAGGTAGATCACCAAATAATGTTACAAGTGCTGCTTGCGAAAGTTCATTATATGAAACATCAACATGTGGCGCACTACCTGTAAATGTGGATGCTGCATTTGTAAGTCTGATTGATGTTATCTTTGTTTTTCCATTATAACTTCCGCAAAATGAAATACTTGAAAGCAATGATGTTATAACAATTGGTGAATTATATAACGCGCAATAGCCAAGGAATCCAGCACCATTTACTGTTGATATAAGGCTTCCAAGAGTATTTAGGTTCGTTATGGATTTTAATGTAGGACAATTATAAAACATATAACTAAAATTAGTAATATTATTAGTACCGCTACTTAAATCTACAGAAGCTAATGAGGCACATCCGTAAAGCATGCTTGAAGTATTATTTACATTACCCCATGTTGCTGGTAATGTAACTGACTGTAATGCTGTACAGTTCTGGAACACAGATGACGCATTTGTTATATCACCCCAAGATGTTGGAAACGTAATTGTAATCAATGAAGTGCAATTATAAAACATAGTTGCAATATTGCTAACACTGCCCCAAGATGTTGGAAATGTAACAGACTGTAATGCTGTACAGCCGTAAAACATAGTTACAATATTGCTAACACTACCCCAAGATGTTGGTAAGATTATATTTTTTAATGAACCGCATCCACTAAACAAACTTGTAGTTGAAGTTATGCTAACTCCCCATACTGCTGGTAAGTTAACACTTTTTAGGGAAGTACAACTAACAAACATTTGAGCTATATTATATATACCGCCCCAAGATGATGGTAATGTAATCGATTGTAACGAACCACAGCCCTGAAACATACTTGATACGTTGGATATGTTATTCCAAGATGTTGGTAATGTAATTGAACTTAGCGAATAACAATTTATAAACATACTTGATACGTTGGATATGTTATTTCCCCATGTTGCTGGCAATGTTAAAGTAGTTAATGACGTACAGCCCTGAAACATTTGACTCGTATTAGTAATACCAGTGCCCCAAGTTGCTGGTATATTAATTGATTCTAAAGAATAACAATTCACAAACATTTGATTTGTATTACTTACGCCACCCCAAGATGATGGTAGTTGCACCGATTTTAATGAGTTACAATATAAAAACATCATATTACAATCGCCACATGCTATAAATGATGAAATTACACATTTATTTAATCTATAACAATACACACTATTCATGCTAAAAGTAGAAGCATAATTAGTAATATATGATGCGCCAATATTTACCGATAATACAGGTGATGATGTTACGTAATCATTATTAGGTTTTCCGATTTTCCAAATAGTTATATTCCCAGAAGCATTAAAAATTCTGATCTTCCAAGTATTATAGCCCAAGCTGCAAGATGTTCCGCCAGTTAAATGTTGATGTTGAAATACTGTTGTACCATCACCCACCAAATTATCTTCGATAATACCATCACCCCAATCAACTGAAAACGTTCCTGTACCTGTATTCACTTTAGTAATAAAAGCAATTAAAGCACTGTTTGTAACTAATAAATTTATTTCATTATTTCCAACCACAGAAATATCTATCCAATCTGAAGGCTCAACCCAAGGAAGTACAGGTGTTGAGCCGCCACCAACGGGATTTACTTGTATATATTCTCTCATACTATTTTTAATTTAAATGTCCAATTAATGTCACCAATCCGATCTGAGTTGGTGTTATTATCAGTTTTCTATATTTAGGCATATTTGTATTTAATGGCGTACTTAATGTAGCAGCTGAACCCTCGCTTATTTGAGAAGTAAGCATCATCGCTTTCGGTACGTTATATACTAATGGAGTTACAACAGTAAAATCAATATTTATCTCGACATTATTATCAATAATTAGTCCACCATTTATTGCATCTGAATGTGTATGCGGTGCATTAGTAAAATCATTAATTGTTGGTTTGTCTATTTTCATTAATTTCTATTTTTATATTTTTGTTATTTTTACATATCCAGAAGCTGGCCATATTAAATTACCCTCATCTATTCTCGTTATATTAGTTCCTGAAGGGTCTACAAAACTATTTGGGTTGATTACCCACATATTATTATAACCACCAGCACCGCCCTCGCTATCGTCTGTTGCGCTACCACCCATAAAACCACCACAACCATAATAACCACCATAACCTCCAGCTACACCATTAACTGTATTCAATTTAAAAGCATTAAAGCCAAATTGAGTACCGTCTAAAGGAATAGCTGAACGTGATACTGCTGGTCTTAAACCACCATTTCGAATATTTTCTTTTGCTCCTAATCCACCAGCAGCCATTATAAGGCATCGAGTAATGCTACCTATAGATACTTTAGATATTGATGTATCTGATGGCGTATAAGCAACAACAGTAGCACCACCACCACCAGCTGAACATCTATCATTTGCTAATTCATTGCCAGTTGAACCTGCACGACCACATGCAATCCATAAAATGTCATTTTTAGCTAATGAAAATGTTGCTTTTAAATTACAACCAGTTCTTCCTGAAACATTTGTATAACCACCAATACCGCCCTGAGCTTCAATTTTATAATTACCTGTTTCAGGTACTAAAAACCATTGATAACCGTTTAAAGGTATTTTCATAGTACCAGCGGCAAGCATTGATTCTAAAGTAGTTCCAACATAGAATGCTGTGAATTCAGCTAATGTATTACCATATGCATTAGCTTGAAGAGCGTTAGTATTTCTATAATAAGTTGCCAATGCTGGCGAACTAAAAGTAGCCTCAAACGATCCACCCACTAACATCATCGGTATTCCTATACTTGGTATCATATTATTGTTTCATTATACTATAAATAACTAATTCAGTACCGTTTGCAACATTCCAACAATCAAAATATAAATAAAATATTCCATCGCCTAACGTCTGACTTCCAGACATTTTTATACAATATGCTGGAAATGTTATAACAGCACCGTTAGAAATAGTTAATTTCATTTTTATGCTTTTATTCAATTGTAAATTATTAAAAGTAATTGCTGTGGTAGCCGACAACGTTGCATTTATGATCCCATTTGCTGAAAAGTTATATATTCCAGTATTACTACTTAAGCTACTTACTAAGTTTTGCGACAGCTTAGAGTAAGAAACAACCGAATCGCTTAATGTTGTTGAAACACCTGATCCTGTTGTTGTTACATCACCAGTAAGAGGGCCAGCCAATGCATTACCCCAAGCATAAACATAGTCTTCAATACTTCCCTTAATTAAAGCTTGACCTGTAGTACCACCAGCAAATAAAGTCATCCCAGCACCAGTGTCTCCTTTATCACCTTTACTACCTTTTATTGCTCCATATGTTAATATTATAAATCCGCTTACAGCAGCACTAAAGGTAATTGTTACGGCAGTACATAACAATGGTGAAATATTATTATGTATAATTGACATTGGTATTAAAACAACACCATTAGAGTCAATTACCTCAACCATTGGGTATGTTTCGAAGTTATGTGATACTGTAACACTTAATTGCGATGTAAATGGCGTAACCGATGCAGTTGGAGTACCACCAGCTTCTACAATTTCCCAACTTAATATCGTTCCATTATTCGATAAATATTTAACAACATTTTCCGTTTGGTCTGGCAATGCATCTTGTTTTGAGTTAATTGCGGTTGATTGTGCGGTGCTAACGGGTTTACCCATGTCGGATGTATCATCAACGCTGCCTAACCCAATATCAGATTTTGTTGTCCCATGAGGATTACCAGCTATAATACTAATATGATTTAATATGTTTACACCGTTGGTTACAATCCAATCACTTGCAGTATCATAAGCTGTTTTCAATGCCGATGTAAATATAGCGGTTATTGAGTCTAATTTGGCTTTTATAACATCTGAGAATCGATTCACATCGGTATTACTTTCATAAGCTGCTTGTATCTGTGTTGCCGTCATCACAGCGTTTAAAAGATCAGGGTCTGATAGTTTCACATATGTTGCCGTAGTTCCTGTTGTAATCGCTTTATATAATGCCCATTTAGCGTCACCATCATCAAGAACAAATACGGCTGTAGGTAGTTTTGTCACATTATATGCATCACGCAATGCTAATGTTTCAACGGTAACTTCGCTATACGATGATACGATTAAATTATATAATTTTTTCAACGTGTCACCATCACTAATAACGCCATTTTTTAGATCGGATATTAATTGAGCAGCTATGCCGATGTTTTCCTTATTAGCTAAATCGCCGACTAAATTAAGAATCTGATTTTCATTAATAGTAATACCCGACTGCGTAAAGTGTATATCCATATCATCAACATGCTCTGTAAATCCACTAACGGATTGGTAAACAGCTAAATCTGGCGTACCAGACAATGAGATATAATTACCATCAAATAAATTAGGCAGATTATCTAAATTATCATAATTATGCGTATGACTCGTTTGAAATTCACCCATAGTATCACCTGAAAGCCATGAGGGTTTATCAGTTATCTCAGTCCATGAAGATGTTAAACCAGAAACAGCACCATTGATAAGACTTTCAGTTTCTACAATGGTCGCATATTCATTTAAATCGGATGATATCAAATATTGATCATGAGTATGTCCAGATAAACTATATTTATTAAGCAAGCCAGTCACCTGTGACTCTGTAATTGTGATGCCAGACTGAGGATAATGTATACTAACATCATCGACATGCTCCGTAAAGCCACTAACTGATTGATAAACCGATAAATCAGGAATATTGGTTATTATGTCATAATTATGCGTATGTCCTGTATCTGACTTAGAATTTAAATCATCAATCAAATTAGTTACTTGGGATTCCGTGATTGTAATGCCTGACTGATGATAATGTATATTAATATCATCAACATGTTCCGTAAAGCCGCTAATAGACTGATAAACCGTTAGATTTGGCACATTATTTATTGTGTCATAATTATGAGTGTGTCCAGTATCTGATTTAGAATCTAAATTATCGAGCAAACCAGTTATCTGTGATTCTGTTATGGTAATACCAGACATTGGGTAATGTATAGCGACATCATCAGCATGTTCTGTAAATTCACTAATTAATTGCAAGTTATATGATTGCGACTCATCAATAGCATCCTGAACGTTTATCGATACCATACCATTTACGGGCGTGTAGTTTATAGATAATGCTTTTGATGGATCAGTTAATATTGTAGATGGATTTAAATTATCAGATATTATTAATATATCGCCAGCATTATCAGATAAACCATTGGATGGTTTTGAGACATCCACCAGTTCAATAACTGTAACTTTATTATTCGACTGATTTGTTGATTCACTAAATTCAAGAATGTTTTTATCCATTATATTAATAATTTTTTACTGAATTATCAACCAAGCCAGTATTAATAATATTCGTTATAAATATCTTATCATAAACGCCATCGATATCTGATAAATCAGTCCATTGGAATTTAATCTCGGCGAATAGCACCTCATTAGGATATAATGCAGTTATATCATTAGGAACAATAAAGTCATACAGATAATCATTAACATAAATTAATGAAATCCATCCAGTTTCTGCCATCTTTTTATACTTAACAATTTCGACTGATGGATTGCTTCTACTCTTTATAACTACTTTTATGTCAAGCATACCAAACAAGTTTTTATATGTACCGTCGGTATTTCTATATTTTATAGATTTTCTGATATCAGACCCAGCATTTATTTGATACACAGCAATATTCTGACTTAATCTGTTTATTAATCTGCCGCCTCTCAACATAGGCATTCCGTAGAACTCATTGGATAACGCTAAAAGTAATGCATTTTTTCGAACCTCATCATTCACAAGTGCTTTATCATACACTCTAAGAATCTGAATATTACCAATATATGAACTATCGAAGTTATGCTCCATAAACTGATCATATTTAGAAGGATCAAGAGTTAACGAAGTCTTATCGAAGTCTGTATAATGCAATGAATGTTTCAACCCAAATGTTCCGCCACCCCAGCTTATATTATAAGGTATACCAAGTTGTTTTTCATCATCGTTTTTTATACCCCTAAAATAAAATTCATCAAAATTAGTTATTGACCAGAATAAACCGCCGTTAAGATAAATGCTTAATGTGCCTTTTCTCTGCTTATAGCATTGAGCTTTATCAGGATCGTAATTAGCAATAAGATTATCAGGAGTGAACACAATATCTATTAATGTCCAGCCTGTTCTGGTTATGGTATTTGGTGAACAAATCTGAATTAAATTCCCATCCGAATTAACATATTTACAGCCAACTCTTTTATCACTTGTGATCTCAAAAGCAATGATATTGTTTTTAATGTTTTCAACCTGTAAAATGTCAAGATCAATAACAACCTTTGAATCTTCTGGCTGTCTAAAGTTAGAATACGTTGCATCTAATTTGTCATACCCAGCAAGGTAATGACCCATTGATGTTGTAACACCTGTTAAAGTATATGTTGTGCCTGATAAGTTTCCGTTATATGCTATGGTTGTTCCGCTTACAATATATGTTTCACCGTAATATGCTTGAGAATATTTATCTTCTGATCTAAGACCCATCGAATAGAATATGCCAGCACTTTCAGGCAATATTTCGATTAAAGTTTCAATTGTTATACCATTATTATAACGAGCAGGTAATAATTCATAATCATAGCCATTTAATTTGAAGAATCCTTGAAAATATCCATCGACAAGACTAAGATAATTTCCCACAGTTGTGCCTGTAACAGGATTCACCTCATAGCCATCATAATTAATGGTGTCACCAGACACCGAATAATAGCCAACTCTTTTTAGAATTAATTTATTATCGGAAGGATTAATATAATAGCCATCGCCAATATGAGGCACTCTACCATTATCAATACCAGTTAAACCAAAATCTGGCAAAGTTAATTCATTAACCTTTACGGAATTAATTCCATTAATACTTTTGACAATGTACTCATTGCCAAGATTCCACGATTTATTATCGCTAATATCGATATTAACCGCCAGACTGTTTATTAACTCTTTATTTATACTCATTTATGGTTTAAATGTTTTTAATATATAAATACTGATTTAATATATTATAGGACTGTATTTATAATAAAAAAATTACGTTGAATATTCGAAACAATAAATAATCAGAAATGAATCATATTAATAAAGGTAATGTCACAAAGCTAATTAAAGAAGTATTACAGCCTGAAGAGGTTGATGCAACTGCTTTAAAAATGAAAGATGTTCTAAACCCAGCCATATGGGATGAATCAAATAATCTAAAGCCAGAGATTAGAAAACAACTACTTTTAAATGTAAAACGTTTTTTAGAGTTTTGCGATATTGAGAATTTGAAGTATCATGATATTGTATTAACTGGTAGCATGGCTAATTATAACTATAATGAAACATCTGATATTGACATACATATCATACTTGATTATGATCAGGTATCTGACAACGAAGAGTTCGTAAATGACTACTTTAAATTAAAAAAGGACTTATGGTCTAATAAGCATGAGATAACCGTAAAAGGGTATGATGTTGAGACATATGTTCAAGATTCTAAAGAGTCTCATAGATCGACTGGTATATACTCTTTAATTAAAAACGAGTGGCTTGCAAAACCAATAAAAAAAATTGTAAACATTGATACGAGTGCCATTATGACAAAGGCAAATGAAATAATGGATGCAATCGATGAACTTGGCACAATAAAGGATAATAATCACTTCTACAAATCTTATACTAAATTCCTAAATAAACTAAAAAAATATAGAAAAGCAGGCTTGGATGCTAACGGTGAGTACTCTGTAGAAAATCTGGTCTTCAAGATTTTACGAAATAATGGCTATTTAAGAAAATTGATAGAAGAGAAAAATAAGAGACTTGACGATGAACTGACTTTAGATCAGTAAAGTAATAAAAAATAAGATATTGTTTATTTTACTAAAAAATAAACTATTTATATAAAACTTAGTAAATAAGAAATAAAAAGATAAAAATTTTACAATGAAAAAAAATACATCTAAAGAAGCGTTCTACAACAGACTTCAAGAATTATCTGAAATAAAGGATTTTAAAGCTAAAATCAACGATAGAAATATCGGTACTTTGGTAGACATTAAGAGAAATAATGAAGGGATCGCCTTTGGTATTATTAAGGAAAACCATAACTATTACATAAAAAGAGGTGGTACAAAATTAAATCCAGACGCATCAGATTTTACATACATTGGTGGACTTGAGAATATCACATCATTCCAATTTTCAACGCTTGCTGAATCTGAAAAACAGAGAAATTTCATGATTACCGATATGAATAGAGCATCTGGGATCAAAGTTAACGGTAATGTTAGCAAAATGGTTCTAAATGAAGATATTGCTGGTGATGAAATTGAAAAATCTGAAGATTCTTTAGATAATCTTGAAGCAGCAACAGCCGCTGAAAAAGCATCACCAGAAATTACTGCTAATGATGGCGGTAACATGGGTGCTGGCGACGAAATGGGAGCAGAAACAGGTATGGGTGCTGATATGAGCGACGGTGCTGGCGATATGGGTGCTGGTGGAGAAATGGGTGATGAGATGCCTGCTGATATGAGCGGTGAAGAAATGCCTGCCGATATGGGTGGCGAAGAAGGTGCTGAGGGCGATGACATTAATAAGGCGATTGAGAAATCAATTGGCAAGTTAACAAACACCATCAGAAAAGCTGAAATGACTCCTGAACAAACCAAATCATATTTAGCTTCACTTGTAGCATCTTTTAAAGACAAACTACCTGAAATTGAGGTTGAAGATAGAAAAGAGATTGCAAACAAAATATTAAAAACAAATACTGGTGGCGAACAAGACCTTGAAAATAGCATGCCAGACGAAGTTGATGAAACAGCTGGATTCGGCGACGAGGAATTCACACCAAACGGGTCGTATACTGTATCAAATAGTGGCGGATATGAGATTATGATAGATAGTTCAGGAGATTCAGCAAAAGTACGTGATGCATTTGGTTCAGATGATCCAAAAACATCTGACTGGCTTGAAATTGAATATGTCCCAAATGAAGAAACTGGCGAATCAGAACCAGTTATTGATCCAAACGGATATAATATACCATTGAATCAGGTAATGAGAATGAATGAAAACGCAGAGACTTGTAATGAGTGCGGTGGATTTGTTCAATACGCAGAATCAAGAGGTTACACAAAAGAAAGCATTATGGAATGTGGCGACGATGAAATGGGAAGTCTTATTTCTGGTTATGCTAACGCACATAAAGACGGAAAAAATAACGGCGACGCTGAAACAGTTTCATTATACACCAATGACGACGTAAACGAATCATTAGTAAACGATTATGGTCACGAAACTTATGTTAATGAGGTTCTTAAACCAGAGATCATGAAACTAAGCGAATCAACAGACGAAGACAAACAGTTGAAGATTAATGAATTAAACTGGGGGAATCTTGCTGGTGCTGTTGGTAGAGGTGTTGGTAAATTAGCTGGAAAAGGTGCTGGTGCTGTTGCTGGTGCTGCCAAGGGTGTGGGTAACGCTGTTGCTGGTGCTGCTAACAATGTAGCAACTGGTGTGGGTAATGCCGCTAAGGGTGTGGGTAATGCTGTTGCTGGTGCTGCTAACAATGTGGCAACTGGCGTAGGTAATGCAGCTAACGCTGTAGCGAATGGTGCTAAAGACGCTTATAAGAGTGTTGAAAAGGATTATAGAAATAGCAATCAGAATTCAGCTGTCGGTGCTGTAGCTAAAATTGCTCAGGAGTTGAAAGCAAAGATCGATGCATTGAACGCTGCAACCGTTAAAAACGGTGGAAAACCTGTAAACTATGCTTCTGTATTGCACACATTAAGCAATCAATTAAGAGTACCTAATGGCGAAACAAACCTAAGCAAGTTTAATGCTCAAAATGAGGGTGAACTTGAGGGTGGTAACACTTTAATTAAAGAAGAGGATGATCTTCCATTCAAAGTAAACTTTAAAAAGGATAAATATAAGAAAGACGATAAAGGAACACTTAAACAAGGTTTCGATACTAAAGAAGAAGCTGATGCATATGCCAAAAAGATGAATGCTGGTGTTAATCATGTATACGGAAATGATGCAACATATGTTGTTGCAGGTGCATCAGATGGTATTAATGAGGCTGATGACGATCTTGAAAATATTGAAGATATTGATCTTGGAAAGGAAGATAGTACCGAGCCTGATATCGATACTGTTGGCGATACCAACGAAACCGAACCTGAAAGTATGTTCGCAACTGACACACAATCACTCGGAGCAGTTTCACCGTCGCCGTTAGCAACTGTAAGCACAGGTGCTGGCGTTAATGTTAATGTTGACGCACAGTCAAAAACAGTAAACGTTACGATGAACGAAGGTAAAGCTAAAAAGAAAGCTAAAGTAAATGAAACAGTTGAAGATGTTTTCAAAACATATGTTCAAAACCATTTACTTGAAGTGACTGGAAAAAAGAAAGCAAGATTAAGCGAAAGTGCTAAATCGCCGCAAATGAAAAGATTGGATGCTGTTATTAATAAACAGTATGCTGAATTCATCAAATTGAACAAAAAGTAATTAATATTATTGAAAATAAAACAAATGCCTCTTATATAGAGGCATTTGTTTTTTATAAAAAATTGTAAAAAACAAATTAGACACTATTTAATATAAAAGTAATGTTATGGAATACGATGAAGAAGGTTTGCAGTTAATATATGTTTTAAAAATAGGTTATAATTCAAAGGGCGATGGTCTTTTTGAATTTATCTTTTCAAACGATCCTACGAATATAGAGGTTAAGGAATGGTGTTGGGATTTAATTCCAGCATATGGAAACGCTATACCACCAGCAGAGGAATATATCGGTGCTATCATAAGTTTAAAAACATCATCATTTGATTTATTTTGTCTGCATGATGACGTGACACGTGAATACATGCATGGTGTTCACACTATACATGCATTAGCATATGAAACTGAGAGAGAAAGCGATAACGGCTATGAGCAATTCGAAAAACTTATCGAAGCTTCGGAAGATAAGCCTCTACTTGTATTTCATTATGGAATGACATTGGAGAGAGTTAAAGAGATATTTAGCAGACGAAAGATAATACTAAAAAATGATGAGTTTATCGAGGTATCATCTATTAGATTTTAATATTTAAAACATGGCAGTAAAAAAATCAGAAGATTCGTCAGAAATTGATGACAATCAATTCCCCGAACATATACCAGCAGTAGCAGCATTCAGTGCTTCCGACTTACAAAAGAAAGAGGAACAGAGAAAGCTGGCTAAAGACTTACGTAAATCTTCTGGAAAAGTAGAACCCATTATAATCACTGCAAATGGATCGATAAAAAAAGCAAGTGAATTAAACATGTCTGAACAGGAATGTGAGATTATCAGATGTGTATCAAGTCCAATGTATTTTATCGAAACTTATTTAACAATATTTGACCAGACGCAGGGTGTGGCTGGACGAATTGTGCCATTTAAATTATTCGTATTCCAAAAAAGATTAATACAATCATATCTCGATGAGAGATTTAACATTGCTAATAAATATAGACAGGCTGGTATTTCAACGGCTACGTGTGCGTATATCGCATGGTATGTTATGTTTAATAGTAACAGAACCGCTGCCATTGTCGCAGATAAACTTGAAACAGCTCGTGATGAGTTGATGAATGATGTTGTAGAATTTATTGAGGGCTGTCCTGATTGGCTTAAGCCAAAAACAGGTAAAGGTGCTGGGACTGATAAAAGTTATAAAGATACTCAGAAATTAAAACGTTATGATAATAATTCAGCCTTGGGTGCATTCTCAGCAAAGAGTGGACTTCGTGGTACTACGCCAACGTTATTATTCTGGGATGAAACTGCTTGGACTGAAAAATCAGATAAGTTTTGGACAGCTGCAAAGCCTGCATTAAGTACAGGGGGTAGAGCTATTATGGTTAGCACCCCATCAGGATTAGACCCTGTTTTTTATAAGAATTTCGAAGGTGCAAGACGAAAGGAAGGTAAGAATAACTTCTGTGCTATTGAGTTGTGGTGGTATAACGACCCAAGATACAATAAAGGACTCGTATGGCTTAAAAATAAAGGGAAAGACACCGAAATTAAGATAGTTGATGAGGGTTGGGAAGATGCTCAGAGAATAAAAATGATGGATGATGGCTGGGAAGCCTCATCACCTTGGTTCGAAGAACAGGTTCGTGATGCCAACGGCGATATGAAAAAAATCGCACAGGAAATCCTATGCGTTTTTGGCGAGGCTTTGCTAACAATAAGAAATAAACAAACAGGCATAATCGAAAAAATTAGAATTGAGGATTTATATGATAAATTAAAAGAACAAAACAATTCGTCTACGTATTTATATCTAAATGATCAGATGCGAAAAAAATTAATTAATAAAATAATTACTATATATATTGAAAAATATAAAATTCAGGGTGGAAGCCGAATGTTTAATAAAGATTTCCCGAATCTCCTAAAGGATATCGATATTCATACAAAGGAAATACAAACATGCTCAATGAATAGATCATTATATCCTAAATTATTATATCTAAAAAAATATAATGGCGAAATAGATAAAATAACGAAGGATGGTAAAATATTAGTATATGATAGAATATCTGGCGATTTTATTGAGAAGGCAAAAAACTCAGCAAAAAAATCATGGGAATTAACAGCAAATAAAATAAATATTATTAAAGAATTCTATACCAAGGATGAAACTATTGAATTATTACAAAATGATTATTACAAGTATCTCGGAAAATCTGGAAACAGAAAATTAATAGCAGCTGATACTAAACTCTTTGCAAGTCTTTATTATCACACGTCACACATGGATAATCTTAATAAAAACTTAAATAAGTTTTCACATAGGCTATATATTTTAGTTAATAAAATTAATACATATTGCGATATTCATAAAAACCTAAAGCATTGGAAATTCGTTAATGGCGTGTTTAATATAATTTGCGCCAAATGCGAACCAAAATACCCATCCACTGAATGGTTTAAATCGACTTATGGTACTGATTGGGAACAATATCATAAAAATAGAAAGGCTAATGTACATGAGAATAGCACTAATAGTTTGAAATGGTTTGAAAAAAAATATGGAAATAGCGGCGAAGAAAAATATAAAAACTATGTTAACAATAAAATGGAAACCCTGTCGCTATTAAAAGCAAACAGATTTAGTAAAATATCTCAAGAACTTTTTTTTAACGTTTATAACTTGATGGACAATAAAGACGATACATATTTTCACGATTTAAATAAGGAATACGTACTTAGAATTCCTGAAATTTATAATCATGAGAATATTATTATGATGTTGGATTTTAAGCACAAAAACAAGATCATAGAATATAATGGAAACTATTGGCATAACTCAAAAAAGGATAAAATTAGATATGACATATTGAAGGATATGGGCTATGAAATAATGATAGTAACGTCAGATGAATATAATAGAAATAAAAAACCAGTTGAGATAATCAACGAATGTATTAACTTTATAAAATGCTGATAAATTTAGAATATGAAATATTAAACTCATCTGGTGACTTCGTTGATTTCGCTGGGATTAGTAAGTCTCATAAAAACATAGGGTATAAAGTCACGTTGGAAAATGAGATGACGATCACGGTGAGCGACGATCATATATTTTTAGCCAATGGAAAAAACATGTATGTTAAATCATTGGTTCCAAATATTTCATACGTATCAACTATAGATGGCGATTATTTTGTTAAATCTGTTGAAATTATCGATGGTTGCGATTTCTTTGATATAATAGATTCAAAGGACTGTGATTATTTTGCAAATGGCTTTTCAAATCATAACTGTTCATTTTTAGGATCAGGAGATAACTTTATTGATGAAGAATATCTAAAAAGAATCCAAGATAATGAAATCAGAACGCCTATCCGTCAAGAATATGTGGATAAGAATATGTGGATATTCGAAGACCCTATTCCAGAAGAACAATATGTTATAGCTGTCGATGCATCACCAGGTCACGGAGAAGATAATTCAACCGTTAACATCCTCAAACGCAAGGAGTATATAGAAAAAAAGATAATTGTAAAGAACGGTAGAGAGAAAGAGGTTAAGCTAAAAAAATTCAAAATAGAACAAGTCGCTGAATATTATGGTAAGATTGTACCTCAAGGTTTAGCTGAAATTGTGTATCAATATGGCAAAGCCTATAATAATGCTTATGCTGTTGTGGATATCACTGGTGGATACGGTGTACAAGCTGTTGAGAAACTTCTTGAAATCGGTTATGATAATGTTCATTATGCTGAAGTATCACATAAACCATCGAGAGATCGTTTAGCTGGCTATATCAAAAAAGGTCAGAAAACAATGTCTGACGGTGCAGTATCTTATGTTGACTTAATTCCAGGTTTTTTCATTGGAAACAACAGAGCATCAGTGGTATTAGAGTTACAGAGATCAATACATTTAGAAGATATTATTATAAGATCATTGAGATTATTAACAGAGTTGAAGACATTCGTAACAGTTGCTGGTAATCGTGTTGCTGACCATAAGAGGTCATTCCATGATGATTCTATTATGGGATTAGCCATTGGCTTATTTGTTATTAATTTCGATATGGCAAGATTTAAACAATCTAACAGCACAACTGAAAGTATGCTTAAATCCATATTATCAGCAAATGATATAAAAGCCATAGGTGAGAAAAGGGGTGAAAAGCCTGTGCCAAAAATTTCGCCGAATAGCTCTTCACCATTGAATCCTTATATCGCAAATTCATGGTTATTTAGTGGTATGAGGCAAAAATAAAACGAAATACTATTTATATTATAGAACTTTTGCAGAAAAAAATAGTATTTATAGAAAATTATAATATTTTATAAAATGGATAAAGATAAAGGAACAGTATATCAAAAGCTAAACGGAATATTTAATTTCGATGGCTTCGGAACTACAACAGGTGGCATTGATAATGAGGTAAAAAATAATAAGGTAATTATTAAAGGTAATTCGCCTGAAGAGGTTCATAGAAAAGGACTTGAACTTGAACAGAAAAGAAGCCTTATAAATAAATTCACAAAAACAACTGATAGGAATTACCAGAAAGCATTACAATACGAATCTGCCAGACTACCTGCTTACATGGATTATGAGGGTATGGAATACTACCCAATTATTTCAAGTGCTTTGGACTTATTCATGGAAGAAGCCACCACAATAGGCTTAGACGGTAAAATGTTGAGTATTTATTCGAATAAAGATCGTATTAAATATCTTTTAGAGGATTTTTACTATAATATCTTAAATGTAAACACAAATTTACCCTTCTGGACAAGAAACACATGCAAATACGGCGATAATTTCGTATTAATGCTCGGTGAAAGAAAAAAGGGTATCACAGCTATTAAGCAAATGGTTAATTTTGAGATTGAAAGATCGGAAAGAATCATAAACGGTAAGTCAAGCATTCTTTTCAAAGAAAGAATGACTGGTGATGAATTCAATGCCTTTGAAATAGCTCACTTTAGATTGCTTGGCGATGACAAATACATTCCATACGGATCATCGCTACTAAACAAAGTAAGAAGAGTTTTTAGACAGCTTATAATGGCAGAGGATGCCATGCTAACATATAGGATTATTCGTGCTGGCGAGAAAAAGGTATTTAAAATAGACGTTGGTAACATCGATGACGATGATATTGAAGAATACATGTACAAGGTAGCAACTAAATTTAAAAAGGTTCAGCAAGTATCACCTAATGATGGTCAGATTGATTATCGATTTAACATATTAGGTAATGATGAAGATTACTTTTTACCTGTTAGAAACGCTAATACTCAGACAGGTATCGAAACATTGCCAGGTGCTACTAATCTTAATGATATACATGATATCGAATATTTGAGAGATAATTTATTCATGGGATTGGGTATTCCTAAGCCATTTTTGTCATTTCAAGATGCCAGCGGTGGTGGTAAAAACGTCTCGCAATTTGATATTAGATTTGCTAAGAAGGTAAATAGAATTCAACAGGCTATGGTACAAGAGCTAACAAAAATGGGTATGATTCATTTATACTTATTAGGTTACAGTACAGAAGACTTTAATGATTTTACTTTAACATTAACAAATCCATCAACACAACTCGATATTCAGAAATCTGAATTAATGAGAGAGAAATCTCAAACATATACTGAACTTACAAGATCAGAAGGCGGAATCGCTGCAATGTCTCATACAGGTGCAAAAAGAATGTTGTTTAATATGACTGACAGAGAAATCGTTGAGGACTTGAAACAACAGAAAATGGAGAAAGTTATTATGCAAGAATTTGCTGATGCGCCTGTCGCAATTAAGAAGTCGGGATTATTCGCTGATATTGATAAGAGATATGGCGACCCAACAGCTATGGCTGCTGCAAGCGGTACAACAGCACCACCTGATGGTGGAGGTGAAGGCGGAATGCCACCACCTGCTGGTGGAGGTGTTGGCGGCGATATGCCACCTATCAATATGGCTGATCTCGGAGGTTCTGGATTACCAAATCAATCGCCATCAGACTTGCCACCAATCGAAGCTGAATCCGTTAACAGGAGAAAAGTAATGACAGAAGCGGAATTTAACACAAATCTTGAAAAATTAGTTTATGGACATGAGATTGTAAAAAAATCAGATGCTCAGGTAATTTTTGAGAGTGAATTGGATAAATCGAACAAAACAGCCACCAATATGATCAACGAGATTGATGAGTTAATTAGCGGTGACCTTGGAGATGTGAACGATTTTATAAAAGATATAGACTTGCGAGAAGGGAAATAAAAGCAAAGTTATAATAAATGATAAATAATTTTAACAAATGATTTAATTGAAGTATTTATTAAGAAATTAAATATCTAAATATGAATAATATTAATATCGGCATTGCTAATTTAGTAATATCAAATAAGATTATCGAAAACAACCTTAATGAGGGCGTTGGGATGGTCTCGGAGATTTATGATATATTAAAAGACTCTGAGTTGCTCCAACTTGAATTTAATGTATTTGATAATATTGAGAATAAAACAATATCAGACGACATTAAAGCAATGAGATATGTTGACAATAACATAAAATTGTTCGAAACATATACAACACAAGAATTAAATGACGAACATTTAAAACTAAAAAAATTCATAAAAAAAGATGAAATAAAAAAGGTTGATAAGTATCGACTACAACTTTTCGAATCTATAGGTAATTTAATACAAGAGTCTTTAAAAATTAGTACCGATGTTGACGTGAACATAATACATGAATCACTTGACTTTGTTATTGATCACATAAAAAAAGAAAAGATAACTGAAAGCAAAATTGAAGAGGAAATATACAGTGACGAAGTGATTGAAATTGCAATGAGTAAATTTAATGAAAAATACTCTGAATTAAACGAATCTGAATTAGAATTCATAAAAAAAGTAATAAACTGTAACGATAAGAAAGAATTATTCAATGAATTAATAGCTGAAAACACATTATTGTTAAAATCTATTGGAGAAAACGAGAACAGTGATAAGATTGCAAAAACAATTAATCGAATAAATGAAATGAAATATAAAGAAGAAACTTTTAACGACGATATATTGAAATTATACGAACTCCGAATGGGAATATTATAAAGAAAAAGCCTCTGAATTTTCAGAGGCTTTTTTTATGCCTGATTGGATTGATGTGCGTCGGCAATCTCATTCAATTTTAAGACATTAGGTTCAAAGAAATTTTTATTCAAATCCCTGAATATCGATGCAACATATGAAATAGCTTTAGGAATATTATCCTTATTAACAGAAGCTACTGATTGTGCTTTTCTTGTGGTATCAGCATATGTCGGTGCAGAGACAGCAGGCCCTAAATAATACGAGAATATTGTTGAAGCTGTAACGTTATTACATTTTTCGGAAATAGCTTTCATGTAACGACACTGCGCTTTTATCATGATCTCTGGATTATCCATCACATTTTGTAAAATAACTCGTTTATCCTCATCAACAGCATATAAATTATGAGGATTTGATAAGCCATTTGTTATTTTTGCAATCTCTGCATTAGTAAATTTAGGATAAACATTATATGAATTATTAATAATCATCTCTGTAACAGTTCCCCTCAAGAATTGAGGTAAACCCATAGCATTTAAATTACCCTCATAAGTATTATAAACCCACAGCTTATATGCCGATTCACGAAATTGTTGAGCGGCTATAACATTAGCATCGAGACTGTATTGTTTGGCGTAATAATTATACATTGAGATCAATGCGTCAGCTATATTACCAGTTGTCATATTTATAACAGATGATGATAATTCAACATTACCACTGACATCATAAGTCCTTTTCGTATATGTGGGGTTAGCAACCCATGTCACATTAGGATGAGGATCACCAACATATAAAGGGTTGCCCTTACCAGTAAATGACGAGTTACCATGCTGTGAACATATGCTTCGTATATATGCTTCGCCTTTGGGCATTAAAGGCACAAACCCATTGCCGATTTTAAATGTATACAATGATTGATAATTACTTTTTTCACCTGATAGCAAATCGCTGCTATTCGCTGGAGGCGTACCATTTCCACCAACATTATCTTTACCCAAACCTACGGCTGTTTCTTCAGAGTCTCCGCCGCCATATCCGAAAGCTGTTGATGATTGAGTTACCCTTGGAATCGGGTATTTCAATATCTTAGTTCCATTGAATTCGGTTGTCATACTATTTTCAGTTATATTATGCTCAACGCCAAGTATTAAATAAACGCCATTATACATTGGAACATTTTCAAGCTGAAAATACTGTGTAGGTTGAATCATAACATTGCCCAAACCAGACACCGTTGCTTTATAGGCACGATTTTCATAAAGGTTATAAAGACTTTGACTTTTTGGTACTGGTGCTATCTTTGTATTATCCCCAGCAAGTTTAGCTAAAATTTGCAAAGACTCATTTGTTTCAGGAAATTCTTTGCTATCAATCTTAATATCTTTAAACATACTCTGGTTCTGTGCGCCGAATCTAACTTTAAATCCGTTTACATTATTCCAGTTTATAGATTTATTATTATTCATCATATCACTGTTAGGATATGAATTTAAATTTAAATTACTTGAAGGATAGAAATCCTTTTCCATATCGTCAATACCGTCATTAGCATAATTTCTATTGTTGGTTAAATAATTTGACGATCCACCTACATACATACAAATATATGTAGGACTTGATGGTTGTATGGTTGTATTACTAATTTTAAAACAATCTTCCCAATTCGTTTTATCATTTGCAACCATAAAATTCTGTAAAGGAAAGAACTCAAAGCCGTTTACGGATAGCAATGTGCTCAACACTGTAAATATCGTAGTCTCGTCATTATCGAATAAGTCTACTAAAACCTGTGGGTTTATAATAGTGTCGCCGATAGGACTCATATTTCTATCTACAAATGCAAACATATCGATAAGCTTACCGCTTTTAAAATTAAAAGGATATCCGCCGTCAATCTTAGCTGGTAAGCCCGAAATCCATTTATCGTTAATATTCTTGAATGAGTAATACATTTGGTTAACAATATCCGAATCATTAGCCATGCTTTTAAATTGTGCATCCTCTGATACAATCTCCTTTTTTCTTGAGACAAGAATATCAGCCATTTTTATAAAAAATGTTTTAAAAAATGAATTGACAAATTGTGCTGATGTGCCACTCTGTAACGATGATATAGACTTATATGCTGGCTGATCGGTGCTAAAGTCTGTCATTTTAAATGTTATTTCATCAAAATTTAAGAAGTACTCACGATCCATTAAACACGCAAACTTATTTTTATCTGAAGTCATTTTACGATAATAAGCATCATTCAAGTCATATGTGTTATCAATATTCTGTGTTTGAATATTTGATACTATTTGCATAATATCTGTGTTAAGTTTGCCAAAATCACTTGTCTTAAAGTTAGTGTATTTTGTTTCAAACTTAGACTTTGACGTTGTGTTTAAATAAGCGACACAGTCATGTATATCAGCAAATATTAAATTTCCAGCCATTGTCTGATCAGCATATAATGACTTAAGCTCGTCTATAAGCGTTTGGCTTTTTGAAATGGTTAGTATCGCACCTATATATGCCGATACAAATTTAGGCATTTCAATTATTGAGGTTCTGCTAAATACATAATCATTAAGATAATTACGATACTTATTAAACATCCCACAAGTATTGCCGAAATTAGACAAATACATCAAAGCCTTAACATCATCACTTATATTAACATTAGAAACAATAATATCACCCTTTAGTGATAGAATATTCGACCATGTTCTATAAAAATCAGTATGAATGTTCAGCGACTCGGCTTTGCTTTTCGAAATCTGTGAATCGCCATAAAGAATATTTCCATTAATTAATAAATCATCAACCAAATTCATATTAAGGGTATCATCCTCAATAGTAAGGAATTCAATATCAGAACTTGATGATTTAATAAATTTAGTTTCGTCCTCAGAATCTCCGTTAGTGTCTTTAACTAATAATAGATTATCAACAGTATAAATATATTTGCCTGATTCGGTATTACTTTTCTTTTTCCAGATTCTTTCCCATATATGAGTTTCAGCATCTTTTATAAATAGAGTTATAGGATCGACGCCGTTAGCAGTTTCCTTACGTGGTTCAAGCGACGCATTACTTTCAATAATCTCAAAACCATCATAAACAGTATCTTTCATTCGTGATGTTACAAAATGATGACCATTGAATTCAATATCGTCCAACCCAGCATAGTTCTGAGTTAAAGTAAACAAGCTATTAAGCTCAGCGTTTTTAGAAATCTTATCAAAGAAATTATTTATATTAACTGAATAATTATCTGACGCTGTCTGCATTTGTGATGTGAAAAGAGCATCAGTGATAGCATCACAAGCATTTATAGCTTCAGACTTAGCGTATAAATCAACATATTTAGGATCATTAAGCATTTCGTTTTTCAACACATTCTGTGACAATATATAGTACCTTTTTAATAGCGTTGAGAATAGAACATCTATTGATGATGATGCATAAGGATTTTCGGAACTACTATTAGCTGGCAAACTACTATCAGCAGATGTGAAGGGTATCCAAGTATTATTTCCATCTTCTGATAAATTTTCCTTACTAACCATTTTTTTCATTTGCTTAGTAACCTTTAAATAGGTTGAAATATATCTGTCAATTAAATCGAGTTCAGGAAATTCTATACTTGACGAACCTTCATACATTTGAGGTGTTGCCCTTTCGTTATTTTTTATAATCTGAGGAAATGGAAATATGATCTTGCCGCTTTTCTCTCTTTTGCTTATTCCAGCATTATCACCCATCAAACTAACAGCATCTGCCCCAGAATATATACCCTGAGCGTTATAGGCTGTTTTTCTAATTTCATTGAAGAACACGTCAACGTCATTTAAAATAATCTTAAATACGTTATATATAGTGGGTTCCATTCCAAGAAAACTGTATACGATATTATTAATCGATTTATTTAAAGCTGTTTTTGCAAGTTCCTTTTTATTACGATTAACAGTAAAATTATTCGTCAACTGTTTATACGCTTTAGTGATATCAAGACATGCGAACTCAACCACTTTAGGAGTGTTCGGATATTCAATACTTTGAGCCTGTAATACAACTGGCATACCAACTAAATTAATATCTTTAGATGCTCCCGATAAATCAACAACATTAGCGAGTTTATTACCATAAACCAATAATGCGTTTTTCATTGCATATGTATTGTTTTTAAAATCCTGATAATTAGGAATATTAAAATTAGTCGTACCTCCGCTGCTTCCAGTTTCATAGCCGATAAGGAAATGATTATCAACCGTACTATATCTATTAAAATTACTGATCTTATTTATAGGTACTAATGTTTTAATCGTTGAGGTTGGGTTGGACTCTTTATATGTATATAGTTTCGGACTGCCGACACCAGTAAGAACATCATCGATAACATAGTTCGACAGAAACTCATTAGCCTCATAACAAATGTCTATTCTTCTTGAAGCCTCTGTAAAATTAATATTCTCAACACTATTCTTTATCTTCTCAGGCAACTTAGTATATAATCTACGTGTCTTAACTATAAGGTCTAATGTATTGATAGGTTCTTTATTAACATCGCCAGTTAATACAGCATCAGGATTCATCATAGGAAAATGCGCTGTATATTGTAACAATACGTCCGATAATGGAGCATACGTTAAAGCCACAAAATCAGCATCAATAACAAAGTTACCTGAATCGGATTGAAACTCACTTGTATATTTAACCAAATGTAATTGATATGTTAAGGCTTTACCGTAATAGCCCTTAATAGTTAGATTAAAGATTGGTGGCGGAAAATCAAACATCATTCTATATGGAGAGTCATCATTATTAAAAAATGATAATCCTCTGACGTCGACAAATTTTATGTTTACTTGCGGAATGAATGATGAGTTTATAACTGTTTTTATTGATGTAATACCGAATGCCTCCTGATTATTATTAACAGTACTTCCATCATACCAATCAGTGGTAAAATTATATTCACTATTAGCACCTAAGAAATTAACACCCTCAGTTTTACCGTGTTCAGTGACAATACTCTCAGAATTACCATTAATAGTTATAATTGTCCTATCTCTGCCAACAGCTGTTAGCTTGGCGAAAATATGCATATCCTCATATACAGGACTTCCGTTTATAGTGTTTGAGTTATTTACTGCGTTTGGATCGATTAGATTGACTGCCATTATATGAATTTAAAATAAATAGTTAATAAACAAAAATACTACTTTAAATTTTATTCATACTATTTATATAGAAAATAACGCATTAGATGAGCAATATATTAAAAAAAGGCGAATGTGGATTCGGAATATTAATTGAACAGGATTCTGGGTACTTATCTCACGAGCTAAATAGGGAGTTAATCTCAGAGAATTTTCAGTTTAAAGAAAATGAACCTGTGATGGTTACTTGTATCTTGCAGAAATGGGGTGTAAAGAATAAGAACGGTAGAATATATTCAAAAGAAGTTCTTTTACCACAGGTTATAGAATACCAGAAGCTTGTCGACAACAATCAGGCTATGGGTGAAACAGACCATCCAGATAGCTCAGTTATATCATTACAGAACATATCACATATGATCACAAAAATGTGGTGGGGCACTGGTGATAACGAAAATACTCTATACGGAAAGCTTAAATTGATCGTAAGTCCAGGTTTCATAAGACATGGCGTTGTATCAGTTATAGGTGATAAAATCTTATTGTACATTATGAATAAGATTAAACTGGGTATTTCTTCAAGAGGCGTTGGAACATTAAAAGAGATTAGAGGAGACAATTATGTACAGAACGATTTTGAGCTAATTGGCTTTGACTTAGTTAGTTCGCCGAGTACGCCTGGGGCTTTCTTATTTCCTGAAAACAGTGAAAAGGAAGAACAACCCACAAAAAAACTCAGCGAGAATGTGGATAAATTAAAAAATGCATTAGATATATTTTTACTATAAATAAATTATTTTATTAAAATTATATACTTTTTTACAAACTAAGTGTATTTATTAGTAAAATATTAAATTAATTCGACATTATTAATATGGCAAACAAGTTATTAAAAGACGCTTTAGTGGAATACAATCAATTATTCGAAGCAGCAAGTGTAAATGCTAAGAATAAATTGGCTGAGGAGTATCCAACAAAAATAAGCGAATTGATTAAAGAAGAGTTTAAGAAGAATAAAAAATCAGCAAAAGAATCCGATAAGGATGATGTTGACAAAAATAAAGAATCCGAAGAATCGGATGATAAAAAAAATAAAGATTCTGTTATGAAAACCAAAGAGACCGAAGTAAAAAAAGTTAAAGGTAAAGACATTCCTGTTAAGGATGTAATCAAAGAAGAATTTGATCAAACAGAATATGCTGACGATAATGCTGGCGATATGACTTTGACAATGGAAGAAATTGAAAGAGAATTATCGGGTATTGAAGGCGCAGAAGGTACGGGCGAAGAAGCTGGTGCACAAGGCATCGAAGGTATTGAAGCCACAGGCGAAGAAACTGCCGAAGCTGATGACGAGAATATCGGTCATGAACTTAAAGAATTGAGAGATAAGTTAAATAGTATTATTGCCGCAATGGGTATTGATAGCGAAGAAACTGCTGAAGTTGGTAACGACGATGCAGAGGCTGGAGCAGAAACATCATTCACGGACAATGCAGCTGCTGACGATAATGATCTTGATTCAGTTTATGAAATGAGACTTCCATCTGATGAAGAAATTGACAGTGCTTTAAACAGTAACAATGATGTTGTAAATGAGGATGAAATTGAAGAATCTCACGGTGTTTCATACACTGCAAGGAGAAATACTGTTGGTAGACATCTACCTAATAGTGAATATCTAAGCAAAGGAGAATTGGATCAGTCACCTGCATTTATGCAAGAATCTAAAGCAAAAATTGCTGGACTTATCAATGAAAACAAAACAGTAACCAAGAAATTGATTGCCGCCGTTAAATTGAATGAGACAGTTGCTGAAACTCTTGAAAAATACAAAACAGCTTTAGGAAAATACAGAACCCAATTGAAAGAGATGGCTGTATTCAACACTAACCTTGCACACGTTAACAATATTCTTATAAACGAAGATTTGGCATTAACACAGCAAGAAAAAATTAACGTTATTAATGAGTTTAAAAACATTAGTGACATCACTGAATCAGAGAATAAGTATAAGTCCGTTATTTCAGAAATGAAAAAAGGAAAGAAACCTATTACCGAAAGTCTTGAGTCGAAAGTATCAGCCTCTATACAACCGTCCTCAAAACAAAAATTAGATGAGGTGACAGAAAAAACAACCTATGTAAATGATGAGCACATGAGAAGACTGATGAAGAACATGAGCTATGTAGGTGGAAAATAATTTAGGCGAAAATAAAAAATAAGATTTAATAATAAAAAAAATTATGGGATTTTTAACAGAATCGAATGAAGTTGGAAATATTGGCTTGAAACAGCTAAGAGAACAACGTGAAATCACCACTAACCGTTGGGAAAAAATCGGTCTACTTAAGGGTCTTGACGGACACGTAAAAGAAAACTGTGCTCAGTTATTTGAGAATCAGTTGTCTTATATGATCAACGAATCAACCGATTCAGCATCATCAGGTCAGTTTGAGACTGTAGCGTTCCCTGTTATCCGTAGGGTGTTCGCAAAATTGCTTGCTAACGACATCGTTAGTGTTCAGGCATTGAATTTACCTATCGGTAAATTGTACTACATCAATCCTAAAACATCTACCTCAGTTCATAAAGCACCTATGGGAGCTTACACAAATGCTGCTGAGCACAAAACCGATGGTACAGGAACTCAGTTTGAAGATCGCTCATTGTACGATGCATTCTATGCACAGTCTTATGGTGACGAAGGAACTTCATTGTTTGACAATTCTAAGGGAGCAATCACTAACGTAACTGGCGTTGCAGCTGGTACTTATAACGCTGGTGATAAATATGTAAGCGTTCGTTTCAGTGGTTTCACTGCTACAGAGCAAGGTAAATTGATCGGGCCTAAAGGTGCTGCTCAGGATACAGAATCATTCCTTGCAGGTTTGAAGATCACTTCAAACGTTGCCTTCAATGCACCAGTAGCTTTTGGCTCTGAAAGTATTGCAAGTGGTATGACCCTACCTTTTAATGTTAAGGTTCAGAAATACGGTCAGGCTATCGTTGACAAAAACGGCGGTATCGAACTTATTGTTGACTTAACATACCCAGGTGCAGATGGTTACCAAGCTTTGTCTGCTGCCACATCAGGTGTATCTTTCACTTACACTTACAAAACATACAGCGATCTTGAAGAAGACTCTCGTATGGCTGAAGTTACTTTCGTACTTGATCAGGTAACTGTTTCTGTTGAGACTCGTAAAATGAGATCACAGTGGACTCCAGAACTTGCACAGGACGTTAGCGCATTCCACAACATCGATGCCGAAGCTGAATTGACTGCTTTATTGTCAGAACAAATGGCTGCTGAAATCGATAGAGAAATTCTTCGTGACCTTCGTAGAGGTGCAGCATGGACTGCTCGTTGGGACTATAACGGTCTTAGACGTCAGACAACTCCTTACATGGGAACACAGAAAGATTGGAATCAGACCTTGTTAACCAAGATCAACCAAATCTCTGCTCAGATTCACAAATCAACCCTTCGTGGTGGTGCATCTTGGATTGTTGTTTCTCCAGAAGTTAGTGCCGTAATGGATGACTTAGAGTATTTCCACGTGTCAAACGCTGATCCAGAACAGGATAAGTATAACATGGGTATCGAAAAAGTAGGTACATTATCTTCACGTTACCTTGTGTATCGTGACCCATATGCACCAGCAAACACGATCCTTATCGGTCACAAAGGAACAAGTATCCTTGAAACTGGTTATATCTATGCTCCTTATGTTCCTATGCAGTTGACCCCTGTCATGTATAACCCATTCGATTTTACCCCAATACGTGGTATCATCACTCGTTATGCTAAGAAAATGGTTCTTAACCGTTACTTCGGTAGAATCTTCTGCGATGGTCTTCAGACATTCGGAATTGGCGATTTAAACTAAGAGTTTAACGACTTAAATATAGAAAAGGTGGAATTAGATTCCACCTTTTTTTATGCTTTTTTCTGATTAAATGCCTCATCAGATTCTTCAATACTTCCGATTAGCTTATGTTGAGCAAGCACATCGCTAATATGCAACATATTTGTAAGCACTTCATCCATTTTTAACTGTACACTATACAATATCTGTGGAAGGCTATCAAGTATCTCTGGAACATATGGAACTGATTGCCTTGTAATCACTGCCCATATAAGCGTTGGCGACTTCTGCTCTCCCTCAAAAATAAGAACATTATCCAATGGCTCATAACTAACGGATATTCTTAAATTATCCACATTATCAATTTTCACATATCTTCTCATAATTCTGATTTAATATTATTCTTCGTTAATTTTTTCGTCTGACCATTCCATGTCAAATATTAATTCTGTTTTTGCTCTCGTATACGCAACATACATAAGATTCTGTTCTTGGGCTGCTTGCCATCCTCTCGAATTTGGAAGAGGCATTAAATCTGGTCTAACTATAAAAACCCTATCAGCTTCGCTACCTTTTGCTTTATGCACCGTAGATAAAATAATACCATCGCCATTTTCGTCACTAAAAATCATGGATATTTTTAATTTAAGATCAATAATATCTTTTGATAGTCTTCCGAGAAATGTTAATGTAAGCACTTTATCCTCCAAAGCAACATATCCGCTATGTAATTCAGGATTTATGACACCTGTTGCTGATATCTCCCTTTTCATATTAAAAAGTTTTGTCTCCCAATGATAAATTAATTTATCAACTGTTTTTATCTCTCCGATCATGTTAACCAAACCAATTCCAATATCAGTACCTTTGATAACAGCTTTTTTATGTTGAATAAGTAATTCGAAAAACAACCTTATTAAAGGTGCTGTGGTTCGACACAAAACAAAATCTCCACTTGCTGCTTCTGCTAATACTGAACCCTGTCTAACAAGTCCATCTGGTGCTGTTTCCAATGCAAGAATATCTGGAACAATCTCATTAGCCTTTAGAATGACGTTTTTAGCACATCTAAAGGAATATGATAGTTTTAATGTCTCAATTCCTTTATAATCTCTAAACCATTGGAAGGATTTATCATCAGAATAATTAAATCCGTATATACCTTGGTAGTAATCGCCAACGGCTATAAGTCTACCAATTGTTTTACCAGTTACTTTATCCTTTTTCAATATCTTCTCAATGATCTTTATCTGACAACGATTTACATCCTGTACCTCATCAACAAATACAACATCCTGTGGAAACATCCATATTGAATTATCGATAGCTGGTAGATATACCATGTCGGTATAATCGAATGTGGTTCTATCGGTGGATGCAGCATCTAATATTTTTAACGCACGTTTAATATCCTCTGGTTTATGTAAACCAATATCATATCTGTCCGATATATATGGGACATATTCGGGCTTCATTGTTAAAGTTAGCCTACAAGCATCAACTAATCGCTTAATTTGATTAAAATATAGATACTTATCGGACTCGTCTTTAATATTGTCCGATAAAACCCATGATTTAGCCTTCTTCTGAATCAGTTTATCAATTTTAAACTCGTCAAATTTGATTTTGTCCTTATATTTACGCATAATCGCCGAATATCCGAGACCATATGTTGTATAACATTTAACATGTTCAGGTAATTTTAAGCTAAGTTCCTCTTTTATATGCTTATTGAAAGCCAAAAATGTTATTTTTAAAGATTCTGGCAATAATTTAACAGCTTCGACAATTGTGGTTGTTTTACCACTACCAGCAAATGCTTCAATCAAAATACTTTCGGGTCTATTCTTAACAAAATTAAAAATAGTCTTCTGTTCTTTAGTTGGAATCATTTTCATGCTCCGACTATTTTAATCCATGCTAATGTATCGGTCTCGTCCAAGTCATAAACATAAATGTCATTTGTATCGTTAACGTATACCGTTAATCCTTGTACTTTCATGAATAATTTATCCTTATAATGATACATATTTTTATATAAAAGGTCATTATATGTATCAACCTTAAAATTATAATTTACATCAAACGACATGCTGATCTCGCCAGCTATTTTCATTTGGTCTACAATTAATGATCCTAATTCATCGGAAATATCGCTAATAAAATCAAAATTATCCTGTATTGCTTTGAGAAGGATTGGGTTTGAATTATATGTACCCTTTTTTAAGATGTCCTGTAAAACATATCTCGTAATTTCGAATGCGAAGAACTTATCCTCTTGTCTTTGTTCATAATCGACAGGGATATCAATATACGGATCACCAGTCTCATCATCAATTTTTACATTGTATTCAATTTTAAACATATTCCAATTATTTAGTATTTATATTAAAAGCACAAAAATACTTAATTATGGCGATAATAGCAAGCACAAACAAAAATAAATTATTTCTTCAGGTAAAACATGAAATGGGTTACCCTTTAAGACCTTTCGAAATAAAAGACGATATGTTGATGTCATATCTTGAAATGGTCATAGAAGACTATTCATCACTTGTAAATGCATGGTTGATTCATCAGCAGTGGATCAACTTAGAGGGCTTGGATAAGGTTAATAGTGACTTTGTATCGGCATTCACAAGCAAGAGTAACAACTATATGAAATCATTCACATATGCGTACTCAAAACAGGTTGGGTTAGGCACGAATGCGCCAGCTGGTGCTGGGTGGGAATTAAAAAGGGATTATATTATAACAGCCGAAAACACCCAACATTATATAATACCAGCAGGTCGAGAAGTTAACGAAGTTTTATGGGAAACTCCGCCAGAGGTGGACGCTGGAATGATTGATCCTATGGCACTTAACACGTTTACGCCTGGCATGGCTGGGTGGTCATACCTTGGTCGTCCGTCGATGTATGTTCAGCCAACATATTCTGCATTATTGTCAGCACAAGATCGTAGTATGAAAAGTAGAGTATTACAGTCGATTTTAACATATCGTATAACTGGCTTAGAATCAGGTGAAAAGATGCTTCATTTATACCCAATTCCAGGCGGTAGACGAGAAATTGCTTATGGATGGGGTAAACATTATGCTGGTAGAAAGGTTTGGTATTGGTATTACGACACCATGTTTACTTCTGATAAAGATCGTAAAAAATGCTTGAAGAAGAACCAAGATATTGTACGATTACCATCAGATGCTCCGACAGAAGTTCTTCAATGGGAGAATTTGAATGACGTTGCTAAACAACAAATAAGAAATCTATTAATAGCTAAAGTGAAAATAGTTGTCGGTGGTATTCGTGGATTCTTCACAGGTGAACTTGGTGTAGCTGAAAAAGCACTTGTTATGGATTACCGTCACTTACTTGATGAAGGAACTAAACTGAAAGAGGATACTGAGAAAATCATAATGGATGCTTTAGAGAAAATGTCACAAGCTAATTTAACGTTGGAGAGAGCGACTATCGCAGAGAATATTAATAAGGAAAGAGGATTCCAGCCAATTCAATTCCCAATAATCGCTATTTAATATGAGAAAGAAAGCAAATAGAATAAATTTAGAGGACGAAAGATATGGTTTATTTATGAGTGACAACTCATTTGATCTTGATGTATTCTATGGTAGGCAGTTTTTAAAAACTGATAACGTTCAATATGTAAATCTTCATCGTATTAATATCATTGAAACTAAGTCGCACAGTTTATACGGACAAGCTAAGAGTACCGATAAGAAATTTCTGCCTGTTATAAAGTTGAATGTGATGCTAACAATCGAAGACGGCGAACAAGTGTTTTACGGTGCTGATAACGGCGGTATAACACGTGATGACACAGGTAATTTAACTTTCGGAATCTATTTAAAGGAGTTAGAGGAAAAGAATGCCGAGATTAACAGAGGTGATATTATTGAGTATAACTTTAGTGGCGAAAAGAGTCGATTCTATGAGGTTGAGAAAGCTAACAACGTAACTGACACAACTAATAAGAGCATTGGCGGATTCAAGCCTTATTTCAAGTCAATCGTATGCATACCTGTAAAATCAGATGTAATAAATATCGAATAATATGGAAATAACATTAATAGTTAGTACCGACGAGAATAATGATTTCGTAAATCACAGCCTGTTTCATACATATGAATCCTATTTAGTTCCTGTACCTATTATAGGCGATCATATTTTATTCGGCGACTCACATGATATATTCTTAGTTAAGAGTCGTGTCATCGATATTAGAAACAACTCAGTTCAATTATACGGTATGCTTCTATAATTACCGCTATAGCACCTATATTACCCGATTACCATAGGTGGGTAGCCGTAAAGCGGTAACTTTTACCGTTATAGAAGTAAAAAATGGATTGTATTTAATATAAAAAACTGGACAAACTATTGTTGTTTGTCCAGTTTTGTTTTTATCTTTTCAAGTTCGGCTGTTATTAACTTACGCTGATCTTCGGACTGAATTCCTAATGTGTCGCCATAGTCAATGAAGATATCAAAAGCGAACTTAATGAAATCTTTTTCCTTACTCGATAATATTAAAGCTGATTTTAATGTTTTTGATAATAATAATATCAGCAATAATATTATTATCGCTAATATTAATATTATTATACTTAGAATCATATTTATTCAACCTTTATAAGGTCTTTTGGATAAACAGCAACATAATATCCGTTTTCAGTTATAACTATATTCCTGTCCCTAAAAAAGACTTCGATATTTTTAGAGTAAAGATCATCAAGAAGAGAATCGATAGCCATGCTAAGAACCTCGTCATCACAAACAGTGTTAAATACTGTTTCTTTAGATTCAGATAATAATATGTTAACTATCGCAACCTCAACATCGTCTCGTCTTTTTCTCATATTATGCTTTTTTTGATAATCCCACAAATAGCTCATAGTTAATCTTTGGATGAGATTGATAACCGACCAATTCAAAATCATCAATAGATAAACTTAATATATCTTCAAGAGAATTAAGTTCCTTATTAATATTAAGCGTTGACAACGGATAAGGCTCTCTTGTTATCTGTTCTTTAGCAGTCTCTATATGATTCACGTATAAATGTGTATCACCTCCAATCCAAGTAGCTATACTTGGAATCATATTGTTCACCTTTGCAAATAACATTAGAAGTATTGACATTGATGCTATATTATATGGACACCCAAGTGCCGTGTCAACCGATCTTTGATACATATTCAAGTCAAGATAGAACTTAGGAATATTCTTGGCATCAAGATAATCGATATCTTCCTGTGAATACTCAATTCCAATAGGGTCAGGGTATTCAACCTCGAATAAATTGTTTTCGCCTAAATACAAAACATTCTCTGGGAAAATGGCTGTACCTAATACACGATGAATCATATCACCATTATTATCATACATTTTTACTCTCTCCGCAGTACTAATAGGTCTAACGATAAACTGATACAATAAATGACAAGGAGGTAAAGCCATTTCTCTAAAATCTGCCTTATTCCAGCCATCGATAATGTGATAACGACTATACGGATTATTTTTCAAACCGTCCAATACCTCAGCAACCTGATCAACACCATTTTGATTTCTCCACTGATGACCATAAACTTTACCAAGATCACCAAGGGTATAATATTTTTCATACTCATATTCAAACACAGGTAAACCTTTAGAGCCGACATTTTTTACCACGAATACAAACTCTTCCATAGTAAAAATTCGATCAGTCCCATCTTCACCATCAGTCAAAATGTTTCTTTTAGTTGATGAAGGCGAATTTAGTTCAGCATATTTCAAATACCAGCGATAAGCGTCGGCATTCCAAATATTACAGTTATTATCGATAAGATATTTTATATTTGTTTCACCTCTGAGAAACCATAGCAATTCATGAACAATGCCTTTCCAATGCATTTTCTTAGTTGTTAGCAATGGAAAGCCCTTTTGCAAATCCATTTGTATCACTGCATGCGATAAGCCAATCGTATTTGGCATGTTAGCTCTGCCGCTTTCTTTCTCAACGCCTTTCTTGAGAATTTTCTTCAATACTTTTTGATAACTTTTCATTTAAAAATTTTTAATGTCAATGTAACCGCACAAATTCCGCATATACGTAATCACGTCTTCTTTACTACAATCAGATGGTTTATAAAATGTAAATGTGATCATACCATTCTCGCCCTCATTACCGTTAACAATTGGGATTGCGTCAATATTCTCAAGCAAACTCTTGTTATACATGATAATGGTGTCTTTTTCTGTTTTCTCATTAATCACAACATGATAACTCGACAGCATTTTTTCGTCATCATTATAATACTCCATAGTTTTAAGCAATGGTAATAGCTTTGAGTTAATTTCAATATGAGTTGCTCCGCCTCTAAATGACAATTTATTAATGTTAACAGATACTTGATTAACGATGGTCATCAATATCTGATTCCAATCACTCTGCTTGCCATTAGGATAAGGTGTGCTCAGCATACCTTTATAATCCCACTCTAATCCAAAATTACAATCTTTCTTCTTCATTTTTATAATTATTAATTGTTATACATTTTATCATATAATATTTACCCTAATTTCGAGTGTATGATTCGCCTACCTTTTTTTATAAGTTTTCTTGCTTTCAAGTATGCTCTTTTTGATTCGAAATATAACATATCAGAAATCATAGACTGTAGAAATTCGTCTTCTGGATATTTTTTTATACAATAAAGTTTAAATGAGCTATTCAAATCATCAATACTATGATTAAGTCTCTTCAAAGGACTAAGTTTATTTTCCTGTACTACCATATCCGCCTCTGCTTTTTGATTTAAGATCATCGACTTCGATAAACTTAACTCCGTTCGTAAATATCCATTTCAATTTAACATACCAAGGTGCGAACATAGCTGGTCTAATTTCAAACTGACAAATTCTATCACCCTCATTCACTTTAGCAGTACCCATAGATAATGCACTAAATTTCCAGTGGTCGTCATTACCAGAATATCCATCGCTTGTCGCATCAGGCCCGTCAACCACACCATAATGATTAGCCTGTATTAATCCAAACTTATTATAAGTTGAAGACCTTGGTGCAATGTTTGCCTGAAAATACTTAGGGAGCTTACATGCGAAGCCTAAGTTAATTAAACGATGCGTAGCTTTTGGCATAACTACTGATTCGGCGGATTTTAAATCAATCCAATTACCATGTGATTCCAGTTTACAATTCTGGTTGTGATACTTAATGTAAATTTTTGCTTTCATATATTATTTAAAAAATAAATCCTCTTAATGTGTCTTGTGCTGTATCATAATGAACGCTATAGATTACCACGCTCTTATCTTCTTTTAACATCCATTTAATCTGATAAATATTAAGAAAATCGGCTGTAACTGTTACATCATCAACCTCAAAAATAGTCGATTCAGATACATGAACCCTTTTATCTGATAATAAAGTATATATCACATCGCTAAATATGTATGGATGGTCATTTTGCATGTTTCGTTTCAATCTATCCAGCTTTTCATGCATGAGCATTCCACAATCCTCGCCTTCTGGGTTTTGATAATCGGTATAATATTTAGTATTCATTATTTTATGTTTTTTAATTGTTTAACCTTATTTTCGCAATATGCACGGATGAATGTAGCCTCTGCGTCGATACCAAATAAATCAGGATTTGATGCCTGTCGTCTAAATTCGTCTGACATGAGTTCATCAATAATATCGAGAACTTCGCTTTTTATCAAGATGTATTCAGTCATAATTCGCAACACACATGCGAAAATATATGAATGTCCATGTTCACCATAATTTTCAAGCATATGGTCAAACATAAAATTAAGCACATTTGCAGCATATTTATGCTTTTCTTCGGGTAAGAATTTAAAAAATCCCTTTGATTTCCAATCAATATTATTTGTTTTAGTCATCACCCTCAGTAATTAACATTTCGTCGCCACTATGGTCTTCAATTATTTGCTTAATCTCTTCTTTTATCTCTTTCACCTCAGTTGGGTAAAGTGTAAATTCCTTTCGTGACGGATATTTTGAATTCTTGTTAAAGGTTTTAAAGAAGAATACGCCTTGAGATTCAGCCTTTTCAAATGTATTATACAGCTCATTCAATACGTTGGCATAACTATATGTTTCGCCTCTGTTAAACGCTATATATAGCTTATTATCAGCTGGAAAGTATGTTGTTTTCATAACATTTCCTGAATTGAAGACCGATTCGATGTATCCTATTGTACCATCCTCATTTAGTTTTTCTTTTCTATTAATCAGCATAAATATTTTTCTTGCAAAGGTATTAATATCTATAATGAAAAGCAAGTATTTATATTAAAAAAGTATGTCATTACCAAAAAGAATTATTATCGATACAAATCCGCCTATTATAGGAACTGATTACATGCATTATGGCTTGGATAGGATCGAGAAATTAATGAATGATACAAAGATCAATACTAAATATTTACCGAGAACCATACAGCTTGAGGATTTAGATACAGCTATATTCGATTTCGTTAACAGTGAAAAAATGAAACTTGTTATTGATGGTAAGATTGTACCAAGTTTTTATCTTGATAATGATAGATGGGGTGAATTTTCAAAGACATGGAAATTTTCAGATGGTGATAAAAATATAGCAACACCTTATATTACTGTGAGACGAACTGAAAAAGGCAAAGGCACACGATTAGGTGCTATTAAATATTTGATACCACAGTTAAAAAAATTCAGATTCTACGAAGTTCCTATAATGGATAATGGTGAATTAATTTATCTTTTATTTAAAACTCCTGAGCCTATTAATGTCGATCTAAAATTTGAAATATCACTATTCACTAAATATCGTGTAGATATTAATTTATTCGATGAACAAACATTGAAAGCATTTGCGTCAAGTCAAGCATTTGTTTTTGTTAAGAATCACCCAATGCCTTTGGTATTCGAAGACGTTGCTGAAAATAATCCTATTGAAAATATTGAAGGCGAAAGATTATTCGTGACAAAATACACCATAAATTTAATGGGTTTTATACAAGACGAGAAAGACTTCGAAATATCCAAATCAAAAAGACCACCAAAACTTGGTTTTAGTTTTTCTTAAACGTAATCAATATTCGTGTAATCAAATTTAGTACCAGCGGCATATACAGGTTTTATAACCTCAAAACCTTCCATGCTGCTGTTTACTTTATTAACAAAAGCATTTCCAGTCTCAACAATTTCTATAGCATTAGCTGGTTCTGTAAAATACCATCTTTTCGTATTTGAGTTAACAGATAGCTTAAAAAACATTTTATTAATTGTAACGGTATCACCATTATGTGATTCATTATAAAATGTAATTATTCGATTTCTTTTTGCATTATAGAACATAAGTCTACCGTAATATTCGGTAGTGTCGCTTTGCACTAAATAAGACGGAATAAATATAGAATTCAACTGATTCGTTCTATTTGATATCGTAAAAGCATTATCAACATGTATTTTTGATAGATATGATCGATATATTCTGCTCTGTTTTAAAACATTAGGGCTATCAAATACGTCAAATATGTAGAAACTGTTTAATAATTTCTGATCATACGAATCATACTCGGATAACGTAAAGTTTCCACTATCTATAAGCGATGTTGTATACGTGCTACCGCTATAATTATAATATTTGAAGTTGATGTTTGCGGTTACACCTGACTCATACATAATCCTCTTCACCTCGTTATCAACGATAGGATTTATAAACAATGGTTCAACTCTATCAACAATCTTATCGATATCGCCGTCAGACCCCACAGTATTCATATTATTAGATAATGGTATTTTGAATACAACATCGCTACCCACATATCTTACTACCTTTTTTATTTGCATGGCTTACCTATATCATTTATATCACTAACTGGAACATTATTTACACTCTGAAAATTAAATCCTATATTACTAAATAGGTTTGCCGTATTTAATACACCCTTATTTGCTTTAACATCCAAAATAATACTACTGAATATATATCTATTGCCATTCATGAATGGATTATTAAGCGTAACACTTGTTACAGGATTAATATAATTCTGCGGAAGTATATTTCTCCAAACAAAATTACCATCACCTAAATTATAAGCATGTTCAGGCATTGAGTTAATTAAATCATATGAAGTTGTTCCTGAATATACATCGAACGTGTTTCCTGATAATACGCCAAGTTCTATAGGTATTACAGGGTCATAACTCCAAGGTAATGGACTTGTTGGACTGCTGTTAATAGTATTTCCAGATATAATTACCTTCTGATATCCAACTTTAAATAATTCATCGCTAAGCATATTTATTCTAACAGGAATCATTGGAGAATAGTACCATGAGAAGTATTTAGTTGATCCTGTTTCAATATATGGTGTATTAATATAATTAATCTGTGTTGATACGCCCGATTGCGAAAATGTTGACATATCCATCGACATATAGTCGCTCATACTTGTAGAACCTGTTATAGGATTACCGTTTATATCCCAAGATAGTCCTTGCATTGTTTCGCCGACACCTACAAGATATTTAGCATAAATAAAAAGTTCTGTAACAGGTAAATTATTTCTTTCATAAAATTTACCGAAAGGCATTAGAGTATCTGGATTGATAGTAATTTCTAAATCATTTTCCTTGATATCTTTATTAATCACAAATGAGAATTTCTGATCGCCGTAAACATTCTTCGAAAATCCAGCATTATACACGTCGAAATCTTCTGGCTTAGCTATAACATCAAAATATCTGGTATATGTGCTTGCCGTAACACCTGAATAAGCGGAAGCCACTTTTGGTTTTAATAGGTAAAATTCAAATGAGTTTAAAAGGCTTTTTGTATCGCCAGTAACAGTTATAAAGTAGTCATCTCTACTGGCTGCACTTAAGTTGTTTTTTATACCGTTCAACATTGACATATATTCGATTGAGCCATATATTCGATAATTATTATTAGACTCTCTCTCAGAATTGAACACATCGGTGGAGCTAACGTTCTTATCGTACTCAGATTCTTCAACCGAATCAGATTTTCTGGTAAGTTCTATTCTAATATTGGTATCGGTATTAACCGAATCAATATTTTTAGCCTTATTTATTAATATTTTATATTTATTGTCCATAGTTTTATATTATGCCAATCTCTCTTAAAAGTCTAAAGCAATCTGAAACGCCAAGTCCCTTGAAGAAATAAGTACGAGGGTCAATGGATTGCGCTGGGTCTGAATTTATTTTACCACCTGTTTTCACTCCGCTCATGTTAACAGGACAATCATCAGAGCCATTTTTAAAAGATGAGAGTGATGTTAATCCAGAAACATCAAGATCAGTAAAGCCGTTTATAGTTCCACCTGTAGTATTATAAACCTCAACAAAATTAAGTAAATCTGCTTTATCTATATTTACAAATGATGTAAAATGTAAATCTGAACGTGCAAACCCTCGTGTATTTGTCTCACCAGCTGCTATTTCCTGATCATTATCCTCAAAAAAGAAAGGAGCTGTACAATCGGGAGTAAAATTCGTTGTTGATCTCATACTTCTTATATTACTGTAACCAGTATAACAATATCCAACCTGCGGAAAATGTAACGAAAAATTAAGCCAGTTACCGCCAAAATATTTATGTCCGCCATTGGTTATATTTGATGGAAAATTATATAAATGATTCTCTAAAGGTGTATCGCCAGAAGTGCTACCTGTTGTAACAGGATTAATCACTATCGAATCATCTGTTTGAATGATTCCAACATTATGTCTATAGTAAAAAGTACCGTTATTAACTTTATCAAGGTCTAAGTATCCATTATTCAAATCTCTACCCTGTGAATCATCCTGATCATTATACACCATACCATGAAATTTAGCAACGCTGTAATAAGTACCACCTGTAAAAACATAATCCTGTTTACGCCAAGCAGTTGTTCCACTTGATTCGCTACCATCAGGATTAAACTGTTTGAAAGAATTATTTTGTGCGGCTGATTGAGGTACTTTCAACTTATATCTGAACGATCTAAGTCTTGTCGCATGACCAATCTCATCATCGAGGTTTAACGGAGCAAATCTATCACTAATTTCAAATGTAGCAAAACCTCTAAATCTGGTGTAAATACCACCATTAAAGTTATTATCGACAACGGTTTCATTACCTAACTTATCTGTTATTACTTTACGTCGATTACAATTAACAATAAACGCAAATGAACCGTTCTTATAATATGATGAATATTCATTTTTATCTAAAACAGCCATATTTCGTGATGTTGCTCTGCCAGAAGTAATATCATCATCAGTGATATCCGAAGGATAATAGTATATTTTTTCTGTAACGATAGCATTTCTTTTTGATGCTATACCCACATTAAATAAGCCATCGTCGCCATTTATAGATCTTAAATTATATAACTCACGTATTAATCTATTATTCTCAGCCTCGTCAGCACCCCATGATGATAGTTCTCCATCAGTAAATATAGAGCCGAATAATGTGAATGTATTGGCAAGTATTGATCTTATTTTAAAATCCTGTCGAGTAATACCTATCTCATAATTTACTGTATCGCCCCAAAATGGAACAATGTCCACACCAACTTCTTGTGTTTCAATATTAGGCAAGTCATTTAGATCATTACTTTCCTTGATTCTTGTTCTATTATTATAGAATAGATTAGGAGAATAACCAAGGTTTATAACCATTGCAGCTGGCGTCATTGAGTATTTACCTATATCGGTAATATCTACGCTTAAATGTACGGTTTGCTGACCAATAGGTACGCCAAATATCATATAATCACCTGAATCGTTAGTAATGGCTGTATATTTATAGTACTTCTTATAAACGCCCATAAATGATTCACTTGTGATAACCTCCTCCTTAATTGGAAATGACCCAAATGGCTGCATAGGTGCTACGATGCCTGTAACTGGATTGCTTTTACCAACACGTGGCAATAAATTATATCGTTTCCCATCTATATTTTTCATTCGTGGATTAGTGTAAGGATATAAACCTTTAATCACACTATTTGTGGAATCTTCATCGGTTAAAGGAATAAAAACAGATATTTTTGCATTGGGGATACCCACGCTATCGTTACCATTTACTCTGCCGACTAAAATGCCATAATTTGAATTAAAATCCTGATATACATCACTCGTGGAAATGCTTAAACTAAGGACTTCTAACGATTTAACGTCTTGCTCTAATTTAAGCTTAATATATTTATCATCATTAGTTGTGCCTGAAACTATTACACTCGTTTTATTCATACTATTTATATATTCAATGATAAATACTCGTTTTTGTTTTTTATAAAAAAGCGACATCAATTCGCTAACAAATTTTTTTGTAATTCAATCTTTTAGCGTAATAAATAGTATTTATATATAAAATAATTAATAAAAATTAAACAATAAGATATGACTGAATTTATTTTTACCTCGCCTGGGGTCAAGTTTAAGGAACGTGATCTAACCTATGTTACTCGTAATGTTGGTGTTACAACGCTTGGACTTGTGGGCGAAACGTTAAAAGGCCCTGCATTCGAGCCATTTTACATCGAAGATAGACCTCAATTTTTAAATAAATTTGGAGGACAAGATACTTCTAAATATAGTAATGGAAACTTAAGATATCAATTACCATATGTTGCCAATTCATATTTACAGGAGTCTAATCAACTATGGGTTACCAGAGTATTAGGGTTGTCAGGATATGATGCTGGTGCTGCTTGGACAGTTGTCCTAAATGCTGGCGTTGACCCTTCAACAGTGTCAGGTACGACAGTTGTTAGTGGTACATCAGGATTCACTGATGGTACTTTTTATGGCGTAAATTTAACGTCTATAGGTCAGACAGGTAATACCTTCAATGGTTTTGGCTTAAATTTAGGAACATTTGCAGGTGATTATTATACTTTCGAAGTTACAGCCATTACAGGAAAAATAGGCACTGTCTCATTCGTAAAAACAACTTTGACAGGTGCGCCTTATGCTGATCATCAAAACATGGTATTAGCTGTTCTTAGAAGTAAGGCGGTTGTAATCGACGGCGTAAATGCACCATCAAGCACTATATTTGCTGTAACAGACATTAACATAACAACTAATAACACTAATGATTTATCTGGAGACTTATTTGGCGAATTCACAATAACAGCTACATTAGCAATTAATTCTGATCTACCAACTGGTGGAACAGCCACATATAATGTGTCTTTAAATCCTAATAGCAGTAATTTCATTTCAAATGTATTAGGCACAACGCCAACAGATAAACAGACACATATTTGGGTAGAATCTGTATATCCAGACCTTATCAAGACTTTAGATGTTGATGGTATTGATTTTACATCAGATACAAATTTATCTGGCGTATCTCCATATGCTTTTGGGGTATCTGATATCGTTACAAAACATACAAACGATATCTTTACGAATCGTAAAACAATGTTTAAAACACCTGAATCACCTTGGGTAGTATCTCAATTAAAAGGTAATATTGTTGATAGATTGTTTAGATTTATCTCAATTTCTGACGGTGACTCTGCTAATCAAGAAATTAAAGTTAGTATTGTAAATATTAACCCAGAATCTCTTGAATTTGATGTATTGATTAGATCATTCTATGACACAGATGCGAATCCAAATGTACTTGAATCATTTTCAAGGTGTTCACTGATCCAAACAAAAACCAATTATATTGGTAAGAGAATCGGGACTATTGATGAGAATTACGATCTTATGAGCAGCTATGTTATGATTGAATTAGCTGATAGCATTACTCCTGAATCATTTCCAGCTGGATTTGAAGGTTATATGTTCAATACTTATAATAATGGTATCATATCACCAAAAATTCACTACAAATCAAACTACACATACACTGATAAGGTTGCTAAAACTTATTTAGGAATATCTAACACAGCTTATAGTACAACAAGTACCGCAGGTTCGGGTATTAATCAGAATATGTTTAATTTTAACGGATGGAAGAGTGGCGAAAGCAATCCTACTGGTTTTACAAAAACTAAGGGTTTCCACATGGACGTAGATGCTGCAAGTGTATTAACAAATACCCTTGAACCTGTTGAATTTGAAGTTGGCGTAAGCAGCTTTAAAACAGTATTTGATGTTTTCAGTCAATCAAATGCATACTACTCTATAAAAACAAGAAAATTTACATTTGCACTTTCTGGTGGATTTGATGGATGGGATATTAACAGAACTTTCCGCACCAATACAGACCTTTACAACAAGTCTGCTTTATATGATGGCGTAGATGATGGAATTACACCGTCAAATGACTATCAGGCATGGGAAACTGCTATAAATACATATTCAAACCCTGAGAAGGTAACGATAAACATATTTGCAACACCTGCAATCAACTGGTCAGATAATACAACATTGGTTACAAAAACCATTGAAATGATCGAAGAACAGAGAACAGATAGCTTATATATTATCGATGCACCAAACATTGATATATCAATGGCAATCGGCGATAATAATAATACAGATGTTGTAGCATCGAATGATATTGTTGATCTTTTGGATAGTACAGGTATTGATAGTAGCTACGCATGCACATATTTCCCATATGTTCAGGTTAAAGATACTCAGAATAATGTAAATGTGTATCTTCCACCTACAGGTGAGGTTGTTAAAGCAATCGCTTATACTGATACAAAAAAAGCACCTTGGTTTGCACCAGCTGGTTTAGAACGTGGTGTTACCGATGCGAGAAGATCGAAATATAAACTAAGTCAAGATGCTCGTGATATTCTCGGCAAAGGTAGAATCAATCCTATGGTAGATTTCACAAACACTGGCACAGCTATTTTTGGTCAGAAAACATTACAGATTAGAGAAAGTGCTCTTGATAGAATAAACGTTAGAAGATTATTACTTCAGGTTAAAGTATTAATTTCAAACATTGCCATGAGACTTATATTTGATCAAAACGATCAAGCCACTATCGATCAATTCAAATTAAAAACAAATCCGATTTTGGATGGTATAAAAAGAGAAAGAGGTTTGTTAGAATTTAAGGTTGTAATGGATGAAACTTTAAACACTCCTGAGTCTTTAGATAGAAATGAGTTATATGGTGAGATTTATTTAAAACCTACTCGTTCACTTGAAAAGATCGGAATCGGTTTCACGATTGCAGCATCTGGCGCATCGTTTTCAGAGATTTAAACAAAAATTGAGCTTATGAATATTTTATAAGCTCAATTTTTAAAAAAATAAGTATTTATATAAAAATTGATAACATGGCAGATTTAATTAGGGGGATTCCTTTAGCATATGAACCAAAACGCATAAACAGATTCTATGTACGTTTTCCAGACGAATTAGGAATTGAAGTATGGTCTATTCAGAAAGCAAAAAGACCAGCATTGAACATAAATAAAACAGAGGTCAAGTTTATGAATGAGACAAATTATGTCGCAGGTGCATATGCTTGGCAAGAGATTGACCTTACATTCCTTGATGTAATCGGGCCATCGACTTCACAGCAACTTATGGAATGGACTCGTCTTCATGTAGAGTCATTAACTGGACGTATGGGTTATGCTGCTGGATATAAAAAAGACCTTTTAGTGTTCGCTCTCGACCCAACAGGTGTTGAGGTTGAAAAATGGTTGTTAGAGCAGTGCCAGATCGTATCCATTGACTTCGGAGAAAACAGTTATGATGATGACGGTCTTGCTACAGTGAATGTAAAAATTCAACCTTGGAGATGCATACTTAACGTATAACAGACTAAACAAACAAAAAAATCGTATATTATTTATACGATTTTTTTTTGTTTTAATTTGTTACGATATTTTTCTGTAGAAGTTTTTCTAATTCAAATTTCTCAATATCCGTTAATAAGGGTTCAGCTAACGGCGGAGTATTTGAGTAACCATGTCTATGTGTTAATAATGCCTTTTTAAACATTTCAAAAATTTGTAGAATAACATCACCTCTACCTATCGGGTGACCATTTTCAAATATATTAATCCTATCCTGTGCCGTAAGTCTCGATGGCTTAAAATTAGGATTTCCATCGTGAGATAATAAAGCAATTTTATCCGACATTAAAATTGAACTACTATAATAATCTGTACTATTAATTTTTGGCTCAAATGTCATTAT